CAGATATGGTGGATGCGTTCGTGGCAACATCGGTTTGATAAGAAGTTTTATCCACTTTATCAGATAGTGCAGACTCCAACCCAGAAACACTTTTTACAGATAACACAGTAGGTACGAAAATACCATTACTCATTATATATATATATTATATAATGAATATATGTTTTAAAATAACTAAATTGACATATCATCATTATCATGTGGATCTGTATAATATTTCAATGGTAGTGTAAACAATCACCTTTTTTTCCAACGCTTGAACCCGTAATAGTAATTTATCGTATTGTGTTTGAAGCATGGATGTTTTTGTTTTTTCTTCGTTTAGACGTTTATCAAGTTAAAATATATACAAAACCATATTATTTTATCAGTTACCGATGCTACTACTTGGTCTGTATTTAATATATATTTATAAATAGGCATATAAATATATATTTATATTTATGTTTACATATGCTTTGTGGTATAAATAATGACCCTTATATAAAAATATATGAAAATGCTTTATCAAATGAATTATGCGATAGTATTATAAAAATATTTGAAGAAAATCAGGAAGACCATATAGATGGTGTTACCGGCGGCGGTTTAAATAAAAATTCAAAGGTTACAAGAGAAATGTATTTTAATAGAGAACCTTTGAATATGTATGATGAATCGTTATACAAAAATTTAAATCATTATTTAAAAAAATATTCAATGGAAAATAATATTGAGATTATGATGAGTAACAATATAGATGACACTGGATATCAACTTCAAAAATATATAGCAAAAGAGGGATTTTATAAATGGCATGAAGATTCAGCTTTTGAAAAAAAGAAATGATAAATTATCCCATAGAATTATTACCTATTTATGGTATTTGAATGATGTGGAAGAGGGTGGAGAAACGTTATTTCATAATTTTAAAATAAAACCAAAAACAGGTTCATTATTATTATTTCCTGCTACATGGACATATAAACATAGCGGTGCGATGCCTATAAGTAATGACAAGTATATTATAACCGGTTGGGTTTGGATTAACGAAAACGAATAATATATGCTAGTAAACTGGTGGAGCGTTTTCCAAAGCATCTATGCGTTTCATTAACAACTGAATGGTTTCTTTTAATGATTGATTGCTTTCTTCTAATGTTGCGACTCGTTCTTTTAAGTTGTCCGGTTCTATCTTAACAAAGGATTCCATGTTTTTTAAATGCTTACTTGTCTCCATGTGGAGGGAAAATTTAGTTTTAATATGAGTTTTAAACATACAACATTCACAATTGTATTCAGGCATTATATATATACATAATATAAAATATCCGTTTATATCCTTTTTGTATATATATCCTAAAAATATCCTAAAAGAATAAATGGATAGCCTACGTTTATTTTCTATAGTTAATATAATGAATAGTCATTCTATTAACCATCTGGCAAGGTTTAAAAACTTTTGGCGAAATACGGACACTATGAGATGGTAGGTAATATATATATCTTTCGGTGTAAAGGGGTAAATCAGTGTATCTTTTCTTATAGATGCTTGGGAACTTCGCTAATATATTGATTGGTTACTGATTGTTGGTCTACATAATCGATTTTTAACATAATATCTAATCTATCGTCCACATCTAATACAATCTCCGTACCATCTTCTTGGTCTTCCAATACAAATTTTGCTCGTTTAAGATTATCATTGCTAAATAACTGTATTTGGTCGGCGTGGATAAGTTCAAATACTTTATTTTCTGTTGTTCCCGACGAAGTAATGTTATTTGTGCCTTGTGACAACATAGCGATCACTGGGATACTATTGGAAGACGAAACGTAGTTCATTACTGGTAAATCGATTTTAAGTCTCACAGCATAAAAGAGCGGAACATCATCAAAGACTAATTTAACGGAAGACACGCTTATATAGCATTCACGAGAAGATTGCGACAAGGTCGGTAGGTTTTCCCACACACTTAAATTGCGTTGAGCATTTTCTAAAAACAAGTATTTTGACGGCATATACTATACGACATTATTTTTTATTTATTTGAAGTATAATTTGGTGTCTGCACTTGATATTTTAAGTATCCTAAAGAACGATTTCGCTGTTTTGTATATACGGGTTTTACGATTTATGTCGCTATATTTAATAAGCCCTTTGGTGTCAGTCATTACGGAACTAACACTATCATACAACCATATACAGTTTAATTGCTTACATTCTTGATCATTAAAGATTAATAATATATACATAGTATCGGTACATATTATTTTATTCGGGTTTTTCGGGAAACGGCATCTCGGGCGTCCACACACTCGGGAAGTCACGGAGTTCTTGGCGGTATAGTATCCATTTGTCTCGTTGCGGGTAGTCTGAAACAACCCTAAAATCACTGTCTTGTAATAGTCGGTTACGCTCTTCACGCATATTTTCTTTAAAATAATCTTCTTTTATTACTTCCCAATATTCTTTGAGTTCTTCGTCGCTTGGTTTCGGTATATCTTTTTCCAACCATTCTAAAGTATCATACGTATCTTTTATAAAAAATTGTTTATTTGGATATTTCATCGTGAGTGTGATAAAGTAATCCATTATATATACATTAGAAATTAAAATGGAACCATTTCCATTATTACGGTCAAGAAGTCATTAACATCGTGTTTTAGTGTCGTGGTATTACGAGTTAATAATAAAGAATAAGTCCCAGCAGGAACATTTGTCACATAATTAGACTGACTAAATGAGAGATGGAAACTTAACGAGTTGAAGTATTGACGATCGCTTCCAATCTTTATATTTGAACCTCCCGCATTTGGAACAGCATATAATTGAAATATACCAACACCTGTAGAATTTCTCATAAAACCCGAATTATAAAAATCAAGAATAAAATTACCTGTAATCACTACATTCGTCGCAACCGTTACTTGTGTTGCTCCACTACTATTAGGAAACCTATTAGTTAAATTAAAAGCGGGTTTTAGAACCTTCCAGTTTGGACTGTCAATATTCCCGCCGAATTGGGCTAAGTTTGTATCTGTATGTAATACAAGTGGCCACTCTCCATTGACTTTACTCCAAGATTCGCTATTCGTCACGCCACTAAGAAAATACATTCTGTCATCGTTCATATGTATCATTCCCGATCTACCGTTTGTATCTTTTAAATACAAAGTTGGACTGGTATTGTTGATAATGATTCTATCGGTAGACGTTATTTTGTCGTTGGTTAAAGTGGTTATGTCTCCTGTGACAACGTCTATAGTGTCAAAGGTACTCACACCAGATACATTAAGCGTCCCTGTAGTGCTTATATCCCCTGTAGCTCCTACACTAAAGGCATTCCCTTTTAATGCCTTCGTAAATGTTAAATCTTTATTCAAGTCCAACGTTCCATTAATAATAGTGTTCCCTGTATTGTCTACTGACATTCCAGTTGGACCAACGTTGAGTGAACCAATTGTTGCATTCTGATTCACTGTTATGTTGTCTGCATCAAACTCCTGAAAAAACGATGTTGAAGTTGTTGTAGTATTTGTTTCCAAAACAGTTAACGTCCCGTCTATAGTAACATTGCCTCCATAATACCAGTTACCATTATCATCTATGTTGTTATATTTACTTTTAAAAACATTATCACTTGTCGGTTTTCTCGCAGTTAATGATGTAGTATATATCGTATTAGTATTTCCTATCGCTACAAATTTTCCTTGGTCATTTGACCAAATACACGACCTAAAATGGGGTGACCCAGCATACGAAAAAGGTACCCAGTTAATTCCATCCACGGAATACAAGGTATACACCGCATCGCCACCAGATACAGCTAAAAAACATCCTAGATTACTCCATGCAACACTATTCAATTTCTGCATAGATCCATTAATAGTTTGCTTATTCCAATCAATTCCATCCGTAGACGTTGCTAGAACAGCTAGATTATTTGAGTTGTACCCTGCTGCTACAAAAAGTTGTAGTTCATCAGAATAAACTATATCGTTCCATAAATCGGGTTCATCACCTAGAATAGTGTTCCCCGACCATGCCGAAGTACCTGCAATATCGCTTTGGGAGTCTAATGTTATATAATAATGTCCAGTATATGGTGTAGTAGGACCTGTATAATCAATTAATGCATGTACAGTGTTCGTTGCGCCAAACCAATACAGTCTAGAGGCATAATCCGATTGGGAATTTGTTTGCTGAAATTTGTTTGTAACAGTACTAGGAATTGAATCTGAAAGATAAGCACCAAATAATGTCCATGTGACCGTTTTTATATTATTAACTGTACTAGTACTAAAGTCTGATTTCGTTACATAATACGTATTCCCAGTACTAGTAATCGCTATGTAATATTCCCCGGTATATACGATTGAATTTATGGAAGCCAATGCTGTGAGTGTGCCTGATAAATTATGTATACAGGCAATGTTCGTCCATGTACTAGTATCAGGGTTGTAACTATATAATTGTATTTTTGATATATCACTGGAACCCGATATCCCAAGATTTGATGTATTACTGGCTATAAGATATTGTGTTCCATCCCAAATAACATCATTTAACTGTGCAAGTGGAGATGGATTTAGATAAGACCATGAAACTCCATCGCTAGATTGAATAACTGTATTTGCGGTACTATCAATTATAGATGTAAGATTGTCTGTTCTATTATCTGATGCATCGTCACGTATCGCAATGAAGTTGCTATTTCCACTTATTACCTTTTTCCAATTGTACACTGGCGATGTACCTGTACCAGAAATGGTTCGTGCAACAAGAGAAGTTGTCGCTTTAATTGCGTATTGTGTATCATCTTGTGAAGATCCATCTGCTCCGGTTGCTCCATCTGCTCCGGTTGCTCCATCTGCTCCTTGCGCTCCGGTTGCTCCGGTTGCTCCATCTGCTCCTTGCGCTCCGGTTGCTCCTAGCGCTCCGGTTGCTCCTAGCGCTCCGGTTGCTCCTAGCGCTCCGGTTGCTCCTTGCGCTCCGGTTGCTCCTTGCGCTCCTTGCGGTCCGGTTGCTCCATCTGCTCCATCTGCTCCTTGCGGTCCGGTTACACCTCCTCCGCCTCCTCCTGGTGGCCCTTGTGGTCCTTGTGGTCCTGTTGGTCCTGATGACCCTGTTCCATTGGCATCAAACGGTTTACCTTGAACAGTAAGTTTATCTGTTACAACACTTGCACTTGTAACGCTTCCTTTTGCTTTAATATTTCCAGTAGACGTTATATTATTGAAGAATACATCATTGTATACACTTGGTCTATATCTGGACATATAATATAAGATTATATTATATTATCTTTCTTAATATTTCACGAACATTTAAGTATATTAACAGGTACATTCATTGTGTTGTTATTTGCAAATAATGGTTGACGTTTCCAATTGGTCAAAGGAACTCTAGTATCGTAATATAGTTGCTCGTTATTATTACTAAATGGAACGTTGCTTGCGCTCGGAGGAGTAAATATTTCCCCTTGATCAAACACATTTATCATATATATGCCGTTATACTTCACACATTGATTGGAAGGTTTATCGGGTGTATATGCTCCGTAATTGAATAACAGTTGTTGAATAGGTGTAACCATATTTTGTTTTGGTTGTCCGATAGGGTTTTTGGAAAGATACGATATTTTTTGTTTTTTTGTCCACTGTAATGAATTCTGTTTATATTGTAATACTTCTGCTTTACGTCTCATGTCCAACTCATCTCTAGTATATCTGCTAGTATCCATACATGGAATGGTAGCCCTACTCCATGTATTTGGTGGTTCAGGACCACCCCGAGTCCAACATTGTTTACAATTCATTATATAATACTATAATAAATTGTAATGAGGAAACATTAAGGATTGTATGTATCAGTATTCCCTGCAAAAAACCATCTGGATGAGAGGTATCTAGGTTTCGCATCTAAAGAATTGTTGCCACTAAGTACGTTGAGACATGGTCCTTTATCAATAATAGATTGAATTTGATTGGTGCCAATCGCAGAATTAAAGTATCTCAAACAGGAAGTATATCCAGAAAAGCCACCATTCATAGATACATAGACATCTCCATAGTTTTGTCTTGGAAGACTTGTGAGAAGATGTCTGCGCACTAATCGTCCATTGATATAGACGTCTAACTTATGTTGTTCATCTACTCGTATGATTACATTAAGCCATTTGTGTAATGGTATATCTTTAATAACTACTTCTTCATTAATCTTTTCAAAGGTGTTCATCACTACTACTAAATCATTTGTAGAAGGAGCGATATATAACCCAGGTGCGTTATTGGGTTGATTCATGCCTATAGGTGTCTCTGTAACGTTTATATTATCGTTGCCTTTGTGAAAAATATGTTTATATTCGTTTTCTCTGTATTGTAAATCTGATATGTTAATCCACACAGACCATGTAAACACCATACCTTCGTTTTCATTTTGTGATCTGAGAATAGGAATAGCTCCTTTTAAAGAAGGATCTTGAGGGATTCGTATAAACTGTTTGGCATCCACCATCCCGTTCATCAATGTTGGATTTTCACTAGGTGTGAACATATAAGACATGATGGAAGTTCCTAACCGTAATGCCATAACAAATAAAATTAATATTAATAATAGGAAAGCAAATTTAGCAACGATGCTATTGGATTCTAAGAACTCATTTGTTCCAGACAAATATTTATTGGAAGAAAACCTACTAAATGCGTTTGTGTTACTCGCATTAAAATTCATAACTATATACTATTGTAAGATAAATTGTATGTAGTTAAGTTAATTATATTTTAAAACTTGCTTGCTCTTGATTATCTTCTAAAAAACTTACTTTTAGTTTATATTTGTTAAATAATCCTCCTAGAGCACTTCCACCATACCCAGATTTATAAATATTGTAGGCTTGCTGTGGATTTGTAGCGTTATCCCAATATTCATATTTAGACGTCCACCCGCTAAATCCTCCACCAGGGGTAACGGATATATTGGCCTCAGGGTTAACCTTCGCTACACCAGGCAATACACAGGTGCGAACCAGTTTTCCATCTATGTACATATCTAGAGTGCGTCCATATAAACTAATGATAAGATTTACCCATGTTTGTAATGGGAAATTAGGAATAGTGCATTTATGTACAATAGAAGTACTTGAAATGGTACCGTCATCGGTTTGATTCTGTGGATAACAAGATACGGAAACAGTAATATTGTTTTCAACTGCTCCTAATACAATACCAGGACTAGGGTTTCCATCTTGATCTACTCTTTGAAGAAGTGTCTTTTCTTCTCCAAATCTATAGTTCCAATCTTCCACATAAAACCACGTAGAATATGTATAATTGCTTGTGTTGTTGTTGTATGGAAGACTGTTTGCAAGAACGGTTTGGGTTTCGTCTCCATTATGTATTCTGGTTAAAGTATTAGATTTTTTAAAAAACACGTTAATAATAATATATAACAACACTAAAAACACTAGAATATACAATACAGTTTTTACAATAGTCATTATTATATAATACAAATAGAAATTATCTAAAGAATTGGTTGAGGTAATCCCTTCAATGTTTTATATGCCAATTGTATGTGTTTTTCTTGAAGAATATCCTTGTAAAAAACGACATTACATATTCCTCCTTCAATACCACGTTCTGCGCCTACATTTATGTTTTCCATAGTAATGTATGGAGCAACGTTAGGCTTTGACCCTACTAGAATTCCATTTAAAAATACATCCATTGTTGCACCATCATAATTGATAACAATATTGTTCCATGTTTGATAGTGGACTTCGTCTGTTTCATATATCGTAATTTCTTCGTCTCCTTTCAAATTACAATTTACACGTAGTTTGGGTGTGGGGAATGCTCCTCCATAAAACTCCACCGCTGGTTTTCTTGCAAACTCAAATATGTTTGTCCAAGTATTATAAGACGCTCTAGTATTCGGTGGTTGCGGGTTGATCCAAAACCACGCTGACAAAGCATACTTATATGCTTTATGTGATTCATTTTTATGTAACACTTCATAACTTCCTAATTGTGTTTGTTTATCTAAATAGACTGGATATCTCAACAAAAGAGTACCATTTTGATTAATCATAAACGTCATTATTTTGGGCGATAACAACGCCAGCGTAATTAAAAGAACTTCCGCTGCAAGGAGTAATAATACTGTATTTGTAGTAATATTATATTGGTATTTAAACCACTCCACAAGATCAATCATAGCACAAGGAATATACATGATAAAAGCCGAAATTAGCGACAGAAAGGTTTTTTGTTGAGTTGGATTAATTTTCGCATTATTTACAATCGGAGCGAGTATTGCGTATAACAATGCAATGGCTCCAAATAGTATAAATCCATTAATTATAATAGAAAATATGTCTCCTATGCTGGGAATAGAGGTTAATAACCATATAAATAGGTAAATACCTGCTACACTTAGACATACTGTCAACAATGTAAATACAACTTTTATAAATACATCCCATAGCTCTACTGATACTGTAATACCTGTATCTGACAACATTTTTTTATTTTGTACAAATACATAGGTCAATACTTGAAAAAAACCAAACATAACAACAAATATATTTGCCAATGCTGGATTTTTCTCAGAAATCCCTAAGGGAGACCATTTATATACGATTACTATTAATATTATCATTTCAATAATGGATGCCAAAATATAATATTTTGGATTTGTTATGATTACTGCCATACCGTCGTGATAATATTCTTTTACTTTAGATAACATATATTATATTATCATAAGAAATATATATTATAAATTTTCTAGAGATGTTTTCTCACCATGACAATCCCTACAAAGAGCTACTAGGTTATCAATGTTATTGGATCCTCCGTGTTCTAACCGAACCGTATGATCTACTTCAAACCATGCAGGCAACGTTTTCTTACATTTCCCACAGCACCACCCTTGTTGTGATGCAACATATTTTTTTTTAGTTTCACTAACACATCTTTTGTTGGTACTTCCACCTGATTGTGAAATTTTCGTAACATAATGGGATTGGTCGTGATTACTCGTGGGAGACGACATTTGTAGAAATGGAGTTAGGACGTCTGTAGTTTGTTTATCTATAGGTAAATATTTTATCACTCCGCTTGCAGAAGAGAGTAAGGTGCGTGTATCGGATGGATGCTTTTTGAAAAATAAGTATGCAGACAATCCAGCAAAAGCAATGCCAGCCATTTGGTAATATTTTGTCCATGATTTAAGTATGGTAATGTATTTTCCATCGTAATAAGTATTGGCTACAAAGAATCCGGTTATGATTAACACCACCAATTCAGCTTTCATGTTATGTTATACTATAACAAGAAAGTTTTGCTTATGTATCCTAATTTTATTGTCATTGATCATTTTATCTTACGACACCGTTTTGTTTTTGAAATAATACGGTACCCTCGTGGACACCGTTTTCTACCAGCAGGCAAAGACATTTCTCTCATAGAAGATTGTCCGCTCTTCACAGAAGACCTTGTACTTGGGGTGGAACGTTTACTCATAGAAGATTGTCCGCTCTTCACAGAAGACCTTGTACTTGGCGTAGGAGTTCTATGCTTTAAGGTAGGTTTAGGTACGCCACATACGATGGATAAATGTGTCAGATCTTTTATCAATTCATCCAACGGTATTCTATCGGCAGCATAAGTATCGCTGAAACAATATTTAAATAAAATATCGGATATATGGACATTTAATGGTAAAGAACGAAATTTCCCAACATCATTAAAAGAAACACAAAAATCCAAATAAGACATTAAAAATCCCCATATATCTACATTATATTTATATACTTCATTAAAATATTTATCCATATCAAAACGTCTACTTTGCGATATACCGTTTGGAGCAACTTCTAAATAACGATCAAGCACTTTGGCAATATAATCAATAAGATAGTTGTATCCTGTCGTTCCATTATTAAAACAATCGTCGTCTACAGACCATTTTCTCCGAAAAGATCTATTATTGCTATCATAATTTGCACCAGAAAGTGTTCCTATTCTTCCTAATGCCATAGATATAAAACCCGTATGACCTTCACCGATGCGTCCAGCAGAATGTTCCAATAACATAGAAGCAATCGTTTTTAAAATTGATTTAGGTACATTTTTTTTGTTTTCTTGTGGATAAGTTTCTGTAATATATTTCGTTATTTGTGTATTAGTTATTAACGTAAACAGAATATTTGAAAACGGAGAATTAAACATCAATGGGCGATTTTTCACTTCAGGTATGACAGTCAGTGTTGAATCTATTACTCCTGCTAACCCCCAATCAATAACGGTTATGTTAGGCATTTTATTTTTATTTTCTGGAGAATCCCATCCTGTATTTACCAACATATTATCACCTTTCAGATCTAAATGTAGTAATCCACGTGCGTTCATAGGAACTATTGCATTTTCTAACGTATCAATCAATCCCCAGTTTAGTAAACCGAACGTTTTTATAGCATAATTTATAGCACTTGAAGAGGTTGTATTGTCAATTAAAGTAGCAATATGTTTCATTTCGCTACTTATGCTTACTCCTCCATCAGGAATATTAATGGCACTCATTTTAGAAAGAGAACTTGGGTTATTGACATTGCTAGCAGTGATTCCTAATTTATCATTCATCAAATCACATTTTGTATTGAATCCATTTTTGTCTTCTGTAGACAAGGGCCCAAAGTTAGCACATTCAAATATGTCGTCTAATAAAAAATAATCTCTGTAATTAGGAATTTTTTTTACTATAGGCAATATTTTTACGTTTTCTTTCATTTCCTCTTTGGCGTTTTTTTTAGTCAAGAGCTTTGTAATGTATGGTCTACTCTGCAATTTAGCATCAAGGATTGGGTCTTGACACTTTATAGGTGGTCTAAACACACACCCAAATCCTCCAGCCGCAATCACTTGTCCTGCATCTTCTTTGTTTTTGGTTCTCCTATGTGAACGCAACTTTCTTCTACATATTGTTCTTTTCATATATATAAGGTCATATATATAATTTTTGTATAAATATATTACCAATGCTATAATACCTAAAATCAATATACGGGTAGTAATTTATCTATTCCTATGCGTTTATTATGTTGTTTAGCATTACGTATTTTCCGTTTATAGCGCATTATATATAATACCACATTTATTTCTTGTATAAGTATATTGTCAAACATATGATTAGAAGTATGATTATACAAAATGCTATTTTTTCTCTTCTTAGTCTCTCTTGATTATCTTTTACTTCTTTTGGTTTATAATGATCATAGTATTCTGATAGAGCCTCTTCTAAGGTCAATGTAGGCAAATGTAATGCAGTATTGATCTTATTGTGTATAAAATGTGTCCACCGGACAAGAGATTGTCGTGAATCTAAATAAGGTGTTACTGGATATTTATCTAAAAACTTACAAAAATTATTCCCTATTTCTTCAATAGGTAAAAAAAGTGGTAAATTTTGATAAAAATCATAATATTTTTTTTTGACAACTTCGGTTGGGGTTTCAGGATAAGTTAAAGCTATGGTATGTAATACAAACCAGTAATGTGGACCCCAGATTTTAGGATCTAGTGTCATTAGAAATAAAATATATAATAATTGGATTATATAACCACATAATTATGAATTATAAAGTGATTTCAATTTGGTTATTATTGATATATGTAATGTTATATTGGATAGAAATATATGAACCCGTAGATACTAGTCTAGTTACTCGTAAGCTAGATAGAGATGGGTTTTGTTGTTTATTTAATGACGAATATGTGAAAACACAAGATATACCTTGCTTAACACTACAACGTGATCTTTTAGATAAACTTCCTACTGGGTATACTTTTATTGATTACGTTTACACGATTGAGAACAACACCGCCTTGTCTACATTTCACAGAGATGTCACTTCTTCAAAAGAAATATATTAAACACAATATCCAGTATACACTGCTATATTATATCTCTACGACGGTGAATTGTTATCTGTATGCCCTGGGTCTAACCAATCATATCCGTTTGTACAATCTAATATTGTAAATATATATGGAAAATCGGGGAAAGTATTTTTATTTGATTGCGAATTGTTACATGCAGGAATGATCAACCAATGTAAAAAAAGAAAGGTGATACAATACAAACTATTTCATAAAGAGGATTTACACTTACTAACACATTTAAAACATACCAGAGCGTATAAAAAGGATATGTGCAAACCAAGTATTAAACAATATATAACAAGAAAAATGTCTTATTATTTTCAACTGCCGGTGAATACATATTTATACCCACTGATGATAAGAAAAGAAAATAAAAATAGTATTATTGGGAAGATAAAATCTTTCATTCCACTTCAATATTATAATAATGTATGAAATGTAAATTCTAGTTAAAATAGGCATTAAACAAGTGCCTAGACATATGTCTACATGTACACGAACATGTGTCGTCATGGATGTAATATGGGGTTTGTTCTGGTTTTGGATTGAATTGTTGGTGTCTAATATCTGGTTTGTAATACGAGTGTCGTGTACAACACCGACATTTTTTATAGTAATGGAATATGTACAATATGTCCCTTTTAGTAAAATGTTTTTTTATAAATAATGTCATAGATCCTCCTTCTTGATAATTCTCATTCCAATAAGCATTTATACGATTGTCTATGATATGATGATTTGAACCAATGCTTGTACATATGTCTCTCATATACACTCTGTGGGTTGGATATCCAAAGGAATATATATCCCGAATGATATCATCGTTTAAATCGCTTAGTTTTAATTCTGTGCTCATGATTATACAATTGATATACTTATATAATACTGTATTTCATTTTTTTTGAATAAGTTATAAAAGATATAAATACACTAAAAGAATGTATGACAATGTTGAGAAGTTTTAATTTTTGTAATAATTGTGGTGAAAACGGACATATGTATAATCAATGTAAAAAACCGATAACGAGCATAGGAATAATTGTATATAAAACGGATCCGCTTACAAAGAATAATAAATACCTTTTGATTCGTAGAAAAGATACATTTGGCTTTATAGATTTTATGCGAGGTAAATACAATTTACAAGACAAGGTATATATTCAAAATCTAGTAAATGTTATGACAACCGAAGAGAAAAAACGAATAACTACACTAGACTTTGATACTTTGTGGAGACAATTATGGGGAGAACACGTAGGAATTCAATATAGGGGGGGAGAAAAAATATCAAGAGAAAAATTTATAAAATTAAATGCTGGTGTTACTGATATGGATTACATATTTACATTAAAAAGTATTGTCAAACAATCTAACACTAACTGGAACGAACCTGAATGGGGATTTCCAAAAGGGAGAAGAAATTATCAAGAAAAAGATATACCATGTGCAATTAGAGAGTTTACCGAAGAAACTGGTTATAAAACCACTGATATCCATATCATTCAAAATATATTGCCATTTGAAGAAGTGTTTACGGGATCAAATTTAAAATCATATAAACATTGTTATTATATAGCAAAAATGTCTTTAGATCCAGAAGAAGAGCCAACTTTTCAATCTACCGAGGTAAGCGATATGAAGTGGTTTACCTATGAAGAGGCTATGAGCAAAATAAGAGATTATAATTTAGAGAAATTAGATATATTAACAAGAGTTAATAATATGTTAAGAGATTATAGAATATGTCCATAGTGTATATATGACAACCAATAATTCTGATATAAAACAAAATACTCAAGAAGAGACATATGAAATACCATTACCCGAAGGGAAAAAACGATGTCCAAGAGGTTATGTAAAGGATACAAACACAAATAAATGTCGTAAAAAAAACATAACAAAAAAACGTAAATTAGTTTTAAAGAGACCCACTAGTCCAATCATAGATGATACATATTCTTATTTATATCCAGTCTACGACGATCCTAACTTTACCGAAAAAATAACACAACGGAAAGAATTTTATGACACACGTTATGAAAAACCTTCTGCAAGTGAAGATATTCAAGAGGTATCAGATAGACTGTGTAACGCTGAATTTGAATTGGCGCCACATCAAATGTTTGTTAGAAATTTTTTATCTTTTCAGACACCATATAACGGATTGTTATTATATCATGGTTTAGGCAGTGGAAAAACCTGTACTGCTATTAGTGTTTCAGAAGAAATGAGAATGTACTTGAAACAAATGGGTATAACACAAAGAATTATTATTGTAGCTTCCCCCAATGTTCAAGAAAATTTTTATTTACAATTATTTGATGAACGTAAATTACAATTAACAGATGGATTATGGAATTTAAAAGCATGTACCGGCAATAATTTTATAAATGAAATCAATCCTATGAATATGAAAGGTATGTCTAGAGAAACGGTTATCAACCAAGTCAAACGTATAATCAATACAGCATATGTATTTATGGGATATATAGAATTTGCGAATTATATTAATAAAAAAACAAGCGTCTCTAGCGATCTATCTAGTAGTCAACAAGAAAAACTAATAAAACAAAAATCCAATAAAATCTTTAAAAATCGTTTGATAATCATAGATGAGGTTCATAATATTCGCATGACTGACGACAACAAAGATAAACGTGTTGCTGTAGAACTTATGAAATTAGTTAAAAATGTACCACATATGCGTCTTCTTCTATTATCTGCCACGCCAATGTACAACAGTTATAAAGAAATTGTGTGGTTATTGAACATATTACATGCAAACGACAACCGTCCCTCTTTTAATTTCAAAGACGTTTTTGAATCGGATGGATCGTTTAAAGTAGATGCTGACGGAGAAGAAGTTGGTAAAGAATTGTTGATGAGAAAGGCAACAGGATATGTATCATTTGTTAGAGGCGAAAATCCATATACATTCCCATTTAGAATATGGCCATCCGATTTTGCTCCGACACAAACAATCACCAGCAGACAAGTGCCTACAGTTCAAATGAACGGAACTGCTATTATCAAACCCATTGAAATGTTGGAATTGTATGTAAGTACAATAGGAGAAACGCAACAAAAAGGATATGATATAATCATAGAAAATCTTAAAAAGGAGGTTACAGACAATTTTCCGTCATTTGAAAACATGGAAGGCTTTGGATATACCGTTTTGCAACGTCCGTTAGAAGCCTTAAATATTATTTATCCTGATTCTAGAATAGAATCAGGAACCGTTAGTTCCAAAGAATTGGTGGGGAAAAGTGGACTATCTCGCATAATGAAATTCAGAGAGACCACCACACCATTGTTTAGAGGTGATTTTGAATATAAATCTACAAAATATGGTAATATGTTTTCGTCCGACGAGATAGGGAAATATAGTGGTAAAATTAAAAGTATATGTGATGCCATCCAAAGTTCAGAAGGAGTTATATTAATATATTCTCAATATATTGATGGAGGATTAATACCAATAGCTCTTGCGTTAGAAGAAATGGGAATACGAAGAGCAAGTGGTAGTCGTCCATCGTTATTTAAATCACCACCTACAGAAGATGTGGATGCTATTACTTTCAAGCCTTCTGTGGCAGGAGAAGAATTTTCAAGAGCATCCTATGTTATGATTACAGGAGACAAAGCTATTTCTCCAAACAATGTACATGAATTAAAACTATCCACTGACACAGAAAACAAAGATGGGAAAAAAGTAAAAGTTATTTTGATATCGCAAGCTGGTTCAGAAGGATTAGATTTTAAATTTATACGGCAGGTGCATGTACTTGAACCATGGTACAATATGAACAGGATAGAACAAATTATTGGCAGAGCGGTAAGAACATGTAGTCATAAAGATTTGCCCTTTATAAAAAGAAACGTTCAAATATTTTTGTATGGGACACAATTAACCCGACCTAGAGAAGAAGCAGCAGACCTCTATGTATATCGGTTAGCAGAGTTGAAAGCACTTCAAATCGGTGAGGTGAGTCGGGTTTTAAAAGAAATATCTGTAGATTGTATTTTAAATGCAGATCAAACAGGATTTAATGTAGATGAAATGAATACTACCGTGAAACAAACGCTTTCTTCTGGAAAAACAATAGATTATGCGATAGGTGATCGTCCATATACCTCTACATGTGATTATATGAGCAAATGTAGTTATACATGTAAACCAGTACACCAAATAGATCCATCCAAACTTAATTATGATACATATAACGAAACCTACATTATGATGAACAATGATAAAATTATTCAACGGATCAGAGATTTATTTAAAGATAAGTTCTTTTATAGCAAAGAACAATTAATATTATTAATTAATGCCGTTAAAAAGTATCCTTTGTTACAAATCAATGCTGCTCTGAACCAGTTGACAGAAGACAATAATGAATATATTGTAGATGTCTATGGTCGCACCGGAAGATTAGTTAATATCGCAGAGTTATATTTATACCAGCCATTAGAACTAAACAACAAGCATATTTCAATATACGATAGATCTGTTCCAATCCAGTACAAGCATGATAGTTTAATATATGAGTTGGCTCCAGAAGAGGTATTAGAACCCGACGATATAAAGGGAAAGGAGGTGGTGAATATGGGCAGTAATGTAGTCAGGCGTATGAGGGAACATATGGATACCACAATTACTCCTCAAACCATAGATACGGGTAACGATGATTGGTACAAGTTTTGTAGTATCGTTATACCAGAATTAGAAAGTCAAGGATGGAAGAGATCTTTGATAGACCAATTTATAACAGAACACATTATAGAATCTTTATTATTTGAAGATAGCGTATTATTGTTAAATTATATAGAATTGACCAAATACAATACCGATACATTTATAGAGAATATAAGATCATATTTTAAGTCCAAGGAAATCAATGCAAAAGGAATCACAGGTGTATTTCTTCAAAATATCGGAAAACAACAATTGATGATATCCAGTGGTTCCACCACTCCAAGGACATGGCATATAGCGGAGCCACAAGATTATGAAGATTTAAGAGAAGCCATTTCCAAACACATTTCTAGTTTATTTCCTATAGATGACAAAGTAGGACATTTCGTAGGGTATATGGAAAATTTCAAAAAGGATTATATGGTTTTCAAAATACGTGATACGCAACAAAAAAGAAATACTGGAGCTAGATGTGATCAGGCCAGTAAGCCAAAATCAGTCAATACGTTGAACGCATTAGGAGAAACACAATATACTACAAAAACAAAATTAACTAGACATGAATTATGTATTATTCAAGAATTTGTGTTAAGAAAGTATGATTTAGATCGTTATAACAACAAACGATGGTTTATGTCACCAGCCGATGTGTCGTTTCTTAATGACAGTAAAAATGTATAATTGAAAAAATGAAAAGATTTAAAATTATACATTAATAGTATACAATGTTATCCACAAAAGAATCCGCAAATATTGTTGCTGCCACCAAACGTGAAAATACAAGAAGGAAAACTGCTAGCGTAGGTATATACACACCAACTATGCTGACCAAACGATTAATGTTATCTATAATTCATGTAGGAGATAATATTAAAGAAGTGATTGAAAAAAAGGTAGGGTTTGAATTAGATGGACGGTGTATTGTGGAAGGATATGTGAAACCTGGTTCGTGTCGGGTATTAAGTTATTCTTCTGGGGAACTCAGTGGCAGTGATGTTATGTTTGAAGCGGTGATTGAATGTTTGGTGTGTTGTCCTGTGGAAGGCATGCATATCCATTGTATGGTTAAAAATATAACCGAAACCGCAGGCATAAAAGCAGAAACAGAAGATGAACCAAGTCCGGTGATTATATATGTGGCACGTGATCATCATATCAACAATAAATATTTCAATACTGTAAAAATAAATGATAAAATTAAAGTGCGGGTTATTGGCCAAAGATTTGAATTAAACGATAAATACATTTCGGTTATTGCCGAATTAATAGAAGACAAATCAGAAAAATATGTAGTCAAACGAAAGACAAAATTAGTTATAAAATAACATAATGTTATTAAAGCTATATGATTAGAATAAGGTATATGTCTAATTTACACGAACTTAAAAAATATATTGAAAGCATGAGTAAGCACCATCAAGTAGAAGTGTTACGAATACTGAAATCACGTGCGAATAATCATTTAAACGAAAACCAAAACGGTACGTTTATTAATCTATCTATATTGTCATCCGAACACGTTGATGCTCTTAAAGATTACAGTGAGTATGTAAAAGACCAACAACATACCCTTGCGATGATTGAAGCTAAAAAGCAAATCATTGCAAATAAATATTTTAAGGATTATAAATATGATAATGATAATAAAGACAGTAATATAAAAATGTATACGCAAGATGTCTCTCTCACATAATAATATAGAGGATTTTTTTTCTACTCTATCCAATCATATGCTAACTAAAGAAAGGGTAGACGAATGGTTATCACAAGTGCAACATATAGCTCCTGTAAAACCGATTGCTCCTGTAAAACCGATTGCTCCTGTAAAACCGATTACTGAAACTATTCCAAAAAATAAAAACCATGTTGTAATATTACAACGTGATAAACTCTTTTGGGCGTTTTACATTAGTGTCTGTGGATTAGATACATATAAAGATATACACCCCAAACTGTTTTCTACAGAAAACGAATTCAAATACGATAGTATTTCAAAAATGAGAGAAAAGATGAAAAGCATAAAAAGTGTAAAATTAAACCCTCAAACCATTGAAAGCGAACTTATATCCACCAAACCCATCACTATACAAGTCTTACATGCATTGGCGATAACATACGAGAAATCAATCCTGTTTGTTCATGATAGAATATACTATGATTTCTCTTATGGAGAAACCTATTTTTTAATTGAGAAAAAGAAGAATGATATTATTGTATATTTAAATGACCAAACAACCTATATTGATAAAATCAAAAAAGAGTTATATCATATTATGCTTTCAAACAAAAAAATAAATGGCATAGGTTCATATAAAGTGAATGAATTAAAAGATATTGCTTTAAAATTAGACATTCCTATTACCTTAGAGAATGGTAAGTCTTTAACAAAAACAAGCTTATATAATAACATTGTCATTAAAATTGAAAAATTGACATAAATAATATAGTATATTGTCTATATATATCATGACGAATACACCACCTATGAAACAAACATTAGATGGAATTCTCAAAACATATTTAGATAATATACAAAGAGGAGGACGAGACGGCACTAGTGAAATGGAAGTTAGGTTTGGCACTGCTAGAGGGATGAAACCTGTATCTAGAATAGAATACGATGACGTAATAAAACGTTTGTTGTCGGCAGGATTTACCATTAGAAATTCTGAATATCATCTTAGGATATCAAGTGAATATATGGATCCAAATACAGGAATTACACGGGTATCCAACGTGCGTACAGAATTGTCTGGTCTTTCAACGATATCCGAATATTGTAAAACGGATCAGATTGACCCCTTTTATAATGATGGGCGAGCGAAATTCATTCAAAAATCTATCCATCGTATCAATGGTGATATTGTAGAACCGTATGATGCTACAGATTTTAATTTCAAAGCCACACTTAGTTTAGAGAAAGATTTAACTCAATCTACACTAGCGAGATCTATGGTTACTTCTTGGAAAGACAACAAGAAAGAATTTAGATATTTAAACCGAAATAGTTTGGTACATCCGGACTATCCTATAGTAGTAGATATGAGCATTGTACGACAATCCGCAAGACAAGGTCGTAATACAGAAAAAAGTTACACGTTCAGTGAGGCAAAATTACAATCCTCTCCCGAAAAATATGAAATTGAAATTGAAGTGAATAATTATGGTGTTGGGCTCGGGACCAATTTCAATACACCCGAACAGTTGGGTGCGTCTATTAGACGAACGATCATGTTAATTTTATCTGGTCATCAAAGCACGAATTACCCTGTATCATATCCAACTCAAGGGCGTGTTTTAGAAGAATATATGACTTTATTATGGGGTGATAAATTTAAAGAAGGACAAAGAATATATCCCAAACACTTTTTAGGTCCGTCTTCTGTTGCGTTACAGGTAAGTAATATTTCAGAAGAAAATGAAGATGCCAATATACCAAATATACGTACTGGTTATACAGTAACAGAAAAAGCAGACGGTGAGCGGAAATTGTTATTCCTTGATGCGAGTGGACACATCTATTTGATAGACACCAACATGAAGGTTCAATTTACGGGTTCAAAAACGGAACAAAAAACATTATATAATTCCATCATAGACGGTGAACACATTTTACATAATAAAGAAGGAAAATATATTAATTTGTATGCAGCATTTGATATATATTATATAAATGGTAAAGATATACGAACCTCAGGCTTTATTGGTGGCATAAATGATGATACTGCTAAGTTTAGATTGCCAATGTTAAACGATTTCTTTCAAAATATGAAACCGATGGGGGTACGTGTGTCCGAATCGTATTCACCGATGAGATTTGAAGTGAAAACGTTTTATAGCAGCACTACCGATCAAACTATATTTCAAGCATGCTCCTACTTATTGACCAAGATTCAAGATGGGGTATTTGAATATGAAACAGACGGATTGATATTTACGCCATTACTTACGGGTGTAGGTAGCAATAAAATAGGCGAAACAACACCTCCACGTAAGATAACGTGGGAATTATCGTTTAAATGGAAACCCCCAGAGTATAATACTATTGATTTCTTAGTCACTTATCAACGTGGAACAGACGGACAAGAATTTATTAAAAATTTATTTCAAAGCGGTACCGATTTGAATCAGACGTCTCAACTTACACAGTATAAAACTCTTCAGTTAAGAGTGGGATTTGATGAGGCAGTACATGGTTATACAAATCCGTGCTTGAATGTAATTGAAGACAATCTTCCAGCAGTAGGAGACAAAGACAATGAAGAAGGTTATAGACCAATGCAATTCTTTCCAACCAATCCTGTTGATGATGAAGCAGGTGTGTGTAACCTTGTAATGTTGAGTTCGGTTGGTGGTACCAAAGAAGTATTTACAGAGAACAAAGAAGTAATTGAAGACAATATGATCGTTGAATTTAGATATAACGATGACAAAGAAAAACAATGGAGATGGGAACCACTGCGAGTTAGATACGATAAAACAGCAGATCTACGAACTGGAGGCAAAAATTTCGGCAACGCATATCATGTTGCAAACAGTAATTGGCACTCTATACATAATCCTGTCACTTCAGAGATGCTATCTACAGGTATTGGTATACCTGAAACAGTTGGCGACGATGATGTATATTATAATCGTGTATCTAAAACAACCATTACTAGATCTCTCCGTGATTTTCATAATTTATATGTTAAAAAAAAACTTATCATGTCGGTGTCAAACCGTGGAAATACCCTAATTGATTTTGCAGTTGGAATGGGTGGTGATTTTACCAAATGGATTGCTGCAAAGTTGGGATTTGTATTTGGGATTGATATTTCTAGAGATAATATTGAAAACAGAATGAAAGGAGCTTGTGCTAGATACCTAAATTATAAAAAACAATATACACACATGCCAAGTGCATTGTTTGTGGCAGGAAATTCATCTGTAAATATTCGGGATACATCAGCTATATTTACGGAAAAAGGAAAACAAATCACAAATGCAGTCTTTGGAAAAGGAGCAAAAGATGCGACCGAATTGGGTCGTGGTGTGTATAAACAGTATGGGATCGCAGAAGACGGATTTGATATCGCATCCATACAGTTTGCAATTCATTACATGTTTGAAAATACATCTACTCTAAATAATTTTATTAGAAATGTTAGCGAAACCACAAAAGTTGGTGGATATTTTATAGGAACGTGTTATGATGGGAAACGCATGTTTAATATGCTTAATGGAATATCCCAAAATGAAAGTGTCCAATTCAAAGATCGTGATATTAAAATGTGGGAAGTAGTGAAACGATATGATCGTGATAGTTTCAATCCAGATGCTACTTCGGTGGGATACGCTATAGATGTTTATATGGAATCTATAGGAAAATTGTTCCGTGAATATCTAGTACATTTTGATTATCTAGATAGATTAATGACAAATTATGGATTTACATTGTTGACTTCAGAAGAAGCAAAGACATTAGGTCTCCCTGCAGGGAGAGGAACCTTTCGGGAATTATTTGGAGAAATGGAACAAGAATTGAAACGCAATCCCAAAATGAGATCTGAATATGGATCTTCTATGTTTATGACAGACAATGAAAAAACTGTATCTTTTCTAAATAATTATTTTGTATACAAAAAAAAATATAATGTAGATGCCAAAACAGTATCCACAAACTTGACAGGACAAAGCGGAGATGAATTATTACAAGAACAATCTGAAACCAATAAAGCTACCGCAGCAGTTGAAGCTATCAATGAGGAAGAAGCAGAGAATAAACCCATGAAGTTGAAGAAAAAACTTAAATTAGTGGAACCATCTGGTAAAAAAACAAAGAAAAAATTAACTCTAGTTAGTTAATATTTAAAAGACATAAAAAACACATACGTATAATGATAACACTATGGGCTATTATTCATTACCAGTAATCCTATTATATAACGATATATCTGATATAATTAAACTAGAACATGCTCCTTTAAAAGAAATAATACCTTGTATAAATAAAACATTATCTAAATATATTAATGATGCAAAATGTCATATTGACAATAGAGAAGTAGAGTGGAGTAAAATAAAAAAATATACCAATCCATATGAATATATCCATACATGTATTCCTAACACAAAAACATCTATATGTAAATTAAAACCTATATCTCGTTCTTTTTATAAAATGATTGAGATATCTAATGTCATGGGAATATTAGATACATTACCAAAAGACAACTGTAAAACATTTCATTTTGCAGAAGGTCCAGGAGGCTTTATAGAAGCGATTGCGTATAATAGAAAAAATAACAACGATCGTTATTTAGGCATGTCATTAATAAATGACAATAATCATTCTATACCAGGTTGGAAGAAAAGCAAATTGTTTTTAGAAACGCACCCAAATGTCTCTATTTGGTCAGGGTTCACCAAAGATGGCGATATGCTTAAAGCTGTCAATTTAAAACAATGTTTTTTACAGCATAGTAAAAGTTGTGATATTGTAACAGGCGATGGTGGATTTGACTTTGCGATTGGATATAGTCATCAAGAACAACTAAGTTTAAAACTTGTGTTTGCTCAATGTGCGTATGCCATGGCGTGTCAAAAAAAAGGAGGACATTTTGTGTTAAAGGTATACGACTTATACACGCAAGCATCTATTGACATTTTATATTTATTATCATGTGTGTATAAAGAAGTATATATATATAAACCATATACTAGTAGGTGTGCCAATTCAGAGAAATACATCATATGTAAGGACTTCCAAGTTACATGTAGTAAACAAATAGTAACGTCTATGTTCAATATACTAACCTCTTTTGTAAAAGATAAACATCCTTCACGATTTATAACTATTGATATTCCATATAAATTTGTATGTGCGGTACAAGAAATTAACGCTATTCTTGGACAAGGACAATTAGAGTGTATTTATTCAACGATAACACTTATGAATAATATTTTTCCATCAAATTTAGACCATATTAATAAACATCATATTAACAAGTGTATTACATGGTGTCAAAAATATAAATTGCCATACAATATATTTTAACATATTATTTTTTTATTTTTTGAGTAGTAATTAGAAGGGTTACAAATATTATTTTTGGTTTTGATAAAATATGGACTGTTGCCATTTCCATAATAGTTTGCAGCAGTAGCGGCACTTGCACCCCATATATCCCGAAAAGAGGAAGCATTCGTTTGTATCGTGTTGTATTGTAAACGTTTTAACCTAGAAGAAGAGGATACCGACCCTTGTTGATAATAGTAAGGATTACTATGTTTCACAATGACATCTGCACATTTATTGTCACAATTTATATCTGTAAAGGTTAGCGAGGATCGCACCGGTTGTGTTGCTGTAGATAGGGAAACATCCTGGTTAACACTCCCACTCAAGTTAGTGTTGTAACTTTTATTTCTGGATCGCAAATACGATTTGGTATCAAAATTATATTTTTGAATAGGCAACGACTCGTTTTGTGAATTAATATGTACAGTATTCATTCCCGCAGTAGGTCTTGATTTATAATTACACGTATGGTTCGTTGGAGACAATATTTTTGTATATAACACATTTCCACAAGAATTATCGCTACAGCAATATGCCTTGTTTGTCAACACAACATTGCTTCCAGGTTGATCTTGTATGGAGACATTGGATCTACTTCCAGAACCAACCGATGGCTGTAACTGTTTTCTCCAATGTTTGATAGGACGTGTATGTTTCCATGAACCATAATTTGTAACGTGTGGCGACCGCCCACCATTCATGTTGGCGTTTGCCCAATCAGGATCACTCACCATAGTGCCATTTGACATTGGTCTAGACATTTTACTAGTTACTGAGGTGAGTGATAGATAAGGTTGCGGCACACTAGGCATATATAATAGTCATTATTATAATTATTCATCTTATATTATATAATAATGGGAACTCTAGATAAAATAGAAACAACTATGGTCTACGTAATGATAGGAGTAATGTGTATTCTAATATGGTATAGCATATCTATTCGCTATACTAATACTACCAACATTATAGAAGGCGCCGTTGGAAGCTATCAAGAACAAAATTTAGATGACGATCCTGTCTATATAGCTAAAATAAATGCTGCCAATATAGCATATCTTAAAGAACAGATAGATACGGTTAGTGATTTAAAACGTGAAATAAATGAAATGAAAGAACAAGTAGATTCTAACTCGTATGCAGTACAATCGTTAAATACTAGTATGCAAAATACTGCGACAGATTCTATCCCAGATGAAAAAACAACCCAGAATTTAGCAAATACTGGAGCCGCAAATGCAACTGTATCTTAATAAAAAAAATATGATTAGATAGTAAATGAGTGGGTTTTTTAATAAAGCGTTAACAGACCTTGATAGCTTACAAGAAGACATATTAGGACCTGACTACCCATACTATAAATATATTAATTCGCCAAGTGATATGGGGATGAGTTCTAGTGGTGACAAAATAGCAACGAACATTGGAGGATTGTTGGCATATACCAATGTGCTTGTAACTGGTAAAGGCAAAGCATCCACCACAGGCAACCCCTTGGGCAACAAATTTTTTATTAAAACGGGTGCAAAGTGTAAAGATACTGCTACAGGTGAACCGGTTACAAGATCTCTCTATATTAATAATGTACCAGACGGAACCATTCCATTGATCTCTAATATGAGTGGTCAATCTTTTAGTACCTTTAAAGGATTGGTACCTGGTATATTAAGTGATATGAATGAATTAAATCCACTGAAAATATTTCAAGCATTTATGCTTGGCAACGAACCAGATTGTAAACAACAAACTATGGAAGTGGTTAGTACTAATAATGTTAGTTCTAAAGATACTCAGTATCTTGCGGTAGCAGACATTCAAAATATGAACCCGTGTTGGTTTTTAAACCGAAAGAATCCTATTACAAATAGACGTTGTAAAGAAGCTTTTTCTAAAATTGAAAAAGGAAAAATGCCTTCAGATATGGTAATACAAATATATTATAGTTCTCTTGGACTACTTGGGTTATATATTTTAATGAAATTAGTTATCGTAAAGTAAATTGAGTGTATATGTAATATATATGCCAAATAACGATAGCTTGAGAAAAATAGATCCAGTGATAAATAATTTTAAAGATAGTAAGTTTATCGCATTAGCAAGAGGATTTACCGCAGGACTTACTCATCATTTAATGGCAGTTTTTCTAGGCATTATAGCTATTTTTAGTTTTGATTTTAAAACTCTTTCTATTGCTTTAGTATTTTTATTATTAATTACATTAGTAAATGTTTTGACTCACAATTGTCCTTTAACACAAATTGAATTAGAAGTATTCGGAGATTGTTTGACGGATATGGTAAATAAATATTTACCCATAAATTATGATTGTAATAGAAGATACGAAGTACAATTACAATACATCATAACTGCTACAGCTATAGTAATGGTTAAATTATCGTTTTTATTAATTAAGAAGGATCTTAATAAGATCTTATCTATTTCATCATAAACAATATAAATGATCAAATTGGTATAATGCATTCCTAGATGAGTTCAAAGCTAATACAGTATAGAAGTATTGCTAAATTGAATTATGAATATACTACCAGAATGGTTCAATCGTGGTTTACCTATTTGCCATATATAAAACCATATTACGCAGTTAAATCGTTTCCTAATAAACAATTTATTCATTTTTTATCAAAGTATGGTGACCAAGTAGGCTTTGATTGTGCAAGCAAAGGTGAAATTAATATTGTGCGAGATGTATGTAATCATTCAGATATTATTTTCGCAAATCCAACCAAAAGCATGGAAGACATTCAATACTCCAAAGACTGTGGTGTACATACTTATGTGATAGACAGCATAGAAGAATTATATAAAATATGTAAAATTGATATGAATGCACAATATATCATACGTGTCCGTGCAGAAGAAGTGTACTCTGTTATGAAATTTAATCGCAAATTTGGAGCATGGCGCCCAGATGTACTGAATATGTTAGATTACATAAAAGAAAACCAACTAGTTCTGAAAGGGTTTTCATATCATGTAGGTTCAAAATGCTCAAACATGAAGGCGCATTACAACACCATACGCATGATTGATGAACAATATATACAATATTGTCACGCAAACCATTGTATAATTGACATCGGAGGTGGGTTTGAACACGAAGATCAATTATTGGAACTACACAATGAGTTAACCAAGTTAAATATATTAGATAAGTTTGCCAGTAAGAATATTAATTTAATTGCAGAGCCAGGAAGATTGTTTAGTCAAGGAGCGGTTGAGCTATATACAAAAGTTATCGCATTACGAGAAATATATATAGAAACTGAATTGGTTCTACATATTACCATAAATGACTCTGTATATCACAGTTTTCAAGGGAAACTATTTGATCATCAAGTGTTTGTTCCCATTCCATTGTATGTATCAGAACAAGAAGAATGGGTGAAATGCGTTATTTATGGACAAACATGTGATTCCATAGATATGATTGTGGAAGACATACGTTTACCGTATCCAAAATTAAACGAGGTGTTTAAATTTGAAAATATGGGAGCATATTCCTTTGCTAGTGCAGAGGGTAACTTCAATGGATTTAACTGTGCCGAATTAGTGCAATAATAGATCTATTTTTTAGATTTTCTTCTTTTTTTACTTTTTTTAGGTTTCTTCAAGCGGTTAAAATAATTACTATATTTATACGTGGAAGATAATACCTGATGTTTACGTTGTCTATAATTAGGATCTTTTGATTTTTTTACTTTACGTGTATTTGCTCCTCCACTAAACAAAGAGACGCTATTAACACTATTAGTGACTTTTTCTTTTAAGGCAGAAAAATGATCGCCAACTTTTGCTTCGGACAACGGTTTTTGTCCTATTGCATGTGCTTGTACACTGTCTACAGCATTATTCATGCTGTTTTTAGCTTCAGTTGCCGATTTTAAAGCATTCATAAAGTTTCCACTAGTAACATGTTGTTGAGCTTGTTGTGCAGCATTCATCATTTGTCTACTATGATCTTTTGCCTCGTTAGAGGTCGTGGATTGTGAAATATCCTCATGTAATCTTTGGACAGTATTCATCATATTGTTAGTTCCATTAACAACTTCATTCACTGCCGCAGCGGTTTTAGCATGTTTATCTGCCTCTGGAACCGCTTCTTTGATTTGTGCATGTGCTTCCTCTGCTTTTTTTTTAAATTCTAAAAAAGCAGGATTTCCGCCACGCATATTATTCTTATTATGTAATTGCATTATATAATAAGAATAGAAAATATCATCTTTACATTTTAACACGTTTGCTTAATTCAAATGCCGCAAGACCGCCTGCTACTTGTGCAAGAACATAAGGAAGAACTTGGTTAGAAGGAAGCTTACCAGCAGCAGCCATCATTATACTTACTGCAGGATTAAAATTGCCTCCTGAGATTGGACCAGCAATCATTACCGCAATAGCTAAAGCAGCTCCTATAGCAAACGCATTTCCAGTGATCATGATTACATATAAAAAAAAGAATGTTCCTATGAATTCTACGAGTATTTTATTCATTATATAATTATATAAGAAAAATATATTAATGTCTAACCTTCATAAGAAAAGAATATGATCCATTGTTTGATCCACCAAAACTTCTATCATTATATGTCTTAAGGTTAGAGGAAAGTTTCTTAAATCGTGTATAATCCGAACTGTCATATACATAACGTGGATTACCGCTAAACAATGCTCCATTAGACGAAGATACACTACTTCCTCCGTTCGCATTAAGAGTACTTACTCCAATACTGTTGACTTGATTTATAACTGGCAAGGAAGAATTCGTAGTAGTACCACTATAATTTGAAGAAGCCATAGATATATCTCCTGCAACAAATAGTTGCCGGAATGGGGTTAATCCAGATTTAAATCCTGCTGGTAAAATGCCAGCGGTTTGAAGAAACATATATTTCCCAGCTGTTTTTCTAAGGAAAACTCTATCCATAGATCTATCACTTCCTCCCACCATACCAGACCCACTATTTTGATTGGCACCTCCACCAATGAGAGTTAATTGAACACCAGGTACCCCGCCACCCAAATAACTTGGGTTCGTATCACCTATATTTCCAGACATATTATATATAACACTATAAAAAAAATAGTATATCTGTTATTTAAATAATAAGTTATATAGTATATATATTATGCAGTCATAATTCTAGGTGCAACATTCATAGTAATTAATTCTTGAAATAACAACTTACATGCATAAGGCAATTCTATATAAGCAAAGTCTGTTCGGTTACCACACTGTTTACAAACATGTATGTGTTTTTTATCATTATATGCAGCAAAGGATCCACATGTACGACAGGCATAGGTTCCATACGCATCGGATTCATACATCATTCTACCTTTTGTAAAACGACTTGCTCCATGTGAACACATACAATCACGTTCCATTTCACCAAACCGATGTCCACCATCTTTACGACGACCTTCTGCAGGTTGTCTCGTAAGATTGACTTTTGGACCATAACTGCGACTATGCATTTTATCACTAACCATGTGTTTCAATCTTTGATAAAACGCAGGACCTATAAATATGCTGGATTCTAGGGCTTCTCCTGTAAGTCCATTATACATACGTTGATTACCATTGGATTCATACCCTGCTTTTTGTAAATGTTTACAAATATCCTTAATATCTAATTCACCAAAACTTGTGCCGTCACCAAATAATCCTAATTCTAGAAGCACTTTTCCAAGAAGCGTTTCTTTTAATTGAGCAATGGTCATACGACTAGGAATAGCATGAGGATTAATGATTATATCAGGTTTAAGACCATCAGAAGTAAACGGCATATCTTCTTCTGGAATGATATTTCCGATAGTTCCTTTTTGTCCATGCCTAGAACTAAATTTGTCTCCTAGTAGTGGTTGACGAACCGTTCTGACTCTAACTTTACAAAAGTTATATCCATCTCCATTTCTATCAATAAAATTCTTGTCTATATAACATTCTTCGTTTGTCCTATACATAATGCTTTGATCATCATATTTGATGAGTTTAGTGTGATCATTTCTAGCTTCTTTAATAGGAAGTACCTTTGAAATGATAATGTCCCTATTTTCTAAAAGAGTGTTTTCTGGAATTACACCATGTTCATTTACTTTATCATAATTTGCGTATTTCATACCTTTTGTTTTACTTGGATCAGGACGACACCTTATTTCTTCGTCTCCGTGTATCTTCTTATCTTCATCTTTCACAGTAGAAAGTATAGTAGCCTGAAATAACCCTCTTTTAATAGAACCCGCATTAAACAATATAGAATCCTCTTGGTTATAACCTGTATGGGACATAATCGCTACAATTACTTGACAACCTGAAGGAGCATTGTTTAATTGAATTAAATTCATAATTCTAGTATCTACTAATGGGCGCATTGGATAGGTTAATACATAGCCAGTTTTATCCATACGACTGTCAAAATTAGTAACGTACATACCCATAGCCTGTTTGCCCATGGCACATTGGTATGTATTTCTAGGTGACTGATTGTGTTCTGGGAAAGGAATACAAGACGCAAGAATTCCAAATATAGTACTAGGATGTATTTCGCAATGCGTATAATTATGTGTGGATCTGTGTTTTTGTAACTCGTATGGTTTCATGGCAATAAGACTAACATTTTGTTCTGCTGGATCTATGTATTCCATAACTGAATGGGTTAGAGTCATGTTTGTCAATAAATCATCCCAATGTAATTTTTTATCACGTAACAACTGGATATCGTCACTGGTAATGAACAAATCATGATCTTTTACACGCAAAACTGGACGTGTTGGTCTTCCAGTATCATTGCATACCCGTATTTCTTTGCGTTTAATATCAAATATAATAGAAACATAGACATTTATTATACCTTTATACTTTTTCTCTTTTAACGAATGATACAGTTCTACTGGAGAGATGGCGTTTCCTGTCCAACATCCATTGACAAATACTTTTACACCATTATGTTTTTCTTTTGGTGTGAGATCCTCAAATGATTTGATGTGTTTAGCAGTATAATCATATAAAGGTTCACTGTTGGATGGATTCGTAATGTGTGTGAGATATGCCAAGTTTTTAACCACCCCAACACTATGACCTTCTGGGGTTTCTGCCGGACATAGAAATCCCCACGACGTATTATGTAGTTTACGTGGAGGAATCAATTTACCACTTTTATCAATCGGTGTATTAATTCTGCGAAGATGGCTTAAACTACCAATATACGTAAGACGGTTAAGTACTTGCGCCACACCAACTTTATTGCTAGTATGTTTAATGCCAAAATCGCCTGTTGCGAGTGCCCGTTTAATACCGTTTTCAATAGTAGTTGATTTTACAATCTTATATATATTTGTATAATTTACGATGGACCCGTAATCTTCGGTAGATCGCCACGAACCATTGTTTATTTCTCTAATAATTTGTTTTTGCATATCTTTCACTAACTTATTAAAGTAATTACGAAATAGATTATTTAATAGAATACCTACCAAATCAATACGTTTATTTAAATAGGAATCACGATCGTCCGTTTGATCCCATCCAAAACTAGTACGCAACAATTTATTTGCCATATAACCTAGGAAATGTATTTTTTGTATCCTTGTTTTACAGTGAGGAAACAAATCAGTATCAATGACCTCCATGGTAAAGTCACGTTTTTTACGGTGTCCGGTTTCTTTGTCAGTATTTAAAGGAGTATATATAGCATGGGTAGTAATCGTAGAAATGGCTTGGTCTCTAGTTTGACACTCGTTTGATTCCACAATAGAAGCTCGCAACGCAGAAATCATTTTTTTTGTTTCTACAGATTCTGTGGTATCATTTACATCTAATACAATAAATTCACATATAGCTTTATCTGTGGTAATGCCTAAAGCACGAAATACTGTAAATAATGGTATTTGTTGTTTAATACGTGGTATTTGTATATATAACGCATTCCCAAATCCATTATTTTTACTAGAAATAAACATGGATATTTGTTTTGGTGAGATACATTTGAAATCAGGAACAGATTTAATTTCAGCGGTCCATGCCCATTTGGTATTATTCTTTTCAGTGTTAAAACATTGTACCATATTCTCCGCAGCTCGTTCTTGTCCTAATACTGTTTTTTCCGATCCATTAATAATAAAATAGCCTCCCGCATCTAAATTACATTCTCCGGTAATAGCATTAGGAACATGGCTATATTGGCGCAATACACATAATGTGGATTTCAACATAATAGGTAATTTGCCAATGTGTATTTTCGGTAAACTTTTGTAAAAGGTTTCTTCTGACTCTAGGTTTGTACCACTCCTTACTATGTATTTAATATTCATATCAATGGTCATGTTAGACGCATATGTAAAATTTCGTAATCTGGCTTCTTGAGGAAACATTAATTTAATAGCTCCAGTATTTTCGTGTATTTGAGGTCTAAATATACTAAAATTTTCAAATGAAACAAACATTTCCAAATTGTATTTTCCACTAGCTTCGTCAAGACATTTTTCAGAGCGTACATGTACGCTGTTAAACATAGAAATGGTTTTGGGAATTTGATGAATAACAAAATCATTGTATGATTCCAGTTGATGACGAACCATTTGTTCCAAATGTTTACCGTCAAAATAAGAATTTATTATATCCCAAGGCTCTTCCACATATTTATTATAGTCTATTAAATTGGTCTTTTGATCGGTCGTTTCCATATTGGTTGATGGAATAAATGACATAGCTATTAACCATATCAATTTTATCTTTAAATATTTCCTCTTTTAGCAATTAATATGTTTTCTTGTATAGATTATAATTTTACTATAATCTATACAAATGAGTGATAATAAAACCATCAAAGTAAATAATGATTTTTTAACTACTACAAGTTCTGCTACAAAACTGAAAACACAATCAAAAAAAACACCTGTTAAAAAACCGTATCCATCCGCCAAGAAAATACGAAAAGATTTTTTTAAAAAGATAAAAGAATTTCAACAAAAACGCAACGATACAGAAGTGTCGAAAGAGAAAGACCAACAACTCCCTGCAGAAGATAACGATTTTGAAAGTGAATTTAATAAATCACTACGTTTTTTACAAAATGTGTCTACATCTAAAAACCCACATAACACCTCACAAAAATCGTGTGATTCCATACATTCTGAACTATCTGATTTTGATAAAGAATCATCAGAAGTTATTAATACACCAGTAATTCGTGATAAATTAATATTGCCACCAAGACCTCCATACAGCACCATTAAAGGATCTTCAAGACCTACCTATAGAGAATGGGTCAAAACACAAAAACGGACTACATGCTCAAAACCATCCACGCATACAAGGATCCTTATAGAAAATAAACCAGTTAAGGAAGAAAGTGTTCGTTCTCAAAAAATAGAAGAATATAAACAACAACATGCGATCCCTACTCAAGCATACAGAAAACCTATAACTATTAAACGCAAACTTGGTAAAATAGGTAAATCTGTATCTGTCCTCATTAAAAGCCGCACCTTACGCAATCATATACAACGGGATAAACAAAAACTAAACCAAACCAGTATTAACGATATTAAAAAATATTTGCGTAGTAGAAATATTATCAAAACAGGTAGTACGTGTCCAACCGATGTTCTCCGTAAAATGTATGAACAATGTATTCTTACAGGAAATGTACACAATAAAAGCACTGAAAATTTAATACATAACTATGTAAATGACAAATAATCAAATGCTAACAAAATATGTTTGTGACAATATCTAAAGACACATGGATATACTATATAATAAATATGCCAATTGTGGAAGAGTATATCTCTCTCACTTCAAAATGGAAAACCGAATATGGAGAAAATACAATTGTATTAATGCAGGTCGGGAAATTCTTTGAGATGTATGGGTTTATGGATACAGAGGGTCGTATTACAGGTAGTAATATTGAAGATATCGCAAGTAAATGTGATTTAATCATCGCAAAAAAAAGTCAACAAATTAAGGGTAAGCAAGTGATCATGGCAGGTGTACCCGAAGGTCAGCTAGAAAAATATATTAAAAAAATCCAACGGTTTGGCTATACATGTCCTGTGTATAGCCAAACAACTAACAATAGCAGAAGTTTATCCGAAATTGTTTCTCCAGGAACGTATTTTGCGTCAGATACGACACGTTTAACGAATAATTCTGTGTGTATTTGGATTCAAAAAGTAGAAAAAACCAAATATACATCAGAAGTGGTTGTAATGGGTATTGCTCATATTGATGTAAACACCGGTGAGAGCAGAATGTCTCAATATGAAACCGCCTATTATAAAGATCCATCTACATATGACGACATTGAGAGACAAATTAGTATAATATCTCCGCACGAAGTTATTATAGTGTTCAGAGGTATTCTTAAGTCTGAATCATCCTCTATTGTAAGTTATTTAGGAGTGTCCAATATAAAACAACATATTTTATTAGAAGAAGATACAAGTGATTTTGCTACATGCAGCAAAAATGCCGAAAAACAAAAATATCAAGCAGAAGTGATGTATAAATTTTTCCCAGTGATATCACCAGAACTATTAACTACTATTTACCAAACACACGAAATATCTATGCAAGCATACACTCTTTTATTAGATTTTGTAAACAAACATAATCCTACGATTTTATATAAAATTAAATTTGCTTTAATTGATCACGATAAAGATACACTACATTTGGCAAATCATTCTTTAAGACAATTAAACATCATTTCCGACGAAACGCATTCGGGAAAGTGTAGTTCTATCTCGTCTATGCTAGATAACTGTATGACAAAAATGGGAAATCGTAAATTTAGGTATGATATTACACATCCTACCAACAAGACATGTATTTTACAAGAACAATATAACGTTATTGAGACAGCGATCGGATTGGGTATTTGGAAAGATATCCGTTCCAAATTAACAAGCATAGGCGATATAGATTTATTTTACAGGAAACTCGTTTCAAATAAAATTTCACCGAGAGACATTACCAAATTATATACAGACTTACAAAAAATACAAGAGGTCTTTACATTGACACATAGTACTGCTTTGTTTAATGAGTCATTCCATGTAGTGGGTAATATCGTAAGTCGTTTGATTGATCAAATTTCCAGTTCATTTGATATAACCAAGTGTGCTTTTATTGATTCTATATGCGAAGACAAACTTGGAAAATTGTCCCCAGAAGAAGCCTGTTTTGTATTGTCAGGAGTATGTCATGATATTGACCAATCGTTACATATTAGCACCAAGTCTAGTGTATCCTTGATAGAACTTCAAGATTATTTTTCAGCTTTGATTGCCACACATGAAAAAAAGGCAACGAATGGTGTTAAAATTTATGAAACTCCGAAATGTAGTCCCGTGTTAATTGGAACCGCAAGAAGAATGAAGATTCTTATGAACCATATTGAGAAGCATTCAGACAAAACACACACACTAGATTGTGGTACTATATTAGAACTTAACAAGATGGCTATTACTACTTACGGCAATAACAAAAAAGACATGAAAATAACCTCTCCACAAATAAGTGATATTTGCGATGCCTTACAAAAACATAGAGAAAAATTAATAGAACATTTAGAAACGTTTTTTAAAACATTTTGTAGCAAATTGGTTGGTATAGAAGATGATTTTGAGGTTATATCTAAATTTGTTGCATGGGCAGATTGTTTACAAAATGCTTGTTATATATCAACCAAGTTTAATTTAGTAAAACCAATCCTAACACATAAAGATAAGTCATGCTATAATATGATTGGTCTTAGACATCCCCTGATAGAACAGATACAAACACAAGAAACCTATGTAGCGAATGATATCTCTATGGGTGATGATATTTCAGGAGTGCTTCTCTATGGAACCAATGCTGTTGGGAAAAGCAGTTTTATCAAATCTATAGGAATTTGTATTATTATGGCTCAATCAGGATTATTTGTTCCGTGTTCTAGCATGGAATATACTCCATATAACAAAATATTTACACGAATTCTAGGAAATGATAATTTATTTAAAGGTCTTTCAACATTTGCTGTAGAAATGTCAGAACTTAGAACTATATTAAATCAATCCGATAAACATAGCTTGGTTATAGGAGATGAGTTGTGTTCTGGTACTGAAAGTAACTCTGCTAGAAGTATCTTCACTGCCGGTATAGAATGGTTAAATCGTACCAGAGCAACATTTATATTTGCTACACATTTTCATGAAATAAATCAATATGAAGAAATTGAAAATATGACTCTTTTACGAAAAATGCACATGTCAGTCTATTATGATAGAATTAGCGGAAGTCTAGTATATGACCGAAAACTCAAAGAAGGACCTGGTGAAGACATGTATGGACTTGAGGTCTGTAAATCACTTCATCTAGAGGATACCTTTTTAGAAAGGGCATATGAATTAAGACATAAATATGGCGAACATAGAGGATCTATTTTGGATAGTAGAGGAAGCCATTATAACCACAAAAAAATTATAAACGATTGCGAATTGTGTGGTTGTAAAGGAGAGGATATACATCATATGGTACACCAAAGCAACACAAATGAATTTGGATATGTAAAAGAACATCATAAAAATCACGTGGCTAATCTTATGAATATTTGTAAGAAATGTCATCATAAAATACATGAATCAGGCAAACAACACCGAAAATTCAAAACATCTTCTGGATATAAAACTATTATAATAGATAACTAATATATATTATGAATCTGTTTGATGTGTTTAATCAGCACTGGCCAGATATTTTAATGGTATCTATTACATTACTTACATTAATTATTTTATTTAAAATATTAGGTATTCACTTCAATAATATAAACGACAAGATGTTTCCTAAGTCTATTGAAAAAATAATTACTATAGAAAATTTTGAGACACATCCTACTCTAGAAACGATCCCAAAAAATTATAATTATGATCTCAATAAGATGCACAACACGTGTAAGGGATTAAGTAATCAATCTTGTACTAGTGCTAGTTTTTGTGTTTTACTGGACAACGAGGAATGTGTTGGAGGAAATGACACTGGACCTACCTATACGACAGAAAATAACAGTTATATCCATAAAGGCATGTGTTATGGCACATGTTAATTTTACAATAAATTGATATAGATATTTATATATAGGATATATACATACACCATCATGATCATCCCAGTAAAATGTTTCACGTGTGGAAAAGTTCTCGCAAATAAATACAGGTATTATCAAAAAGAAGTGCGGAAAATTAAAAACAGCAAGGATGCCTCTTCTATAGATCGTGTTAAATACTTAACCACGGAATACGCTGAAAAAACAACAGAAGGAGAAGTATTGGACAGTATGTTAATTAATAAAATGTGTTGTAGAAGACATATTCTAACACATGTAGACATTGAGTAAAAAATATATACCTATTATATAATTATGGTACAACATGGGGGAATGGTATCCTCTCCATCTGCTTTTCCTCAGGGATCTCCATGGAATACCACGGACAACTTGCCTGGACAATCGTCCAACATATCCGGGGCTGGGAATTTTTTTGCGTTCAATTCTAACGGGGGAGCATTACCTGATTCTGAGAACTCTATTTTAAGTTTAAAAGGAGGCAAGCGAAGTAGCAGAGGCAAACGAAGTAGCAGAGGCAAGCGAAGTAGCAGAGGCAAACGAAGTAGCAGAGGCAAACGAAGTAGCACCGGCAAACGAAGTAGCAGAGGCAAACGAAGTAGCACCGGCAAACGAAGTAGCAGAGGCAAACGAAGTAGCACAGGCAAACGAAGTACTAGATCTCTGCGTGGTGGTAGCAGAGATCGTATGGTTCAACCGTTAGTGAACGGAAGCAGAAATGCTATATATGGTGTTGGAGATTTCTTTAATCAATGGCAAGGAAAAACGGCACCATTGTCTCCTTCTCCTACTGTACAAAAATTGAATGTAACTGATAAAATAGTAAATACACCACCCAACTTGTATGAATTACACCAAACCGCTGGTAAAAATGTGGTTACATTATAGATTTGTTATTTAAATTATAATTATTTATTATATACACAATAATTATAATGAAATTAGCAAATACAATAAAAGGTCTTTGTACTCCTGCGTATGTGTATTTAGTAATATCGGTCATTGCCATCATTGCGTTAATGTTTCAAAATGCTGGAAATACAAATACATATTGTATTGGTATGTACGAATGCGATGTAGAGAACAATGGTATTATGTTTTTAGGAAAAGGAATATATGTCATATTTTGGACATTTGTGTTAAACTCGTTGTGTCGCTCAGGATATAAAGACGTGTCGTGGTTTTTAGTATTATTGCCTTTTTTGCTTTTTTTTGTATTAATTGGTCTATTTGTTCTAGTTAAAACAAAGGAGGTCATTTATTAATCCGACTGAAAAGAAAATGAGACAAAAAGGAATAATTAGTTATAAATGTTTAGTATAATTATAGTATATTTCATATAATATAATTATACTATGGATAAATCGTTATATAGAGATATCCTTCAAGAACAAATTAAGAACAAACACTTTTATAAGATAAACAATAATGTTCCACGGGGGGGTATAATAATAATTATACAAAATAATGATATCCATGAAGTTGTGGATGGTTCTGGTTGGGTTCATCCTGGTAGAAAAAGACAATTTGTTGCGTTAATAACGAATGTTTTACAAAAATATAGGTTAGAAGACTGTAGTATTAAAATAAATTTAGGTGATATACATGTTCCTGGGTGTTTTGGATTTTGTAGAAGAACAAATGACAATAACTGTTTCTTACTTCCTAATCATAGATTTACTGATGATGATATAAAATTAGACAATAGCGGAATAAAATTTATTAATTTTAATAAACAAAAAGACTACATACACACAAAACACAAACAAAATCAGATTAATAAAGTTTACACTTCGTGTATTCCACATAAATCTAAAATAAATTATTTAGAATATGCTTTAAACAATCAAGATATCTGTGATGGTTGGGCTTATACAGGAGACTGCCATGGAAAACTTCATTTATCAGATCAATTGCATATATTATTGAAAAATAATAATATGGCAGGAGATTATTCTCATAATTGGACAAAACACTTAGATTATAAATATGTTCTATATAATGATGGAAATGCCCTTTCAGATAGAATGAGATTATTATTATGTACGAATAGTATTATTATTTATAAATGTTTAAATTACGAAGAGTTCTATACCCATAAGTTGAAAAACGGAGTAAATTACGTTACGTATAATAACGAGACCGATATTAGAGAAATTATAAAAAAAAATGATGAAACAAAAGAATATGATGTTATTATAGATAATAATAGACATTTTGTAGATACGTATCTTGATTATGATCAAATCTTATTATATACGTATTTAATAATTAAAGAAATTTGTATTTAGCACCTATGTTAATTTTAATGTCTATATACTTGGTATTTTAATTTATAAAGATGTAATATAGAAATGACTAATACTAATAAAGATTATGAATATCTAATTGTTGGATGTGGATTAAGTGGTGTTGTTCTAGGAGAAAGAATATCAAATGTTTTGAAAAAAAAATGTTTAATAATTGATAACCGAGACCATATTGGTGGAAATTGTTATGACTATATAGATGAGGAAACTGGTATTTTATTAAATAAATATGGCGCACATTTGTTTCATACAAACATAGAAGAAGTTTGGAATTATATAAATATGTTTTGCGAATGGACTAGATGGGAACATAAAGTATTAACATATGTAGATAACAAATATGTGTCAATTCCAGTGAACATTACAACTATTAATGAATTATGTAATCAGTCCTTAGAAAATGAAGAAGATGTTAAGAAATGGTTAGACACAACACAAGTAAAATACGACAGTATTAATAATAGCGAGGAAATGGCAAAATCTAGAATAGGCGAAGAGCTGTATGAAAAATTAATAAAAAATTATACATTTAAACAATGGAATAAATATCCAAAAGACTTAGATAAATCTATATTATCAAGAATTCCTGTACGTGAAAACTTTGATACGAGATATTTTGCAGATAAATGGCAAGCGCTTCCCAAAAATGGATATACAGATTTTTTTTAATAGAATTCTAGATAATAAATTAATAAATGTTCAATTAAATACAGATTTTTTTGAATTTAGAAAACATAATGATTTAACCGGAGTTAAAATTATATATACTGGTCCAATTGATAGTTATTATAGTAATTGTGGTTTTGAAAAGTTAGAATATAGAAGCATTAACTTCCATAAACAAGTAGTAAACAATTGTCATTTTTATCAGCCTAATTCTGTAGTGAATTATCCATCCTATGACGTGCCATATACAAGGATTGTAGAATATAAACATTTTTTAAATCAACAATCAAAAGATTCTGTAATTGTATGTGAAACAACAACGGATGAAGGAGAACCTTATTATCCAGTGTTAAATGATAGAAACCTTGAACTGTATAAAAAATATAAGGATATGGCTGATAAAGAGAAAAATGTTTTGTTTGTTGGTAGATTAGCTAATTATAAATATTTTAATATGGATCAAGCAATCCATAACGCATTGAATATTTTTAAAAATATTATTGAACCAACGTATTGAATTATTTTTTATTATTTTATAGTAATATAAATAATAATTCGTTTTGTATAATTTTTCTTCGGTAGGTGTAATTAAAAGAATATAACATACGTGTATGTAAATTTAAAAATACCTATTTGTATAATATATGAACACTCAAATATCACAATTTATAATAGATAAACTATTTGACGATAATCCAAATCTTCTTGTAAATCATCATCTAGACTCGTTCAATGAATTTTATAGCGATGGAATTAAGCGAATTTTCAGAGAAAAAAATCCAATTCGCATAATGAAAGACCAAGATACTAACAGTGGTGAATTTAATCTCAGGTGTAATTTATTTTTGGCAGGTAAAGAGGGTAATAAATTGTATTACGGGCGTCCTGTAATTTTTGATGACAATAGAGAGCATTTTATGTATCCAAATGAAGCTAGATTAAGAAATATGACGTATGGAATAACCATTCATTATGATGTAGAGCTTGAATTTTACATAAGAGAGCCAGGATCAGAATATCCGATAGAACCAACCTATACTTCTGTATTATCCAAGATATTTCTCGGACGATTTCCTATCATGTTACATTCCAATTTATGTATTTTAAAAGGCATGGCTCCAGACGTGCGTTTTGAAATGGGAGAATGTAGGAACGAATACGGTGGTTATTTTATTGTAGATGGAAAAGAAAAGGTAATCGTGTCACAAGAAAAATTTGCGGACAACATGATGTATGTCCGTAATAAAGTAAATGATATGTATAGCCATTCTGCTGATATTCGCTCTGTATCTGAAGATGCGTCCAAACCTATACGCACACTTTCTGTTCGTATCGTCGCTCCTTCCGAAAAATATACCAATAATCAAATCGTAGTAAATCTTCCAAACGTACGTAAACCAGTACCATTATTTATAGTGATGCGGGCATTAGGAATATTATCCGATAAACGCATAATTGAATATTGTCTGTTAGACCTTAACAAATATAAAAGTTATATTGATTTGTTTATCCCATGCGTACACGACGCCGGAATGATATTTAGTCAATCGCAGGCATTAAAATATATTGCAACCTTTACCAAACACAAAACGGTTAACCATGCTCTTGAAATATTAACGGATTATTTTTTACCTCATATGGGAGAAATGAATTTCAATGCAAAGGCGTATTATTTAGGGTTAATGGTAAAGGAGTTACTGTCTGTATTTACAAAAGACAATAAACCTACCGATCGTGACAGTTTTAGATTTAAACGTGTGGAACTACCAGGAGATTTATTATTTGATTTATTCAAGGATCACTTAAATTTACAACATAAAAATATCTATCAAAAAATAGACAAAGAATATACATACAAAAAAGGTCTGTACAAAGACAATTTTATAGGTTTGATAGAACAAAATTATCTGGATTTTTTTAAAGAACGCATTGTTGAAAGCGGGTTTAGAAAAGGGTTTAAAGGAAATTGGGGTTCAGACGAATCCACAAAACGTGTAGGGATCGTACAAACGTTGAATCGTCTTAGCTTTAATTCTGCTATTTCACATCTAAGAAAACTAAATTTACCATTAGACGCAAGCGCTAAAGTAATTGGTCCGAGATTGCTTCACGGGTCTCAATGGGGGATAATTGATCCAGTGGATACACCTGATGGAGGGAACGTTGGATTACACAAACATATGGCAATCGCTGCAGCAATCACTACCAATTGTTCAGGTAAACCTATTACGGAATGGTTACACAGTAAAGGCATGCGCAAATTAGAAGAAAGTACTCCAGATATGGTTGCTTCTATGACCAAACTAATGGTGAATGGTACATGGGTAGGCGTAGTCAAAAAGCCTATTTCATTGATAGATGATTTTAAATTATACCGGAGAAATGGATTGATTCCGTTATTTACATCTATAATATGGGATATATCAAATATGTGTATATTTATTTACACTGACTCTGGTAGAATGTGTAGACCTGTATTTTATATAGATGAAGGTAAAGTTAGTTTTGATACAAAGACAAAATCTATAGAAGATGGAAAATACACGTGGAAACAGTTAATTACTGGAACAAGCGAAAAGAAGATTGATCCTCCTATACATTCTTGTCGAGTATATAATGTATCTGAATTATACGACAAAACAGATACTGACTCACTTCATAGGTCAAAATGTGTAGTAGAATATATTGATACCGCAGAAGAAGAAGGATCTCTCATAGCCTTTATGGAGGATGATTTATCTGTAAAACAATATACTCACATAGAAATCCATCCGTCCCTTGCACTGGGTGTCATGGGAAATCAGGTTGTTTTTCCTGAAAACAATCCACTTCCTAGAGATTTATTTGCTTGTGGACAAATGCGTCAAGCAGTATCTTTATACCATTCCAATTTTCAAACAAGAATAGATAAAATGGGGGTGGTACTTAACTATGGTCAAATGCCTTTGGTAAAAAGTAGATACTTGGACAAAATCATGCACGAAGAACATCCGTATGGAGAAAATGTAATAGCGGCGATTATGTGCTATGGTGGATATAATGTAGAGGATTCTATTTTATTTAACGAAGGATCTATTAAACGTGGGTTATTTCGTACTACTTATTATAATTCTTATGAAGCAAGAGAAGAAAGCTCAAAAGTAGGAACAACCCAAGTCAATTCTCAATTTGCGAATATTGAACAATCCAATGTCACTGGATTGCGAAATGGATTTGATTATTCTGAATTAAATGAATATGGATTGATTAAAGAAAACACACCATTAGATGATAAAAAAGTGTTAATTGGAAAAATTACAACCAATCTATTCGATCCTAGTGTATCCACCGATGACTCCGTCGTACCTAAAAAAGGACAGCTTGGGTTTGTAGATAAATCATTTATCACTGAAGGCGAAGAAGGATTTCGTTTAGCAAAGGTACGGGTAAGAGATGAACGTGTTCCTAATATAGGTGATAAATTTTGCTCTAGATGTGGTCAAAAAGGAACTATAGGGCTTATTATTCCAGAAGAAGATATGCCTTTTACTAAAGAAGGTATAAGACCAGACATTATTATTAATCCGCACGCATTACCAAGTAGAATGACTATTGGGCAATTAGTAGAAACATTGATGGGAAAAGCATGTGCTATGTATGGTGGATTTGGTGATTGTACTGCGTTTATGAATAAGGGACAAAAGGCGAGTAGTTTTGGAAAGTTATTGACAAACGTAGGGTTTAATTCGTCAGGAAATCAATATTTATACAACGGAGAAAGTGGCGAACAAATGTATTCTGAAATATTTATAGGACCAACTTATTATATGCGACTTAAACACATGGTGAAAGACAAAATAAATTATAGATCTAAAGGTCCTAGAACAATACTTACACGTCAAACAGTTCAAGGGCGTGCCAACGACGGTGGATTAAGAATAGGCGAAATGGAAAGAGATGGTATCGCAGGACATGGAGCAATGCATTTTTTACAAGAATCCATGCTTGTTCGTGGAGATCAATATTATATGGCAATATGTAACAAAACAGGAATGACGGCTATTTATAATGAAAGCCATAATATATTCTTGAGTCCAATATCCGATGGTCCAATACGATTTACAGGAACAATTGACCAAGGAATGAACATTGAAAATATTTCAAAATATGGTAGATCTTTTAGTGTAATAAAAATTCCATATGCGTTCAAACTATTGATGCAAGAATTGTCAACTATGAGTGTACAAATGCGTTTAATTACTGAAGACAATATTGACCAACTGACAAGTATGTCATTCTCGGATAATATCGTCAAATTAACACATAAAGAACAACCTATGCCTATTGTAGACGAAGCACCTATGCCTATTGTAGACGAAGCACCTATGCCTATTGTAGACGAAGCACCTATGCCTATTGTAGACGAAGCACCTATGGAAGATTCACTTAAACCTCAAGACTTTGGGTGGATGTTTGATACCTATGATAGTGATAAGGGTGATGTTTACAAATCAGTTATCATACAAGAAGATGGTACACCTTCTATGTATTGGTCTTCAGATGTTGATAATAAAGACATTATTCAAAAACATCCTAATGGTTGGGTAAAAGAAGATCTTAATCTTCCTAATGGGGATATAATAGATGATAGTATTGTCGTCGCAAGTTTACTTGCGGATCAATATCCTAATAATTGGAAACGTGTAATTGAAAAATTAAACCCGCCAGCCCAAGCATCCCCTCCTTATCGTGTCCCAAGCTCAGACAATGAGTCTCCGCCATCCCAAGCATCCCCTCCTTATCGTGTCCCAAGCTCAGACAATGAGTCTCCGCCATCCCAAGCATCCCCTCCTTATCGTGTCCCAAGCTCAGACAATGAGTCCCCGCCATCCCAAGCATCCCCTCCTTATCGTGTCCCAAGCTCAGACAATGAGTCTCCGCCATCCGATTTATATACTGGAGGAAGTAATATTACCTCTAGTCTATTAGGAGTTATCCACGATTCAAAAACTTCCGCCAATGTATTACATGGAAATGAAGAAGATATAAATAGTCTATTCAGTACTATTGAAGAAGACAATAGCAATGATAGTGAAAAGAAAATGGTTACTATAACAAGTTTACCATAATATAATTGAAAAAATGAAATTGTTTAAAAATACTTGTATATAATATATAAACATGGCACAAAGCGGACTTGTACTCCAAATTGTGAAAAGCAGGAATAATCTTCTTTCTATCTTGAAAACACGTGGGTATGATGTTTCTAATTACGAACACCAGTCTATTTCACAAGTACATATTATGTTTCAAAATGACCAATTGGATATGTTAGTAAAGAACCCTACCTCAGATAGAACAGCATATATTAAATATCATTTAGGAAAAACCTTGCGTGGTAATAATATCATGGATTTTATTGATGATCTATTTACACTAGATACGGTCCTTAAAAAAACAGATGAATTAATAGTAATTGGTAGAGATATTGCAAACGATTCAATGGAGAAATATCTACGACAAATATGGTCACAACATCAATATTTAATTACAGTATTTGGTCTTCCATCATTACAATTTAATATATTAAATCATACATTAGTGCCACCACATCGTATATTAAATGATAAAGAGGCACAAGAAATAAAATTAAAATACAATATTATGAACGATTCACAACTTCCAGATATATCTAGATTTAGTCCTGTGGCACAAGCGATAGGAATGCGACCTGGCGAAATATGTGAAATACTACGTCCAAGTAAAACAGCAGTATTTGCTCCATTTTATAGAATTTGTTCTGCATAATATATATGACAATAAAACATGTACCTCCATATTATACATCTAGTATACAAAATTTAGACGTAGAATTTATTCATAAATTAGATGCTTTGATTGCCACATTTCCCTATGCCCAAACATATCCAGATATTTCATCCTATTCTGCGACGCTTTCAAAACAACAAGGCGAATTAGATAAAATCAGAAGCGATATTTTTATTTTAAAAGACAATATACATCAAGATATAGAAACGGTGTATAATTCTATACAAACATTGATCACCCGAGTTGAAGAAATTGACATAGATAATAATGCAATGTTAGATACTACGGATACCTTGAATGATAAAACAGAGGGGTCTTATGGGATGATTCAAGACACACGTGAATTGTATAATTTTAATCTTTTAGAAAATTGGTTAATGTTTTTCTCTATATGTGGGTTAGGATATGCTGTCATGAAAAAATAACTATTTCTGTTTATTTTTCTATAGATATAGTATGAGATTTCTAAGTTTTTTAACGGACTTTGGTATTATACCAAACGAAAGAACTATGATAGAAAATGACCCGTCTCTTATACAAGGACAAGAATTGAATGATTACAATAGACATTATGTACGCAGTGAATTAGCAAACATAAATGTATTACAAGATACTGGTATAGAAACGATCAAAGAAGCAATGGATATTGCTTCTCCAAAAGTAAAATATGTATCTCCAATGATAGATGATGTAACTAAATTAGAAGATAAGTTTAATATACTTCTTTCAAAATACAATGCTACTTATAAACTATTTAGCGAAAGCCTTATGGATAGAGGAAATTTTGATAAAGACGTACGACAATATTTTGGACAAACAGTAACGTCTACAGATGGTAACTATACATATATCAACGATTACGGGTTTACTCATAAATATTCCACGGATGCTTGGACCAATAATAATGTATCATGTCCATCTGAAGCAATCCATATAGATGATGTTCATGTATTACAGTCATTAAATAGTGGTCCCGTGATGGTAAAAGGGCAACCATGTGGTATAGCAGGTAAAAATATTAGAAATTCTAAAACAAAAGAATATGCTTGGGTAGACATTAAAGGATATAAACATGTTTATACAGATGCGTTATGGAAAACCAAGTCGTCTACATGTGAAACCGATGTGATTGTCTTAAGCGACACAGAGTATAATGCTATTCCTAATGGTGGAAATATGAACAATACTGATACATGTAACCATACAACAATTGACCCAGATGTATGGAATCAACTAATACAACAAAACGACGAATTGTTACAAATTTCTAAAGAATTATCCGATAAATTCAAATCAGACGAATTAGATGATACACGTTTACAAGAGACGATTCAAAAAGTCACCAATGAACGTGATAAATTATATGAAACCAATAAACATGTCATTACGATCGACGCCGAACAAGAACATACATATAAAAATCAACGCATGCAATACCTACATATGATGGTGTGGTTTACTGTTTTAATAATTATGATTGGCTTTATCATAAATACATTTATAAACACACAGTCATCATTAGATACTATTTTTATCCTTTTAATAATACTATTAATAATAATCACAAAATGGATATAACATATAATATAAAATACAATATATTATATTATAATATATGTCATCCTCTAACATGACCCATTATCCCAATTTATTAAAACTTAAAACAATTGGGTATGAATTAGATCTGTTAATGAAATCTTATGAAACTGGTCAAGAGACATACCGTCAACATATGTTAATAAAAAATTACACAGATGCATCTGCGAAATTAGAAGAACTCGCCACAATTAATAAAATGATTGAAACCAAACTGGTGAAAGGAGAAGAGATATTAACTATCATACAAAACGATGGTTCTATAGATGATGAAGTGTTGTCTCTACAAAACAAACATTTAAGGACAATATCACAAACGGTACAAACACAACAGTCCCATGTAAATAAATTACAAGAAGAAATAAATAATATTGATGGAAATTTAGATACTAGTGGGAAAAACAAAAGATCCAATTATTTACAATATATGGTATTGGTTATATTAGGTATAATAATATTGGGGTTAACAGCTAAAACTATAGTAACCAAAGACGATTCCATTTTGGATACCGTTATTTTGGTTATTGTAGTTGGATTACTTATTTACTTTATCATGGAAAAAGTATTAGATTATTAATATATTAGAATATATTATGAACACATCTCTTATACATGGGAATACTTATAATGCATTACAACAAAAAAAAAACAATGCTAGAACATATATAGAAGATACAGATAATCTATTAGAATACGATAATTTTACCAAAATAGAAGCTTTTACAGGGTTAGGTGAAACGGATGTAAATAATAAAAATACCCTAGAAGCCAAAGACGTAGATAATTTAAGAGATACTTATGATAAAGCATTAAGTAAATATAGTATGGCGCAAAAACAACTTATGGAGGATACGAATAAATTTATCAATCATAATGCCAGTAATTCCTTACAAAATTCATTAATAAGAATGTCTAATGGAGCGGTTGGATATGTCACTGATAAAAATACATACAAACATATTCGTTCTCCAGAGATTCTAGAATCTATTCAGGGAAAAAATGGTTGTCCCTCAACGATTATAGATGTTGATTTCACAAGTGACAACTATACCAATGTAGGAGAAACATTAGGAAGTACTCCAGAATTATTGGTGGGTACACCTATGCAAAATAATTCAAGTTGTGCGCCCGCTGATGTAAATCTTCAAATACTAGGAGCATCTGATCCTTCCGAAAACAAAGCGAAATGGTTAGGCTGTTTTGACAGCACAGGAGATTTTTTCACCAAACAAACTGACCTCACTGGAATCTCTTCTTCGGATGATATATTGCAAAATTGTCGCACAAGGGCGGCAGATACTGGAGCTAGTACATACTATATCGGGGCTGAAACAGATGATACATATTCATGTTTTACATCTAAATCTGGAATATCTACTACAGACATTGAAAAAAACATGAAACCTGGATATATTAAACAAACCAGTAAAGTTATTCACACGACAAACAAAGTAATACCCACGTCATCTATGTTTATTGGTGCAGGCATAATGAATAATGGACAAATTGCGATAGGGTTGCTCACTGGATCCACTAGTAATTTTGGATCCAATGTGAAAAACGCACAACTCAAAACGGACATGGACAGTATGGATAATTGTAATGCTGTCTATGGATCTCGTATCAATTTAATATCAGCAAATTACGGTGTTAATTGTAACGGTAGAATACAACGTAATCGGCGGAGATGGCGTCCGACTCCATGGTTTGTTCCACCAAATAATTGGATGGGAGAAGCACAAAAAAGTATTTCATCTGGTAATGGCAAAACCGCTAACATGGTAGTGTCTTTTTCAAAAGATCCTGCAAGAGGTTGTCCTAAGCAATTTTATTCTACATATCAATGTAGTCCAGGAGGAAATATTAAGGTAATCAACAACCCAGGCGAAGCGTCTGGTTCTAGTGCTATATATGATTGTAGTAAAGAATACAATAAATGTATGAATTGTGTGCTTACATTAAGAGACGATGGCAATGTGGTAGTAACGGATGGAAATGGTGATATATTGTATCAAAGTGATACAAATACAGTAGGAATTCCGTTACAGGAATATAAAGCTGTAAACAGCAAATATAGGCGAAATTATTTAAAAACAGGTGAATTTTTAAGAAACAATGAATTTATTGGGTCGCCTTCTGGTAACTGTGCTTTAATATGTACCACAGTCAGTAGTGTAACCTCATTGAGCATTGTATATTTTGCGTGGGGATGTAATAAACCTGGCCAACCCCCTTCTATAAACGCAGGAGAAGACGGGTTTATAACTAATGTCAAGGATGTACGAGCAACCTATGCATTACAAGACGGAGTCATTGATAATACAGGAGTTGGTCAGGTTATTTATTCGGATAGTAATTTGAATAAAAGGGCATATCCCGAAAACATGGTTCGCATGGGTAACAACTTTATAGAAGTAGGAAAATACGATCAATCTACGTCATCTATTAAAGTGATTTCTAATTCAGACTTAGAGGATTGTAAATTAGAATGTAGTGCAATAGACAATTGTTATGGATTTATACATAACTCATCCGATCAAAAGTGTTCTATAAAAGGTAAAACAGAAATGTTCCCATATAATCCAAACCGAAAACTTAGTAATAACGCCAAAATGTTTGTGAGACAACTTGAATTGGCGAATTCAAACTCATGTAGCAATAAGGTTATTGGAAGTACAGGAAATATATATAATGGAATGAACCACACTAGCAACATGACGTCTGACACTTTATGTCAGTTAGGTGAAGCTACTCAAGATCAAATGAAAGAAATATCTGAACACGAACAAACACTTAGCAAAGCTACCAACAAGATATCTAATTATTTAACTAAGTTAAATAAAGAAAAACAAAAATTGGACACAAAAATGATAGAGTCGCTTAAACGATCCGAACAGGATGTAATAGAATATGATACTAATGTAAATAATATTGAAACTACACAAAAACAATTAATTAGTGTATCTGCTTCAGAAGAAGATACAAATTTAGAAATGATTTCACAAAATATAAAATTTACCGGATGGACTGCACTTGCTGTAGTAGCAGTTATTGCTGGAATTAAGGCAACGAGATAGATAATATTATTGTATAATATCTTACCTAATATTATATACCATGTCAAAATCTACAGAAACGTCTTTTACAGAATCTGAGAATAGACAGCTTGTAATTTTAAACAACATCAAAGAATTACAAAAAAAGGAAACGGATCTATATAATAAAATGGAAGCATCCTATGCCTCTTCTACTGGCACGATTGACGAGCAAGAATTGCTTGTCAATAAAATAAATGAACTCTCTACTATGAGAATGACTATGTTCGGCGATTTAGAATCTATATTAAACAATACACACGGATCCGTCGCACAAACTAGAATTGATTTGGTAGATGAGCTTACCACGGTGGGTGTCATGGAAACCGAGTTAAATAATATTAAGTCAAATCTTAATTACTTAACCACTAACAAAGATAATAAAATGCGTATGGTTGAAATAAACACATATTATGCGTCAAAATATAAGGCACAAAGCGGGCTCATGAAGCTTGTAATAATGTTTTGTATACCGTTGTTAATATTAGCTATACTTTCCAAAAAAAACATAATACCCCAACAAATATCAAACGGTTTGATAGGTATTATCATCGTAATTGGCAGTTATATGGTTATAAAACAATACATAGATTTAACCTCTAGAAGCAATATGAATTATGACGAATTTGATTGGAAATGGGATCCAGATTCTGCAGATGTAGGAAATAATAATATAGGAAATAAAAATATGGGGCTTGGATCAGGATGTATAGGATCTGCTTGTTGTACTACAGGGATGTATTATGACAGCGACTTGGGTAAATGCCAGAGTGGTGAAACACCAATTGACCCTTCCTTAGAGGGGTTTACTTCAGGACGTGCTTCGGTGACTTTTGTAGAGGTACCAAAAACACCTTGTCCTTTCAAACAAACGAATACAGTAGTGAAACCATACAGTGAGGATACCTACAATTTTGTAAAGGTATCTGCAAGATAATTTAATTCTGTTTCTATTATAAGAAATTATGTCATTTACCACATTAGAAAATCAATTAAATAAGTATTCTTTAAATTATACAAATAAACAATTGGACAAGACCTTAGACCAATTAGATTTCAATACACAAAGTATGTCTGGAAAAACAAGTTCTGGTTTAGACGCCATTTATGCCAATTTGACACAACAGTTAACTTGCGATTCTGAATGTCAAAAAAGGAAAAATATAGATACATTACGAAAACAATGGCAGGCAGCAGAAATGAACGAGCGAAAGGCTCCAAATGTTACTTCTGATGCTGAAAAAAAATATTTGATTGCATCAGAAGGAACCCAAGGATACAATGATACCATGATGAAACGATATACAAATGTAGCTCATGTTGTCCAACAATCCGCCAAACAATCCCACAAAGATATTATGAATGAACTTACCTCATTAAATGAAAATTATGAGGCGGAAACTAATAGTTTGGAACAAATAAATAAATTATTAGACATTAAACTTAGTGAAAATACTAGATTACTTAACTTGGTGGATCAAAATATGGCATCTGTTCAAACAAACGACCGAAAAGTGGTGTATGCGGAATGGGCAAACCAGTGGCTTGGTACAGTGAATAACGCATTAAGATGGTTATATATAATATTTGCACTAGCATTTATATATAAAAGTTCTTTTGTTACGGATTCTAAATGGAAAACCTTTAAAGGTTGGATAATACCTATTGGACTTTTTGTATATCCTTTTTTGATATATTATATTGCGTCCTATTTGGTAATTATATATAACAAATCTGTGTGGTTTCTAGAACACAAAGCCCCTAAAAATGTATATTCACAACTTTAAAAATCACCGTCCAGATTAAAGACCGTGTCGTCACGATGCGTATTTGCTAGGGCATATTCACCAACACGTTTTTCAAAAAAATTAGTTTTACCTTCAATAGATATCATTTCCATAAAATCAAATGGATTTGTTGCTCCGTATATTTTTTTACATTGTAGTTGTTGTGCCAAACGATCTGCTACAAATTCAATATATTGCGACATCAATTTTGAGTTCATGGACACCAAACGACATGGTAATGCTTCACAAATGAATTCTTTTTCAATTTCCACTGCTTCACGAAGAATGCTTACAATAACATCTTCTGATGGCTTGTATTGTAATTTGTTAAACAACAACACGGCAAACTCGGTATGAAGAGCTTCGTCTCGGCTTATTAGTTCGTTGCTAAAGGTTAACCCAGGCATGAGTCCACGTTTTTTTAACCAATATATACTACAAAAAGCCCCGCTAAAAAATATTCCTTCTACACATGCAAACGCTATCAATCTACTGGCAAACGTAGACGTTTCATCATGTATCCATTTGATTGCCCAATCTGCTTTTTTTTTAATACATGGGAAATTCTCTACCGCACGAAACAAATGGTCTTTTTCAATGGTGTCTCTCACATATGTATCAATAAGTAACGAATACATTTCACTATGTATATTTTCCATAGCTATTTGAAAGCCGTAAAAGGCTCTTGCTTCTGAGATTTGTACTTCACTCATAAAACGCACACCCAGATTTTCTAGCACGATGCCATCACTCGCTGCAAAAAAAGCTAATATATGTTTAATAAAATATCTTTCATCGTGATTTAGATTTTGCCAATGAGCTACATCTTTAGATAGATCTACTTCTTCTGTACGCCAAAAACAATCCACTTGTTTTTTATACATATCCCATATGTCTTTATACATAAGAGGAAACATTACATAACGACTATTGTCTACGTGTAACAAAGGTTCCATATTATTATATAACTATATTATATAATATTTATATAGTATTTATATAGTATAAATCATATTATTTTAAAATAATATAAGTATATATGGATTTAGCGTCTAGAGACAAACAAATTTATATTTTAAGACAAGTTTTAAAAGACAAACATAATTTTCTAAATGAAAAAACTAATGAAATTAAAAATATAAGCAAAGAAAATAAATGGATGATGGATGTTGCTGAAGATTATTATAAATTTAATTATATTATTAAAAAACGTAAAATAGAACAATGCGTTGCATTAGAAGTAATATCAAAATATATTAGCGATATTTCAAATACTCTGGACAACGCTGCCGAAATATTGGATGAAAGTAAATGGCAACAACAAGAAATACAAACCCATATGGATCGTTTGAGAGACGAAATTGATCATTTGGAATAATTGTTTTTCTCACGATAAGTTATATGGCACAAGCAAATAGTAGTACTCCAGTGAGTGAAGCTCAAGTTTTGACTGTACTTACTGAAATGCAAAATCTTGGTGGTAAAACTAATGATATTCTAGAGGCAATAAAAAATCGTATAAGTAGAAGTGTACCGCTATTACGACAAGCATTAGATGCCATAGAGAGATCACGAGCCAATGAACAGAGATTAAATGACGCAAGAATAGATTTACAAAGAATATTGACTAGCACTCAGGATGCAAAGACCAATCAAACAGATAATGTAAAACGAATCATGGATTATTTAGCGGATACTAGTAATGATCCTAGTGATTTAGCTGATGCAACTCAAGCACTAACTACTGCGATAGGCACATTATCTCCAGTGTCTGTCATACCTACTCCACAAGCAGTTCTTCCGTCTGATCAAGGATCAGCATCCGGTACACCACAACAAGTTCCTCCGTCTGGTCAACAAATATTAACTAGGCAGCCGGTCAATCGCAGTGGTATTGGACGAATTCCACAACAACAACCATCAATGTTTAGTCCAACCAGAAATCTTAATAGTACTCCTGATCCGCCTGGAATGGGTGGTGGTTATAAATATAAAAAAAAAAGTAGTAGGTCATATTCTGCTAAGCGTAGCAGTCGTAAAAGAAGTAGCAAAGGGAAAAAAAATAATAGTAGACGTTCAACAAAGTAAAATATTAATAATTCTATTTTTCTGAAATAACACGTTTAACCTGTTTTTGAAAACGTATTAAACCATTGGTTTTAATAAAGCAAACCATTTCGCCACCTTTCAACTCTTTTACTTCAACAATATTAAGTCTAAAATAGTTGGTGTCTGTAATACATTTTTTATAGTTGCGGATTAAATTGTGCTTCTTAAAATGCTTTGGATAAGATGTATACTGATGTTTCATGATATCCAACAGATCAATCCATTCATTTTCTATAAATTCGTCTATTGTGAAGGTAGAATGGATCAAGTAATGTCCGTTTACATCGGGAGAACTATTCTTTGTAATGCCATGTATAAAGGGATTGAACAATTCGCAAATAGCAAGGCTGTATTTAGAAGTCTCCATAGATAGGTTGTATTTTGGTATTGGCTAAAATAACAGTAATATATCCATTTCAATTTTCTCTCTTATTAATATATATATAATGGCTGTAAATGTAAAATCATTATTAAAAGACCAGAATGTGTTAAGAGTAGTCGCTTTTATGGCTGTGGTGAATTTATTAGGATATGTAATGATCCGAGATGTAGACTCCGTAGCCTTTTTTGTTGTTGTAGGGTTTTTAACAACCTATTTTAGTAAAAACATGATCATTGTGTTATTAGTAACAATGCTTCTTACCAATCTGGTTGTGGTAATCAATAAAACACAAAAACACAAGAACAAAGAAGGTTTCGGTGGAAAAGGATCTGGACGTAAACATAGCAAACTGGTACAAGACTCTTCTTTGGACAATCCGAATGGTGTAGATCAAGAAGCTACGGTTGAAAAAGCATATGAAAATTTGGAAAATATGTTAGGCACCGATGCTATAAATAAAATGAGTACAGACACCCAAAAATTATCTAAAAGACAAAAAAAACTTCAACAACAAATACAAACGTTACAACCAGTATTAAAAAATAGTTTTGCTTTACTGGATCAAATGGGTGGTGCGAAAGGCGTGGAAGGTATGATAAATCAAGTGGGTGGAATGTTAGACAAAGTTGGAAGTCTAACAGGAGGTTTCATGAAACCAAAATAAAAGTCCAAACTCTAATATATAAGTAGTATGGTAAAAAAATGTCCTCCTGGAGTATTGTGTATTGAAAATATAACTTTAGTATTGTGTTTGATTATAGCGATTATAGCCCTTTCCTTTTGTTTAAATTTAAACAAAAACTTTTCAAGAGATATAATTATAAAACAAGAACCTCTCGGAGTATATTCTAGACCCTCCGCTAGTTTTTCAAATGTAGGAAACGATGTGTTAATGAATCCCAAGGTGCCACCTTTGCGTGACGATAGAGTTGGTATTCCAATAAATATATCTACCAGAGCAGTAGATAGCGAGTATAGACAAGTAGGTATTTTGACCCGCATAGATGGACCTGAAATGATACTTCCACTCATAGGAAGACCATTGATGGTATCTAGAGACAAGTGGAACTTTTATACAATGAAAGATTCTAACGGTATGATAAAGTTGCCGATTACGTACAAAGGAAAAAGTTGTACAAATGAATATGGTTGCGATAATTTATATAATGGAGATAACGTCTATGTAGAAGGATACAATGATGTATTTAAAGTAACGGTATATGATACCAGTGTCATGAAATATATTCCATACGTGTAGTTTACTTGTGAATGGTAGCAGCACAAATATCGTCACGATCCGACATGACCACACCATCGTTGGTTATGGTCTCTTTCCATATATACACCCAAGGCTGTTGCCATCGTTCTAGTGCCTTCCCTACCAATTGTGGAGCATCTGTTGCGGACGAACTTAACCACTTGCGGTCTGCGTTTGTGTCACTCATGACATCCCATAGACCATCTGAACCGCCTACTACTTTATATTGTTTATCTTTTAGAAAGGTGTATGAAATAGAATTCTCACATTCTCCACATACGTTGTCGTGTCCGAGTACTTGTGTAATGGATATTTTGTCTTTTATGGTGGAACACGTCTTTGGACTAAATATACAATAAGGATTATATACCATGGTCATTTCGTGATCATTCAATGTTTTGATCTGGTGACTTTCTTGAAGAGTATAGGAAATGCCTTGCGAGATCAAACGTTCCTTTTCACACGCATCCAGTACGGAATAGTTATGTGTAGACGCAACCGCAAACCCGTCTTCATATAATTTAATTATGCTGTCTCCACGCCACCAGATTTGTATGTCTATAGGCGAAACACATGCAATACTGATCGTTGCTCCAATTCCTGCCGTAGATACAAATTGGTGTTCAATTAATTTTACGATATGTTGGACAGGATCCAGCTTTAGATGAGTAGTTAGAGTACAATCGTCTATAATCTTACACCAATCCAACGTTTTCATCCAAGTAACTAAATCTGGTGTATTTGGTGGAAGTGGAACGTGGTGTCTGCCATGTCCGTCTATGATAATCATCCATGTATTCTCACCATGGGTAAATACTTTCGCAAAGTCTTGATTTTTTTCGTTCGGTTCAACTTTGAAGCTTGTGTACATCATTCTATATTAGTGATAGTGTTATTATTAAACTAATTTTAAACATACATCAATTTTATAAAGTAATGTATAAAATTGATCAATGAATGTTTCTCTTTGTCAAGATAAAAAGATGAATAAACAAGAGCTTCTCGCCAAGTGTAAAGAACTGGGTATAAAAGGTGTTAGTACCAAAAATAAGAAAGAGATATTGGACATGCTTAACTTACTACAAAAAGAACCAAATCGTCGTCAAGGAAATCCGTTGTTAGAAGAATTATTGAGCAAAACACCCAAAGATAAATCTAGGAAAGTGTGCAAACAATGTCATGTACTAGGTCACGGCGTAACCAGTACTATTTGCGCCGTGAATATAGATAAGCAGAACAAACTAAAATACAAAATCAAGCGGTATATTCTATCGCAAAATTGTTTATCTGAGAACACCATAGAGGACTACTGTAATACATTAAGTGTTATGCTAGAGATAACCCCAAATATGTGTAAAACATTGTACCATGACATTCCTATTGTGGAATGGTTAGACCGAGATATGTACATACCCGACTATATAGATCATCTAAATGCCTTGACCAAACCATGCAACGAGTGCCAAAAACCGTTATTAGGTGTACATGTCAATACTCACAGGATATGGCGTGGACAAGAGATGTGTGATACGTGCTGGTTTACATACGCAGAGGAGCGTGATGCGACGTGGACACTCGTAAAACAATATAGACCGATGATATGTGTGATTTGTAACGCAATTCAGAAAAACATCGGTGAGAGATTTCATTACGACCATGTAAATATGTTTGATAAAAAAGATAGTATATGTACTATGGTAAACGAAGGTATTCCTATAGAGGACATTTATGCCGAAATAGACAAATGTCAAATATTGTGTCTATCATGTCATCATATAGTCACAGACATAGAAAATAAACTGGGGTTTACTAGAATAAAACAACATTTGACTAGAAGTTTAAACCAAGGCGACCTCACGGAGGAAGAATATGCTACCCAATCAAACCAGTATCAAAGCATGTATGAAAAGAAAATGAAAGACATTTATGATAGTTTGAAGAAGTCAATCCACGTATTATCGGTCATAAAATAACTCAATGACGGTAATCGTTTTGTCTGGAACATTTGTACCGTCTAACCAATAGTCAATATGTTCTTTTAACGTATGTAATCGTGCTTCCCAATCTTGTTTCCGTTTAACAATTAAAATGTTAGATAGTTTATGTACCCCCCAACATGAAGATATTTTTTTATCGTTAATCATGTATGCGTCTGGATTAAATCTCAAGAATACAATTGGTCTATGTTGTACGTCTCGTGATATTTCCATTAACCGTTTGTTATCACAACTACAATCATATCCAGTATGTTGATTTTCATCTATTTCAACTATGATTACACAATACCCCAAATCTATCAATACATCTGGTCGTTTGGATGAACATCCATCTTGTATGCGTTTATCGGTGACGATATTTATATCTGGAAAATTGTTTTGAATAAATTCAACTACCGCATATTCTTTGGTTTTATAATTACGTGACACCGGTTTATCTGGAAATAAATGCATATAGCATCGTAAGCAATACCCGTCGTATTTATTTGATGCTCTAATATCGCACCAGACAGATTTGCATAAAGAACTACCTCCGCATTCTTTACAATGTGATTTTATTTTTCCGTGTTCGCAAATTGAACCCCCTCCGCAATCTTTACAAGTTGATTTTATTTTTCCGTGTTCGCAAATTGAACTCCCTCCGCATTCTTTACAATGTGATTTTATTTTTCCGTGTTCGCAAATTGAACCCCCACCGCATTCTTTACATCGTGATTTTCTTTTTCCGTGTTCGCAAATTGAACCCCCTCCGCATTCTTTACATTGTCTATTAAAATCACCATTTGACTTCGTATCAAAAGCATCTCTTGGTAACAATTTATTGCACTTTGTACATTTTATTTGCGTACCATCCGCAGACATTATGGATATGATAAGTATTAATACAAAAATGTTATATCAATTTTCCACTTTTATACTACCCCAACGCTTGATTCGCTAATTTGTCTGCAAAATCATTTCCACGGGAATGAATATCTGTATTGTTTGTATGTGCTCTAATATGGATTAATTGAATGTTCTTCACATTTTTATACGTTTCGTATGCTTTTTTCACTAATTCTTTATTGGGTATATCTACCATCCAATCTTGTTTACTACATTTCGCACCGTAATGGGTAGCACACTTTATCGCATATTCAGAGTCACTCACGATGGCAATGTTCTTACCATTAACTACATCATGTTTCACGATAGAGTAAGCATCTATGAGTGCCATTAATTCCGCTACATTGTTTGTTTGTTTGCCTTCTATTTTTTTTGATATATTACGTGGATCATCCATATCAAAAAAAATTCCAATTCCTGCACGGGCGTTTGATTTCCCATTATGGATACACGACCCATCCGTGTAAACAAAATAATTTGGACGACACGTCAATTGATGTTCTACGTAGTGATGGTTGTCCAGATTCTGTGTGATACATGTTTGTGATATAAACTCTTCTGCTTCTTCTTTGGTAGAGAATTTTTTGTATTTAGCGTTTTTATACCCTTTTACTGATTGGCTACAATCCTTCCAAGATAAAAAAATTCCGTTGGTTCTCCCCTTTGCAACAGCATAAAAGGACATATTGTTGAATAATATTAATACACATGTATATTTAAGCGGTGGATGATTAATTTATATCTAGCAGATTAGCAGTGACGTTATTACGAACGATCAGTTGTTCTGATAAATAATCTATTGTGGTATTTTTTTGTGATAATTGCTTTTCCAAATTGCCTATAATTTTACGTTGATTTTCTACAAGGGATTTATGTTCAATCAACTGAATGTAATGATTGACTTTATTTTGGTTTAAGCTGTTCAACCAGGTGTGATGTGTTTTAGATTTTAGATGTGATGCAAATTTTGAGGAAGTATCATACCGCTTGTCTTTTCTAGTACCACATAAACACATTATTCCATGTTTAATCGTAGGTAGTTTATCTATATAATTTCCATCATCATCTACACTTGGCGAATACATATCAGGTGTAAGAGCAATATCTGATGCCATGTTGTATACATAGTCCATTCTGATGTATACAACATCAATTTTTTATTATACCCTTATAATTTAGCACTGATTATTTTTTTGTGTTTATTTTGGTTTAAATTAACCTGTAAATATATAATATAGCAATGAATAAGGTAGAACTATACGAACACAGATATTCCACTCTCCATGAATACGTCTCTATATTTAATGCGTTAGAAGATATGGATAAAGAACACCCTTGTAAAATGGGTGTACATGATGGCAAATTATATGCATGTTGGCATTTTGGACAAGGAATTCAGCGTAATTTTTACGGACAGTCTAGAAAAACGTTTGTAGATTTTGTAGAAAATACCATACTAAACATTGAAATGATTGTAAATATATGTATATCCGGACATGAAGATTTAGATGAAGAACTAATGTCTAAATATAGTGCGTTATTTTTATGGTTACAAAGTAAGTTATTTTTGTGGATGGAAAAGATGGATGCGATGTCTACACTTTATACAAAAGATCCTTGCACTATATCACGGTTCTCAGATGTATTAAAAATATGTTACGATGTAATGGTTAGACTAGATAGATATAATATGGTACCAGAAGATATATAAATCAATTATCGTTAATCTGGGTTGTAACCCCTTGTAATGCGGTTTCTAAGTCAACACCCGTTTTTCCATTAATAGTAAAATTAGCATTTTTAGGTATGATAACCTTTATATTAACCTCAACGTCACCATTATCCAGTTGGGTTGTTTTTGAGTTTGTACTCACATTAGCAACAGTTTCAGGAGACACTTTGACAGGCTTTGTAGCATTTGCAGTAGGCACCACAGGAACCTCACTAGTATTGTTGGCTACATTAGCAACAGTTTCAGGAGACACTTTGACAGGCTTTGTAGCATTTGCAGTAGGCACCACAGGAACCTCACTAGTATTGTTGGCTACATTAGCAACAGTTTCAGGAGACACTTTGACAGGCTTTGTAGCATTTGCAGTAGGCACCACAGGAACCGCAGGAGCCACAACCGCATCACTATTATGAGTTGTGATAGCATCTGTAACTCCTTTCGTATTAATAATTGTTGAAGAATAGTCAATCCATTTTTGTTCTGGGAATACGATGTATACATCTTTATCTGCCCCCTGTACATAATCATAATGTCCACAATTAGAAGTAGTTCTTTCATTAGAGTTGTGAAAAAGAAAACATGGATAAGGAGATTTGTTTAATACTGTAGTATTAATAACAATACCTTGTGTAGTACCACCTTTATATGTCCATATATTTCCATTAGTATTTTTCGTTTCCCATATACAAATAGGACATCCTGTAATATTATTTAAAACGGTTAAATCGTCATCATTCAAATATGTATCATTATCTGATGGTGTTTTTCCATTTTTTCTTATTAATTCACGCAAAGGTGTCATTACTGTTTCATCATAAAATTGTTTACCATTTTCATCCTGTGTTGGATCACCTAGACTATTTATTATACTTACAAGTTCCCTTTGTGCATCTGTATTGTTTAATGTATTCCAAAATATCTGGAATTTGTCTTTAATTTCTCTTAGATATATTGTAATAGCAATAAACCCGCAATAGGATTGCTTTCCTGATATTGGTAAAATAGACCACTTATCTGATGGTTCTGTGTATGGGCACGCCAATATTACAGAAGGTTTTTCATGAAAAACATCATTATCCTTAATAACCATGTATATTTTTAATGCCTCCGTCCAATTTTTACCATTTTCACATTGTAGAGAGGTATCTGTATCATTGAATTGATAGAATCCATATTCTTGTAATATCCTCGTATTTTCCTTTGGCGTAACACTATAACCTGTTCCTATTATTACATCATCACCATCATCATCGCCATCATTTTCGGATGTATTCGCAGCATCTGATATTTCTCCAGGTAAAACCGGATCTACAGGATCTGCTTGATCAACACTTTTTACACTAGATGCTTGTAGAACAGGAGGTGCCCCACCAACGGATAACGGTATTGTTTTAGTATATTTTTCAAAATCAATGGCATTTATGGAAAATTCAGTATATGGGAAGACATTTTCACTTAGGTGTTGTAATGTATAGTTTATTACATCTGAACTATTAAATAATGTTTGTAGTCTGTCTTGTATGGTTTTAGTAACCCTTTTCAATATATCTCTTTGTTTATTTCGGAATGTATTGTCTTCTGGCTCTGAAGGTAGTATTTTAACTAATTGGTTATCTTGTATATCTAATAGTCCTCCGTCACTTGTATAAAGGGAAATAGTCTTTTCTAACATGTTTATTTTATCTATAGTATCTTTTAATAATTCTTCTTTGATGGGAGTAATTTCCAATTCATGTATCGCATCTTCTATACTATGCTCTTGTGTTAATATCCATATTTCAAAACTAGCATCCATACCTGCTCCACAACCAAATCTATCATACCGTTCGGTTAGTAATGGATTCATTATATGGGTTTTTAACATCATATCAAATCGTGTATAATCCAGATCTTCTTTGTCTATAGCAGACGGATTCAAGTTCTCGTCTACGGAAATAATTGACGTTTCTCTGTGTACGATATCTTTTAATTGTGCTTCAAAACTAGTTAATGTACTAGATTTTGGGATAAACAATGAAAAAATATTCGCAGTTAGTTTTTCTAGAATATTTTTATTGGATTGACTAGCTTTTTGAACAATGTCTTGTATACCTTTGTTTACCGTTTGATTTAATATGTCTGTTTTACTCTTGCTGTCTAGTGCAGATTGTGAATTAAGTTGATCAACATAAGCGTTCAATGCTTCTATGTATTCATTGATAAGTTCTGTGGATAGTACATTATTGGTCTCTATATCAATACGTGCTCCTCCACTTTTTAATGTCATACGTCTGAGATTATATTTATATTTACCCCGACTTTTTTCACGTTTACCACTACGTTGTTTTCTATTAGCAATTTGCTTGACACTTTGATTTTTCTTCCCGTTAAGTATTTCATAAATTCTCTTACGTGAAATTTTCATCTATATTATTATAATTACATTATTTATTTATGTAGTTATAATAATAATGTCATCGGTTAATTGTAATAATGCTACTGCTCCTATAAATATTGTAAGTAACAATTCTCAAACCTGTGATCTAAAGTGTAATTTTTCAAACAATTACACCGTGACATCTGTTTCTGCTGAAAATAAAGGAGGATATATAAGATATACTTTTGATACTGCGAACGTACCGCCTGTGACGTTTAATGCCGAACAATATAACGTGAGTGATATGAAATTATACCAGCCTTCCCTTCATAAATATGGAGGTGTTACCTGTGACGCAGAACTAATCATATACCATACCAATATTACACAAAACGCCAATGTTATTGTAAGTGTGCCTATCATGGCAACCAGCACTTCAACTGGAGTTATGGATACCTTGATAAGTCAGGTTGCCTCACGAGCAAATTCTGAAGGAGGTAAAACGACTATTGGAATCCCCAGTTTTAGCTTATCCAATATTGTTCCTTCAGCACCATTTTACAACTATGTAGGAACGTTCCCTGTATATCCTTGTATTAGTAGTGTTGAATATGTAGTTTTTGATAAACCTCATGCGATTACAATTACGAGTTCCAGTTTGATACAATTGAAAAAAATTATAACACAACACTCATATAGCACAAGATCCAATACAAACGGACTGTTTTATAACAAAACAGGACCAACTACCGGCAATGGGGCAGCAGGCGATGGTATTTATATAGAATGCAATCCAACCGGAGCTGATGGCAATGTGCTGGTTAAACAAGGAAGTACTTTAGCCACACAAGCTGATCCGAATGATACGGTAGAATATATTACCAAATTGTTTAATAATCCTTGGGTAAGTGGGTTGTTAGGTGCTTTTGTATTGATTATATTGTTATATATTTTTCATAAGTTATTTAACCTATTGCCTGCCACCAAACCCAATGGAGCTCTTGCGAAACAGAACGTCGCCGAGAATTTCAAAGCCGCAGGAGCAGTACATGACGTAGCACAATATGAATATAACACAGCCAAGTAACGTATATTAAACCACACCTTCATAATCAATAGGAGCCGCATCGTTTAAATTATCTAGTACAGGTTTATAGGATGCTTTACCAGAACAAGGTGCCCGAACGATAGGTGCCATATCCGACACCATTTCCTCTTCTAAAGTTTTCACATTTTCATTGTACGATTGTAGATGTTGCATTTTAATTTCTTCTGCTTCATCCGCATATTTAAAAGAACTACCAGTTACGATAGTGGATCGGGTAATCAACGTATATCCCGCTAATGCAGCAAGAATACCAGCAATAGGTCCTGCAACAAACATAGATAGGGCAAGCAACACTACTAGTAGTTTACCCGACGAGGTATCCACAAAATTCGCAACCATGTCAGGGGTATCAAAATTAAATAATATATAAATAATAAAAATAACTTCTAAAACAATTGCATGTGCTTTCTCTGTTTTCAATAATTTTTTAAACAGGTTCATTATATGTTATTCCAATATTTTTTATACAACAAAATTGAAAGTATAAATCCTATATATTTCCAATATACACAAGGAACATGGCGTCAAGCTATCTAGGTAAAAAAGGATACACCATCTATAAAGAATGTCTTTCTCCTAGTGACCAGAAATTTATCCGCCAATCTTTAATGGTTTCACCATATATGCCTATGTCTCCTGTACCACCTCCAACGTATCCAGTATTGTTAGAAAGTAATAGCAAATTTTATATTCCAAGATACTTTGGAATAGAACATTTTGGAGAACCAGAAGAATATTGTATTTCACAAGGTGACACTATTGATATACAATTTGTAGGAGAATTACGTGACTATCAAAAAACAATTATTGATTCGTATATGGAATCTATTGATAATGTGAAAGGTGGAGGAGGATTATTAGACATCCCTTGCGGATGGGGAAAAACAGCTATGTCGCTATATATTATGTCGGTTCTAAAAGTGAAAACGATTGTCATCGTACACAAAGGATTTCTTCTAAATCAATGGGAAGAAAGAATTGCAGAGTTTATTCCGTCTGCTAAAGTGGGTAAAATACAAGGTGAGACCATTGATGTAGAGGGAAAAGATATTGTCATTGGTATGCTTCAATCGCTATCTATGAAAACATATTCTCCCGATACATTTAGTTGTTTTGGACTTATGGTAGTGGATGAATGTCATCATATCTCGTCTGAAGTATTTAGTAAATCTCTTAATGTAATTGTTCCGAAATATACCTTGGGGTTAAGTGCCACCATGAAACGTAAAGATGGACTTAGTCACGTGTTTAAAATGTTTTTAGGACCGATCGTTTATTCTGCTGAACGTAAGCAAGAAGACAATGTGATGGTTAAAGCCATACAGTACAACTCCAACGATGCTGACTTTGAAAATGTGGTTTTAGATTATAGAGGTAATCCGCAATATAGCACAATGATTACGAAACTATGTAGTTACAACCATCGGACAGAGTTTATTTTGAAGATTATAGAAAAAGAATTGGAAGAAATACCAGAACAACAAATAATGATATTGGGACAAAATAAAAGTATTTTGGATTACATTTATAAAGCAGTTAGTCACAGGAACCTCGTCAGTGTTGGTTATTATATTGGTGGGATGAAAGAAGAACAACTCAAGATAAGTGAAACCAAAAAAATAATTGTGGCAACATATGCCATGGCAGCAGAAGGATTGGACATTAAAACATTGACTACACTCATTCTTGCTACACCCAGAACCGATGTCACGCAAGCAGTAGGACGCATCTTGCGTGTCAAACGTGATAGACCACTTGTAGTAGACATCCTAGATACACATGATGTATTTCAACGTCAATATAAAAAACGATTAGCTTTTTATCGTAAAAACAACTATACCATATTAGAAAGCGATAACATAAAGTATTTTAATAATGAATGGAGCAACACATCTAAAAGATCCAAAAAAACGAATTCTTCGTCTAAATGTTTAATCTCAATTTCTGTATGATAAAGTATTTCTAACCAATAAAATGAAAAGTATGTGTGAAAGTACCGTCGGATTTTTTTTTTGTGGTATGTGAGCCACGTGCGCCAGTATATTTTCCTGTTCCACCAACTATAATTCCTGGCGCCACACTATTGGAAAAATCTGCCGAATTTACAGATGTAGAGGGTGAATATATGGCAGCACTCAATACCATAAGTTGTCCATCGTTCATGTTATACGCAATTTCTCTGTATCTGTCTTGATCTTGTGTAGTATCCTCTAAAGTTACGTCTACTGTAGTAGCAAGACCTGCTAAATTACCTAGTATGAACGTTTTATCTTCATTGCGTAAAACCGCATCAAAAAAATATGTAGCTCCTGTGTTATTTATATTAGTTACAGTTAAATTTGATATATCTTGTTCAATTACCAATGTACCAGCAGCAACACTGCTGCGATTTACAAAGTTAAATGCATATTTCTCCCCTGAATCAGAAAGATGTGTGTTTGACGTGGTTACCGTACCACGTACTCCTATATAGTGTCCTGTTCCACCAACAATAACTCCTGTTAAGCCAGTACTATCGGTATTATCATATTCAGCAGATAACAACACAAATATTTTTCCATTAGGAAGAATAAATACAATTTCGCTAAATACGGTAGCCGTTGCGTTATCTATCATTATGGTGGATTGTCCTACGACTGTGCCTGTATCATTAACTGTATCATAACTAAAGTATGTTACATCACCTATACTAGACTCGCCTAACGTTTCCCCAGAAAGACCTATTGTCACTTGTGCGCCATTGGTGGTTTCAATTATAAAATCTGTAGGTTTAACATTATTATTCGTAAAGTTGAAGGTATATTCCCAAATACCTGCCATTATTTTTGTGGAGTTAACTGTTCCACGTAGACCAATATATTTTCCGGTACCACCCACGATTACACCTGTTTCGTTGTTATTTATGTAAGTTGCAGTTACATCGGTGGTAACAACATATTTTGCTAATCCCAACATTATAATTTGTCCATCTGGTAAATTGAACACTAATTCTCTGTATTGGTCTTCTTCGGTTTCACTAGTATATGCAAGGTCTGTTGTAGTGAGGCGACCTATTAAATTTCCCATGGATTGTCCTTGAAGATTAATTAAATCTCCACTAAAGTACATAGATTTTCCTGTTCTAGTGTTTTCTTCGTTTATAACAACTTTACCTACCAGATTTGTGGTTCTTACAATTAAATTAGAGTCAGTTGGAGTGATATCTTTATGTTGAACCCCATCCGAACTAGGGGAAAACATACTTTTCCCTTTGCCTACACCTCCTAGTTGATTTATATTAAAAATTACATTTCTATCATTTCCATAACTTCTGTTGTAACTTATTCCTGCTTGCCGTCCAACACTGGAAGGGATACCTTGTTTTTTGGTACCACCACTCAAGTTACCGTTAAGTCTAATCACACTAGATGATCCAGCGTTGCCTGGACTAAACATAGAGGATGACCTTGGCATATATAATACATCATATATAATAAATCTAGAATAATCATAAGTATTTAAAGCTAGTATTAAGATACAGATTATATAAACGTATGACTGCGTTTGAAAAAACAAAAAATATTCTGTCTATTCAGACGGTTCAGATCGCACCGTTCAGAACCTTAATGACAGCATTGAAGGATATTTTGTTAGAGACAAATATTACATTTACACCAGAAGGATTAAAAATAATCAATATGGATAAATCTCATACTATATTAGCTCATCTGTTTTTAGATGCTAAACAATTTGAATGTTTTGAATGTAAAATGGACAAAATTATTATCGGTGTAAATATGCTTCATTTATTTAAACTGATTAACACGATTGACAATGATGATACATTAACCATTTATATAGAGGAATGTGATTATACCGATGGCGTTGTACAATATTTAGGGCTTAAATTTGAAAATGGTGATATTAAACAACAAAAATACCAGAAGTTACGTTTGATTGAACCTGAACACGAAGAACTAGAAATACCTGATGTAACTTTTTCCTCTGTCCTTAATCTTCCAACGACTGATTTTCAAAAAATTATTCGTGATTTGTCTTGTATTTCGGACAAGATTGAAATACGGTCAATTGTAGGCACAGATGGTGCTGAGTTAATATTTAAATGTCGTGGTGGGTTTGCAGAAGCAGAAGTGCGTCGTGCAGAATCAGATGGGAATATGCAATTTCTACAAAAACAACATACAAATAAAATAATTCAAGGAGAATTTTCATTAAAAAATCTGGGTTACTTTATTAAATGTACGAATTTATGTAATCAAATAGAAATGTACCTTGATAATAATTTGCCTTTAGTTGTGAAATACAATGTTGCTTCTTTAGGAGAAATCAAACTATGTCTAGCACCGTTACCAAGCAATTAAAAATATATAATATATATCCAACCATATATTATGTATTATGTTTTTTAAAAAGACAGCCATATGAAGTCAACTCTGGTGTAATTTCCTTTATAACATTGGGGTTTAGATTATTACAAGTTGCCATCCATACCTTTATTACGCAAAAATTTTTTTTAGGTGATATAGTTATGCCGTTGATTAAGGATTGTACTGCGATTGTATTTCCTAATGTTTCGCCTACGACGGCATAAGTTAATGTGCGCCAAGTGTCCGGAACTACTTTATTAGATACTTTATATGAAAAACTCCCACCCCTTATATTAGATGGATCTTCCCATATTGGTTTAATATTACCACGCATTAAAAATAACATACAATTTTTTATCATTACATGAGGAATAGATTCTGTCACTACCACAGCCTCTTCAATAGTTTCAAATGTTAAAATTTTTTTGTAACTATTAATACCCCAATCTGTATCATGTGGAAGATGTGCATATAATGTCCACGTTTCATTTAATGAGTGTGTATTATTGCAATCTTCCATTATATAGACGTTATCTATTTAACTTTTATATTATTTTATAGTATTAGTCATTTAACGAATACATTCGTTGTATGGGCGAATAACAAAAAAATTATCTGTGTATTTTTCATCTTCTTGAAAAGACGTGTTGTTTTTGGTAATTATATTAAACCCTTTGGGGGTTATCTCTAAATATTGCTTTTGTTTAGCATTATTTACTAATGTGTGTTGATTTATATCTGAATCAATTATATAAACTGTATACTCTAACGGTAAATCCAAATTAAAAAAACACTTAATAAATTTTTCAGTATATATCTTGTTCCGCACAATTTCAATACCTAAATGTCTAGGTGTAACATCAGTAGAAAAGGAGTTGTCTTCACTGTCTTTCGTCACTACACATGCGCTAATAATGCTTTTGCTACATGGTTCGCAAATAATAGTTCCATTATTGTAAAACGTTTCTAATAATGCTTTTTGTGTATCAAACAAACGACATTTATATTCGTTTGGTGTAATAGATGGTTGTTTATATACCACATAATTATAATCAGAACAATTAGTATCTTTTACATTCCTAACTAAATTAGTCAAGATGCACTTACCTACTTGTACGTTATCTTTATAATAGAAAACGTCATATTTATACAAATGTTCAAAATGTTTATATAGATATTTATATACTTTATGTATACGTACTTCTACTTTACAATATAACATAGCAACATTCAAAAGCAGACGCTTACATTTGGCAGGATAAAAATTTAAACAAAATAATCCTGTAGCAGATATACAAATACCTATATTGGTTAGTGTGATATACATATTAAATAAGCAAATGTTTATAGTTTAAACCTTTTACAAATAAATTTACTATATCCGTGTATCTATTATAAAAATGCTAGGAAAGGGTTTTTAGCGGGTATAGTATGATTTATCTTAATATTATCGCAAGCATTTTCCTTTTTTTCAATAATAGTATCACATATAAACACATCGGCAACAGGAGGTTGTAAATAAAATATAATGTCTAATAAATTCATGATATTTTTACTTTTTACAATAATGTAGCTTTTTTGTAGATATTGAATAGGCATATTTCTTATTTTTTTTATAAAAGCAGACATATAAAAACAATATTTAACCGATACATGTTGTACATGAATGGTATTAAAAATTAATATAAATGGTTTTTTATAGTTATACAAGTTCAACCATTCATTTGTAAACGTGTAAAAATCATTATCATTTTGTAAATTTCTATCAAAGTCGATAAAAATATACGGGAAATAGGATAAATCATACTTTGCAAACATGAGGTTATGTATATATTCACAACAGTTTAATATGGCGACAATGGTTCGGTTTGTCTTGGATATTGTGGGTAATCTACCTTATACTCTAATCCTCCTGTAGCAGGTGATATACCAAGCATTAATAATAGCATGCTAGTTATTACAGTCATCATAATAAATGGAACAAAGACAATAATCCAAGAAATAATTCCTAAACCTCTTATACATAATAGATTCAGTATAAAAGAAAAAATGATCATGACAATAGATTTTAAAAACGCAGTATTATACATACCTTTAAACATATCAATTAATATTTGTGTAAGTGAGAATGCTATATACATTAATGCTGGCGTACATAGATTTTCTATCATACTATAATATAATATACATGAGATAAAGTTACTCAAACAATTCTGGATCTCCATTTACAAATTTACCGATTTTTTTACCTACTTCATCGTCTTTATCAACCATAAATATGTCACCATTTTGGTCATCGTTTGTTAGATATTCAACCATGTTGCCATCTTCATCTTCCATTTCAACCACAAATAATTCTTCTTCTTCTACTTCTACTTCTACTTCTTCTTCTTCTTCTTCTTCTTCTTCTTCTTCTTCTGAACTTGCTATTTCAGAAGGTTCTTTCTCAGAAGGTTCTTTCTCAGAAGGTTCTTTCTCAGAAGGTTCTTTCTCAGAAGGTTCTTTCTCAGAAGGTTCTTTCTCAGAAGGTTCTTTCTCAGAAGGTTCTTTTTTTGAAATAGTTGTTACGGAAGAATCTGTAATAGAACCTTCGTTGTCGGAAGATGCTTCAATATCTATATCAGCTGATTGTGGGTGAATTAAAACTGTTTTTTTCTCAATGACCGAAGAAGGGTCATCGCAAAGCAGATCGTTACAAATATCATTATATTCTTGTTGAAGTTTCATAATAATATCGTAATGTTGGCTATTGTGATGTCCGGTAATATCAGCAAAGGTATGGAACATCAAACGTAATTCTTCCAAACGTGTTCGCATAACACCCTCCGGTTTTGGTATTGATTCCACGTCGGATACTACATGTGTAGGCGGTTTTTCTTTGATGTGCATGGTAACACGAGGTTCATTTTTATACATCATATTTTCTTGTTGTAACCTCTTATTTTCTAACAAGATCAATTGATATTCTGGTAGTTGTGTAAGCCATTCATTAATAACCGTGTCTCTTTGATTGTTTTTGTTAATTTTACTTACCAGCGGTTCAAGGACAATATTGATGCTTTTCACCAAGGTTCCAGTAATGTCGCCTACCAGTTGCTCAACAGTTAAATCGGTCGTAGTATTCATGGTTTTGCTTGTATGAGTTGAAGTAAACATATTAATTTATGTTTCAATTTTACGTTTAATACCATTTAAAAATACATATAATCATAATACAAATAGCAAAGTATATGTCTAAATACGAGGATTTGAAAGCAACTTTTATAAAAGAAGGCAAAGAAGAGTATTTTAATACAGTGATTGAAGAAACATGTAGTCAAGTAGAACGACAAACCGATTATTCTAGAGAAGACGCATTGGATAAATTAATTGAACACAAACTAAATACAACCAGTGTAATTAAAGAATGGTTAGGGCTTCCTTTAATTAAATCCACAATTCAGAATGCGTCGTACAGAAGTCCTAATCAGCGAATATATGACGAATTTAGAAGTTTTTTGGACGATGCTGCAAAAAAATATTATGATAACAAAAAATAATCGTCATTATTTCATATTAAAATTGTTTAATAGAATTTCAGATTTTGTCTGTTTGTTATATTTTGTTTTAAGTTTAAAATTCCCTGCCGTATTTTTATTGTTAATGAAAAAATCATCATTGTCAATATGTAATTCTGGAAGAGAACTAGTCATAGGTTTATCCACTATCAAAAGTAATCTTTCGTTTTTGAGAAGTTTTCTATATTCTTGAATAGAGAGATTGCCGTAATATTTGTCTAGGGTATAGTGTGGATCAGGAGCAGGTTTAATATTTTTATTATAATCATATATTTTACAATAAATATGATTTAATAATGAATACCGTTCAAATTTTGAGGTAGAATCAATATCTGATTGTTTGAACAAATAACCTGTGGCACATTCTGGACTACAAAAACACCCATACACATGGTATGATCCGTTTATGTTATACTTTGGAATATAAATAGGATGATTATTAAATTCACAAGTACACCAAAAACATGCTGATCGTTTATCAGAATTGATATTGTTATGCAAATCATGAGATAATGTAATTAGTTTTTGATTAATACTAGAATCTTCTTGTGGGGAAACTTCTTCATCATCGTAATATTCTTCATTAGACGACTTGCTATTCACAAGATTGAATCCTATATCTTTGTTCATAAATTGGTATGATTCCACCATAGGCTGACTATTTTTATTCACCAAACAATGACTTTGTTTAAGATCCTCTAAGCCACATTTTAAATGTAAAATGGTATTAGGGGTCGTTTCAAATGTAGGTTCTTGGGTTTGATTTACTAACAATATTTTACCACCTTTTGGTTTTCTGCCACGTTTTTTTGGATTTTTAGTACTGTCTAAACAAATAGCTGTACTCATTACAATATAAGCGAATGTCAATTTAAATGGTTTTAATATTGATTTACACCAAATAGTTTAATTAATTAGTAATACAGCTAAAGAAACATATATAGATACCCTATGACAAGTATACCTTGGGTTGAAAAATATAGACCTTCTACATTTGATGATATAGTATTGGATGATCATACAAAATGTATATTACAAAACATGATAGACACGGGCTCTTTTCCAAACATGCTTTTCTACGGTCCACCTGGTACTGGAAAGACTACTACTGTGGTAAATTTAATACATAAATATCAAGAAAAACATAATGAACAAAACAAAGGATTGATGATACATTTGAATGCATCAGATGATCGTGGTATAGATATTATAAGAAATCAGATCGCACAATTTGTAAATACAAACCCGTTATTTTCAAATGGATTGAAAATTGTAGTATTAGATGAAGTAGATTATATGACCAAAAATGCTCAACAAGCATTAAAATACTTAATACAAGGTTACAGAGAAAATGTTAGATTTTGTTTAATTTGTAACTATATTAGTAGGATTGACGAACCGCTACAAAATGAGCTTATTCATATTAGGTTTAATTGTTTACCTACCTATAAAATCATTGAATTTTTAGATCACATCAATGAAAAAGAAGGTATACGTGCTTCCAACGTTATACTTAATTCAATACAAAAACTATTTAAATCAGATATAAGAAGCATGATCAATTATTTACAGTGTAATCAAGAACAAATTGATACACATAAGATAATTGATAGCGAAACTTGGGAGAAACTATTAGTCAGTCTAATAGTTAACAAGTCTGACACTGATAAAATTATTAATAATTTAGAATTGGAATATCAAATAGACGAACGCAACATAATGAAAGAATGTATACAGCATATAATAATTACAAAATCGCATCTTGTAAATGATAAATTGCTTAAAGCATGCGAGTTTATATCTCATAATTATGATAAAAAATCCTCCTATTTAAGAGGATATTTTATAAATAATATAATTGGTAATATTGTATTATAATAAATTGATCTAGATATATATATGTTTAACTATACCCACACACCGCTGTAATGATCAATCCATCTGACATTGAAGATGACTGGGAATGTTTTTGTGATGATGACATAGAGATACCTAATGATTCTTATGTAGTACCATTAGATACCAAGACACCAAAATGTTCCACTCTTTATATATCCACAAAAACAAAAATTTCATTTTTAAATCAACCCATATCACTTGTGGATACTTTTTGGAAGGTCCCTATTATACCATACCATATACCAGAATGTGGAATCATTAAAAAACAGATGAAATTTATTAGTGTTTCAGAGGATGAATTAAAAGATACCTTAAATAAAATAGATGATTCACAATATGCTGAACAACATATTATACAAAGGATTGTAAAAGACGAAGGTAGAATAAAATACCGTGATGTTAGAAAAATAAGCATTGGATTATGTAAAAAAGACATCACATCGTATAGAAGTAAAAAAAAGGGTGCTTTCTATAATTGTTTTGCTTTAATTATAAGAATTTTACATGAGGAAATATATAAAGAAATTCACGTAAAAGTTTTTAATACTGGAAAACTAGAAATTCCGGGGATTCAAACAGATGAAATATTAGACAAAACCTTAACCATATTATGCGATACATTAAACTATATAAGCATAGATAAGTGTAACCCCATTACATGGGATAGCAGTAAAAATGAAACAGTACTGATTAATTCAAACTTTTCGTGCGGTTACTTTATCAATCGTGATAAATTATACAATCGTTTAAAATACCATTACAGAATTAATTGCGAATACGATCCTTGTTCATATCCAGGAATTCAATGTGATTTTTATTATGATATAAATGAAACGTTACAAGACGGAAGACAACCAGTCTATGACGTCGCCCGTGATACTAAAGTACCTTATACCAAAATGTCATTTATGATATTTAGAACTGGAAGCATATTAATTGTTGGAAAATGTAATGAACCCATGCTCATGAGCATATATACCTTTTTAAAAAACTTACTTGAAGCTGAATATACCAATGTCGGTGGAAAGCTAGTTGATACGAATCCACCGGGTAAAGACGCTGTACAAAAAAAACTTCGCAAAAAAACAATTATCATCCATGTATAACATTTATATTTATCGTGAATAAGTATTTAAAAACTTTTAAATTGGTTAGTATATAACTAATATGCCGACACAAGATCAACAATATCCTATGCCAGGTAATCAATGCTTACAGCATTGTTGTAAATTAGCCAGCGTACACGACCACCCAATCATGCTTGATTATTGGACACCCTCGCACGATGAAAAGGTAGTCATTGGAGTTAGAGACAATGGTGAAAAACTTTTAGTAAAAAGTGAAGATGAATATACATCCCCTATAGGAAAGATTTATCGTGTGGACAATGAATACATCATTATGACAGAAAATTCCATTTATATCACTTCAGATAAAATACTTACCAAGCGGATCTCATAATTTTTTTAATTTATATACATTATATTATTTTATTTTATAATGTGTAACTATATAAATGTCATTTACAAGGTTTCATGATGATCCTTGTCGTATCAAAAAACAATTACAAGAAACAACTGATATCGGAAGATACATGTTAGACGTACCTGGTAATGGAATAAAACCTTGTTTTATGGAAGATCCCTTTATCCGACTACAAAAATGGGGAGCTAATTTAAGATCTAATACCATTAATATGGAGAGTGCATTACTAGGGATCAATCATAGTAGTTCAAGAGATTACTTAAGCGATCAAACATCATTACCTTCTAACAAGCCTATACAATACCCCACATGTAAACCGTTTACCGACCAAACAAGATATACAAACCCTGCGTGGACTGCATTAGATTTAGAACAAAACAATTTTCAATATTTACATCTTGATCCACAAGAAAATACATGTGTTCCATTTTCTTATAATGTTAGCACACGTATCTTAGAAAAAGATAATTTTAATACCGTTGTACCACGTATATAAATTAATATATAGATTTCATTTGAAGATTACATTCGCTACATTATAGATTATAATATTCAAATGATATATACAAGAAATGGCTGAATTAGCAATTCCATTGATCGCTTTAGGAGGATTGTATGTTATGTCCAACCACAATAAAGAAGAAACTACCAGTAAAAAGGAACCGTTTACGTCTATGGATAAACCAGCTACACATATTCCAATTAATTATCCCGTCGGCAAAAAAATATCAGCCGATGACCCTATGCGTTACAACAATCCTAACCAGACTACGGATAAATTTTTTAAAAACAATACCTATGAGAAAGTAGAACAAAATAATCCACGTGATAGTGTAGGTGGATCAACACAGACTTCGCTAAGTTTAACTGGAAAACCGATAAATAAAAAGGAGTTCAAACATAATAATATGGTTCCTTTTTTTGGTGCTAAAATAAAAGGAGCGACATGTTCCACGGACATTGCGCAATCACAGCTGGATAATATGCAGGGTGCTGGATCTCAGTTTCGTTCTAAAGTAGAACAAGCTCCATTATTTAAACCTCAATCAAATATGAATTGGGCAAACGGAATGCCTAGTACAACCGATTTTATTATGTCTAGACAAATGCCTGGAACAAAAATGCATAATATAAAACCATGGGACGAAGAAAAGGTTACCCCTGGTTTGGGACATGGTTTTACTACAACTAATAATGGTGCTGGATATAATGTAGCAGTTGAAAATAGAAACGCATGGTTGCCAAAAACAGTAGATAATTTAAGGGTAACTACCAATCCTAAGTTGTCCTTTTCTTTACAAGGTCATCAAGGACCCGCCAATTCCCACATAAAAGAAACTAGCAACATCCATACGATTGGTAAAATAGAAAAAAATAGACCAGATACAGATTATAGTGTGGGTCCAGGTAGATGGTTTACTACTACGGGTGTAGAAAAAGGACAAACTGTGAGAAGTACTGAATTGTTACAACATACAAATAGACCGGACTATTCAGAAACAGATTATTATGGTGTAGGAGCAAAGGAAGGACAATCTAGCTATATTAATTCCCATCAAAATACTTCACACCGTCAACAATTAGATGCCCCAAGCATATCAGCACCTACTGGAAAAAATGGGGCAGCAATAAATGATTACGGGAATGGATCTTATTATGCTCTTTGTAACAATAGGTCTACTACAAAACAATCTACTGAACACGGTCCTTTACAAGGAATTATACAAGCAGCAACTGCTCCTATATTAGATGCTCTTAGACCTACACGAAAACAAAATGTGATTGGAAGCATCCGTCCTAACGGAAATGTCCAACAAACATCTGGTAGCAACCATCCAATATATAATCCTGCCGATCGCACGAAAACAACTATTCGTGAACAAACAGAGAACCATTCCAATCATCACTATATTCAAGGACAACATGATGGAGCATATACTGTAACCAAACAACAAGCGATATCTCAAGAAAGAGATACTACTAACGTACAAAATTATGGGAATGCTTATGGCATGGATCAACCTATGTCACAGACCGCAAATTATAATCAGCGTAACAATCCAAATAAAACATTTTTAAATACACCAAATCAAGGAGGTATGTCTTTGTTAAATTCTAATATAAACATGTCTCTTCGTTCAGAATCACAAGTTGAAAATACACGGAATATGGTTGGTAGTGCAACTACTACTGCTATACCGAGTGTAGATACGTATGGCGTAATAAACACTCCACAAACCTATGACAACAACCAATCAAATGACAGACTTAATCCTGATATATTAACCGCATTTAAAAAAAATCCATATACACATAGTTTAACTAGTTGGTCATAACATTAATCGTGTATAATTCAATTAAACATTAATTCATTTATTTTTATTATAATGTCATTATTAATTCATGAAAATATAATTCATAAATTAGATGAATTTGTTAGATTACAAAAAATACCGAATATATTATTTCATGGACCATGTGGGTCTGGAAAAAGGACCCTTGTAAATAATTATGTTACTAAGCTATATGGAGACAATAAAGAACACGTTAGATCATATGTGCTTTATACCAATTGTGCACACGGGAAAGGTATTAAATTCGTAAGAGATGAGTTAAAGTTTTTTGCCAAAACACATATAAGCTTGCATAGCAATATTACATTTAAGACTATAATATTGTCCAATGCTGATTCTCTTACTATCGATGCACAATCTGCGTTAAGGAGATGTATTGAACAGTTTAGCCATAACACTCGTTTTTTTGTAATTGTAAACGATAAAGCTAAATTATTAAAACCTATATTATCTAGGTTTTGTGAAATACATGTCCCACAACCATACATTAACTCATTCAAAGTGAATCTTCATAGTATACATACAGATACATGCTTTGGGAAAGATATACATACGATACGTGCAACTCGTTGGTTTAAAAAACATCTTTACAAATTAGAAGAAAAATCTCTAAAAGAGACGACACAGTTATCCGAGCTAATTTATGAGAATGCTTATTCTGGGTTAGATTTAATGTTATATATAGATACTCATGGTCAGATTGATCCATCTAGAAAATCAAGTATGTTATTAACCTTCCAAAAAGTTAAGAAAGAATTTAGAAATGAAAAAATGTTTTTGCTATTTATTTTGAATTTTATAGTTATTCGTTCTAATATAGATTTTGTTAATGTATCTTTTATGTAATATGGATGATTATTCTGTTGCCTCTTTAGCAGAATCAAAAAATGAATGGTGTGCTCGTCTAGTCAATATTATGACACCTGCTCTAGTAACAGGACTGAAATCCATTTTTGAGGAAGCAACATCATTGTGTAGAGAAAATAATGAAGAAGATAAATATCTCATGACGTTTCAAACGTTTCTAACCCGTATTCCAAAATGGAATAATACTATTATAGAAACCGAGCGTGAAAGAATATGTGAAGCATCTTCGTGTTCTTATTTAGAAGATCTTGTTACATGCGTACATATTATACATTTGAAAGCATTGACGTGTATTAGAGTTGGTCAAGAGCAAAAAAAAATAGACATTGATGTTCCATCCATAGACAAATTTGTACATCGTGTGTATATTGCTGTTGCTAGGAAAGTATATATTAATGTATATTTGTTTGAAAAAGATATTCCCCCACTTGATATACAAAAACATAATCGTGAATTAGAATGTATTATAAAAGAATGTATTTTGAATACAGTGAGAGATAGCATGCCTGTAGAAGATATACTTAAAGCATACATCAGTGTAACAGAAGAAGAAGAAGAAGTTAAGCAACCAGATATTAAGCAACCAGATATTAAGCAACCAGATATTAAGCAACCAGATATTAAGCAACCAGATATTAAGCAACCAGATGTTAAGCAACCAGAAGAACCTGTAAATAATCCTTTGCCGAATAACAATGAGGTGTTTTTAGTACCTGAAAAGTTATCTTTTTCAGATATTGACAATGCGATGGATATCGCAGGAAATACAAGTGTTATAGATGCACCAAAAACGGATGACAGATTAGAACAAATTGCCAAAGAAACCGCAAAACGTAGAAAAGAAGAAGAAAACGAAGAAGAAAACGAAGACAAACTTACTATTGGACCTACCGTTTCATTAGAACCATTGGATATAAATGATCTAAATAAATCTATAGACCTAAGACCCCCACCTGAAATTCACATTGATACATTGCCGTAATGCGTTTTTACACACGATAGATAATCCACTTATACAAATATGAGACAAGAACCTATAATAATATCTGTAAGTGTTGTGATTATGTTTATCCTTTTAAAGATATTGTATTCAAAGTTTATTAAGGAAACCATTGCATTTAAAAAAATATTTACAGACAGCATATTTGTATTTGTTAGTACCATGTTAGGAATATTTATTGTAGAGCAAGTAAGCGATGGTGTAGACACAAAATCCACCTTTGCTTTTACTTCTAATCCCGATTTTTAACTATCTGTTGTAGCAAAATAGGTTGACATATTTGTAAACGTTTCAATAAGTTCGCTACATACATCTACCATAACTTGTACTACGGTAGTTTTTTCTGTGTTTGTAGCAAATGCAACACGTATAATACTCTCGTCAATATGAGGATGTGGTTTTCTAAACCCACAAAATGTAAGTATTTTATCAGATTTTGCAGATTCACGATCATAATGTTTGCTATAAAGAACATATTCTAATGCTTTTCCTAGAGTATAATCTTCCGATACTAACTTTATATCAAATGCGTTTTCTAGAGTGGTTTCACTAGTTGTGACAATGTCCTCCGTTTGTATAAGTGATTTAAATCTATTAATTTTATCAATCATTACATGTGTACCTTTAAACACAAGATCCATATTTGTAAATTGTCCAACTGTTTCAATTATAAAATCAAATGAATCTGGTATAAAATGCATTTGGGCATTAAGAAGCAACCAATCTTTCTTTTTAAACTCAATGTCTTCTACTTCCAAACCTTGTGATTTCATGTCTTGTTCCATGCGTGCGACTATGTCTGTAATTTCTAGTTTGTTTTCAGTATTACCATAACTACATGTGCATGCCACGTTAAAGGTTCCATTTTCTTTTGCAGTACCAGTATCTAGTTTAGCAATTAGATTAAGATGTTCTCCATCAATCTCTTCAGATAGTCGTGGTCGTAACCGTACAATATCAATAAAATCGCTTGTAATAGGGTCTGGAGGGAAAATATTTATTACTTCTTTTTCAGATAACATTTTTCCAGTATTGTTGTCCCGTATAATAAAATCCTTTGTGGTAACATATTCTATCGTATCGCTGGTGTTTTTTTTATCAATTAGAAGATCGTAATCTTCAAGAGTAATAGTTGTATCTGTTATATGAATCGGTATACAACTAAGACGATGTTTAATTAATTCGTTATTTAAGCGTGTAGTGTTCTTAATAATGGTAACTTTGTTTTCACTATAAGGCGTTGTACGAAACACCACGCATGGAATTTCTGAAATAATTATTCTGCGAATAGCATTTGCTAAACTTACATTTACACCAGACAGCGTAAATGTGAGACGTCCATTGTCTTCAGAGAGATTGCTTACGACTGGGTTCATGATGGTGACTATACTATAATAATATAATTATATATTTAGCTCAATTTTTTATTAAATTAAATTAAGTTTAATTATATCTCCAAAAATAATAATATACTACAATGAGTAGTATATTATATTATAGCAAACTGTGTGAAAACTGTAACAAGGTATTAAGCGTAATTTCAAAAAGTTCCATAAAAGATGATATGCATTTTATTTCTATAGATACCCGTTATAAACGGAGCAACGGTGCAACTTATATTAAGTTACAAAACGGAGAAGAAGTACTTTTGCCTCCAAAAATTACTAAAGTTCCTGCCTTATTGCTTATAAACAGAGGATACCATGTATTGTTTGGCGATGAAATCATGAAGCATATACAACCATCCATTGATCTTGTTAAACAAAATGCTGTAATACAAACAGGAGAACCTGAATGTTATTCTTTGTCTGCAAGTGGATGTGGAGTTGCGTCGGATCATTTCAGTTTTTTAGACCAATCTTCTGATGATTTGTCTGCAAAAGGTAATGGAGGATTAAGACAAACGCATCATTATGCAAGTATTGATTACACAGATCAAATTGAAACGCCTCCAGACACATATTCTGCCGATACAATCGGCAACATTACTATGGAAAAATTACAATCTCAAAGAGATAATGAAGTTAATAGAAAATAATATAAACATTTCTTTAAATTGATATATATATATATGGCGAATAACTTTTTACAAGCGTTCAACAATCATTTTGAAGAATTTATTGATGACATTGTAAGAGTATTCCCTGATGACGATGAAATTGCTACGGCTGCAAATGCCTTAAAAAAAATGCGAAAGGTAAATCCAAAACTGATTATTAATGTATTTATTGAACATATTCAGAAACCATATGGATCACAGATTCTTGAAAATAATATTGATTTCTTTCTTGAAAAGGACTACTCTGAAGAGTTAAGCAATGAAATTTTATTAAAAGTTAACTCTATAAAAGGTCCTATATCAAACATGAGCATGGAAGATAAATCAAAAGTTATCAAATATTTGCAAAATCTATGTAAATTATGTGATTTATATAACAATTAACCAAAATGAGATTTAAAAAATACGTTAGATTTACTTTATATTATGAATGAACCACGAGAGGATTGTTTTAAAAAGATACTGTGTGATATGGTGAACGATCTCATGAGAACTTTTCCAGAATTAGAGTCAACATTGAACGAAGATTTAAAGATTGTATGGAAGAACAAAGAATACACAGAAGAAGTAGTGGATAAGTCATGTGATAGTGTAATGACCTATTGTAAAGGAGTATTTCCAGAAAGGTTTTTTGATATTTTATATCAGAATGAAGAAATGTTTATTAATCCAGAATTAAATTTATGTTTTTTGCCTGGTGTGGATTATAGATCTCTTTGGAAAGAAGATATTTCAGATCAAACACGTGAAACTATTTGGAAATATTTACAATTGTTTTTGTTTTCTATTTTGTCCAATGTAAAGGACGGCAAAACGTTTGGAGATACGGCAGATTTATTTAAAGCGATCAATGAGGATGTTTTCAAAACTAAATTAGAAAGTACCATAAATGAAATGAAAGACATGTTTTCAAAATCAGATACTGGTGAAGATGCAAATGTACAAGACACCATTCCTGACGCACAAAGCATTCACGATCATGTTACAGGAATGATGGACGGCAAACTTGGTTCCTTAGCAAAAGAGATTGCAGAAGAAACTGCCGCAGACATGGATTTAGACATGAACGATGTGACTAGTGTGAATGATGTATTTTCCTCTTTATTGAAAGACCCTAGTAAATTAATGAGCATGATTAAAAACGTAGGATCTAAGTTAGATGATAAAATCAAATCGGGCGAGATTAAAGAAAGTGAATTGTTGGAAGAAGCGAGCGAAATGATGAAGAAAATGAAAACAATGCCTGGTATGGAAAACATGCAATCTTTGCTGAGTAAAATGGGACTGGGTGGTAAAGGAAAAATAAATCATACAGCAATGCAAGCTCAAATGGATAGAAATATTAAACAAGCAAAGCAAAAAGAAAAAATGCGCAATAAAGCAGAACAAAATAAGAAATCTAGTTCTACCCAATCAAAAACACCAGAAGAAGTAAATACCGCATATCATGAAAGTGAAAAAGTCGTAAATGAATTATTGAAAGACTACGAAGATCAAATTCTCCGTTCTGGAGAAAAAGCAGAACGGAGTAGCAAAAAACAAAATACTAAAGGCAATAAAAAAATGAAAGGTAAAAAGCACAAATAATTTATATGCTCTTTATATATGCAACCCTTATTCTGGATAAATGAACCTTCTATTTTATTTCAACAGAAATATATATCTCAGATATGGCCTACTACACTCATGCCCAAAAATGAAAAATTAAACGCAATTACACGCCTAATCATAATTCTAACTATTTTATTATATTTGATCACAACAAATAAAAGAGTTATAGTAGCAGGCAGTATAACATTGATTGCTATTATAATATTAAAATATTCGGATACTTACTCTAGCACCAATAAAAAGGTCACCTTTAAAGATGAACTTGAAGGGTTTTCTAACTTAAATAAAGAAGCCGAATCATCATTATTACAAAAACCTACCCAAGCAAATCCAATGATGAATGTAACTTTACCGCAAATACAAGATGACCCGCAACGTCCTGCGGCATCCCCTGCATATAATCCTAAAGTAGTTGAGGAGATTAATACCTCTACGCAAGACGCTGTAGTGAATAGTTTTGACAATACCAAGGATATAAAAGAAAAACTTTTTTCAGATTTAGGAGATAGTTTCGTGTTTGACCGATCTATGATACAATTCCATTCTACCGCAAACACTACTATTCCAAATGACCAAACGTCCTTTGCCGAATTTTGTTATGGAGATATGATTTCATGCAAAGAAGGAAATGCTTTCGCTTGTGAGCGAAACGCACCACCGAACTGGATAAACGGTTAAATGTTGAATGTATGTATTTAAGAATATAATATTATATTGTATAATATTATATACATGTCTACTGTATCCGATTATACATTCAATAATTTGTCTCGGATAGGAGACGATGCATGTGATTTAAGTCAACGAAACATGCAGGATGTTTCTTCCGCCAATTATCTATTGACAAATTATAGATCACATATTCCTATTACACGTGCTATGGAGTTTGCTACCGCACAACCTGCTGTGAATTTTACAGGAAGCAATCAAATAGGTACAGGTGGAAGTATAGTAGACGATAATTCACAAATATTATTTACAGATCTTACCCGTAGTAAATGTAAAATAGATTTGTTACAGCGTCCTTTTGTAACGGTACCTTATTTAGGACGTGGTAAATCAAATGCTATATTAGAATCCCAATTACAACAAGGCGAACTGGCGAATAATCGCAAGAGCGTTAACCCCAGTACCGAAGTATCCCATATGAATTATAGTCAAACCCCATTGATACCTTCGTTAAAGTCTACTATAACAAATCCAGCAAATTTGGTGGAAAGTGTTGCAGCAGAAGGTTGGATACGTGGAGGGGTTCCTGTACGTCAACTTACCCGAGATAAAGAATATGTTCAATCTAAACAATACTTATAGATACACGTGTAACTACAATACATGAGTGATGTATTATACGATAACAGTTTTATGTGTACGTATAAACAACTTGACGACGACGATATATACCGTGTACAGTTTTTACAAGCATTCATGTTAGAGGATTGGGATGATACACTAGTACGCAATAGAATGGTTATTTTGTTTGATAAAATTGGACATCATTTTAAAAAGATAATAGAAGAAATTATGATTAAACCTAGTATTTTATCTCATATGCTTTTATTTTTAGGAAATAGTCCAAATAAAATAGATGTGTTTCAATGTTTGTTTTGTGCAGATGTATTTCAAGAAACCCATAGATGTATATGTGATGCTATACATACCAATACTATTCCCAAAGACCATTATACAGCACTAGAAAATACCCTATTCAATATTCCTGATAAGTAGATACATATCATTTTATTTAACAAAAAAATGATATTAAATGAATACTTATTGTAGTTACATTAAGGAAATCCATCATGACATTATCAAGACCATTGTATCCACAAATCACTAAATCTATTATATATCAACTAGGCATTGAAACTACAAAAATATTAAATAATAGTCAATATAAATTACAACGTATTACATGGAATAATGGTGAAGCAAATATTGATACTGAATATTCAGAATTGGCATGTGATTGTTGTAGAATGGCATGGGAAACAATTAAAAAAAAATATACTGAATATAGCGAAATAGATATTTATTGTATAAAACCAGATATAAATATTACGTTTACTTATTCTGATGGACGAACTACAAAAGATAAAATAGAATTAAAAAGTTCAAAAAGTAAAAAAATGCCAGGGTCTACCATTAAAAAATTGGATATTAATCAAACGCTAATTTATTGTCTAAGACCACATACACCTTCAGAATCTTATAAATTAAAATGTTCGCAATATTATTCTGCCATGGGTGAAAGCGATACGGATTTATTTCAAGACAGAACACCAAGACCATGTATTAGTTACGATAAAATGAATGACCTGCCTTTTGTTAGTAAAGACAAAAGTGAATGGGTAGATCATTATGCAAAATGTGCATTAAAAAGGATTGAAGGCACTACTATATGTCAAAAGTCTTGGCAAGATGATATGATTAAAATAATGAAAAAAAAAATTATTGAAGATTATGTGACAAATACTTCAGAACAACAATTTCAAATAGACAAGATTTCTATGTCTCTTGAAAATACAAATATTTAGACAAAATGGTGTTTACATAATTCATTTACTTTATCAGCAATTAAATAACCCAATAAAGGCGGAACAGCATTTCCTATATACTTATACCCTACCATATTTTTTTTTTTACTAAACACATAATCAGGGGGAAATGTTTGAATTAATCCTGCCTCTCTCACTGTTAATCTTCGCTCAATCATATTGTTTTCATGTATATTTATCTTACTATTTTCATGTCTACGAAACTCAATGTTTCCATGATGTTCGGCTCTCATGGTCGGGGCAAATGAATTAAGTTTAATTTCTGTTTGTCCTTGACCCTTTTCAAGTTTTTTTGCCTTTGAATATACCATTTGGGAAATATCGTTTGTAATATCTGGTTCTACGAGATGCTGAAAATATTTTCCGATACTACATTCCGTTTTATTTTTTGTAATAAGGTTCCATCCTTCATAAATATCTACTTGTCTTTCTTTTGATATGCCCATAATTATGACTCGCTTACGAGTTTGCGGTATTCCAAAATCGGGACAATATATAATTTGATACTGAACATCATACCCTAATTCCGAAAAATCTTTCATAATTTGTTTGATAGGTTCATTTTTCATAGTAATCAGCCCATATACATTTTCAGCAACGAATATTTTTGGTTTTACTTGTTTAACTACTTCAACAAAACTTTTATACAAAGTTCCTCTGCTATTTTCTTTTTCAATGTATACTGTTTCTTTTAGATCATGTCCTTTATTGCTTTTAAATCCATTCCGTTTCCCTGCGTGTGAAAAGTCTTGACAAGGAAATCCTCCGATAACTATATCTGCTTTTGGAAACACAAAGTTTTCTGCTATCAAATTATAAATACTTGTTGTATTATAGTTTGATTTATCATTATTAAATCCAAATACTTCTTTTGCTCCTTCAAGTATATCATTTTGAAATACGCAATCAAAGTTATTTTTTTTCAATACAACAAAATCTTTTGTAGTATATAATTTATCTATAAACTCTTTATGTATAATGGAATCGGTGTGTACAATTACTTCGCCGTCAAACCCCATATCCATACCTCCTATTCCAGTGAACAATGAAATAACTTTGTGCTTGCCGTTCATATCAGTCATACTATTACCAATAATTTCTTTATTTACAAAAATCAATTTTTTATTATACTAACAATACATAGAATAGATTAACATTATTTTCAAACGGATTGGTGTCTTTTACGAAGAATTATATAATTAAATGTATACTTAATATATTATGGCTTCCACCAGAAATAAAAACATGCCTTCAGACTATCGTCTTGAGCAAAAATCATACACGCAATCTAGAAGTTGGGTAAGCTATCTTCATTCTTCTTCGGGACAAGCTTACACAAATGCGATGCCTCAATTAGGGATTGTCCCGAGCTATATGCCTCGCACTATATTATCGGATAATTCTATTGATATTGAGACAAAATTATTTGGAATAAATTCTACAAATTTAGTAACACCTGATGTTCCGTTAAATCCAAAACTTAAAACGTTGCCAGAGGTTTCCTTTTTTAACACACTACCAATTATAATGCCAGAAAAAATGGTCGTTTCTAATATTCAACGACCATTTCCTATACCTAATTAATTATTTGGATATTATATACACTTAAAAATACTATTATGAATGATATTATTATGTTATTTAAGAATATCATTCATTCCTTTGGATTACGAAAGATCCGCATGAGACGTTTAAGAAAACGTCGTTAATCATGTATTTGGATACATTCCTTCATCGTAATATTGGCTTTCATCAATTATGGTTTTATCAAAACAGTCTACTGTTAAACTATTTAATTCATTTAAATCATCGTACATTTTCTTATTTTTCAACCAATTATGTCTTAGCACTTTTCCATTAGGAGTATTTAATATATCTGGAATAAAAACGATAAAATGTTTTTTGTATTTAAAAACATAGTTGCTTATGTAAAATTGATCATAAGGCCATTTATTATTGTGGCGTTCGTCTCTATACATTTCTGCTATTAATTCTGTATACATTTGTTTTATAAAATCGTCATTTTTAATAATAAAGGAACCACTATTTATAAATGTATTTTGTTTAGCGTATGGATCTCTTGAAAAACAGCCATGTTTATCATTGTTATTAATTAATGTATGAATTAATTGATTTAACCAATATCCATTTTGTATCCAGGCATCGCTATCTAAAAAAATAATAATATCATAATTGGTACTTTGTAAAAAATCGTTAAGTATATGTATTTTTTTTGTTGCTGGATGAATGTTCCCATATTTATTATTGTCAAGTTCTAAAAACAGATACTCATATCTTAACATATGACACCACTTTTTATTCACTTCTTGTGTTTTTAATAAATAATCTAATTTTGGACGGTTATCTGATTGTAACACACATATATTTAGCATTATAGTATAGTTATATGAAGATATTTTACTTCAGTGATTCTTCTTTTATTTAGAAAATGTGAATTTTAATAGAAATAAAACACAGATGATAATCGATGCTATTAAAAATAATATGGACGATAAAATAATTATATCTGATATTGATATAATTATTTTATAAAACGGTAATGCCAACCATAAACATGTATATGAAAGACAAAGAAATGGTTTTACAAAAAGAACATACATCTTCTGGTGCAAACATAGGTTTTATGGCTATATTATGTAATCCTAATACATTGTCGTTTTGGACAATTGTATTACAAATTATTAATAAAACAAATCGCTGGGATCAAGAAATAGTTAATGATTTAATTTTCATCATGCTAATAGTGCATCTACAAAAGAAGATAAATATAAAAAAATGGATCATGTAAAAAAATACATATTAGGTGAATAAATTGAATTATAATTTACCATATTATACTATACACATAATACCATGTGGCGGAATACACTACTAACTACCTTGGCATGTTCACATGATCACAGCAGGTTGTCTAATATAAAATCATATAATAAACCATGCTATGTATCTGCATCACAACCGAATCATTGTAAGTTCTATGTATATAAAACCATATCAGACTTGGACAATTTTTATGAAAGTAACAAAGATACTATTGAATTGATTAATATTATAATGGATATATTTGACGAAGAACTCTTTAATGGATTCACCAACATATTATAAATAGTTATTACGTGTTGAACAAGTAATAACTATAGAATTTTTTTTTTTGAAAAATGTTTAATTGGAGTATGCAAGACCGCCCATACCAGACATAATACGTAATACATTGTAGTTGGTGGCGTATACCCGAACCTTAGCCGTGCTAGTACCTTGTACAGTTGCGTTGGAAAGCACCAATTGTAAGGTGGCATTGTCAATACGCGAGAAGTTGCAGCTACCGGAAGGCTGATGTTCTTCGGGACGAAGAGCAAATGAATATACGTTAATACCAGTGTCAGGGTTGCGAGTGTGATGTTGGTATGGTTGTACCAAGTCAAAGTAAGTTCCTTCACGTTCAGTGAAGCGATCTTGTCCGTTCAATTGTAATTTAGCAGTTACCACAGGATTCTCACCCCAACAATGCATATCTAATGCGGTTTCACTAAGAACGAACGACCCTGCGTCAGATACAGACGATTGTGGTCCATCTGCCCCGAAACCGCCTGCATTAACGGCAGCAGTGTTATCACCACCACCAGCGTTACCATATTGTGCACCTGATAAATTTAAGTCATTTCCTGCGGCAGCATCTGCCAACATTCCAGCATCCCAAATGTTAAAACTTGCATCACCACCTGCACCAGGTTGAGCAAAAAGACCTAGAGAATTAATGTAATCCGCTGCGCCATCACCAATTGCGCCAGGACCAGCAAAAGCATGTAATGCATTAGGAAGGGCATCAACCGCATCAGTATAATTGTATGGTTGAGCACCAAGAGTTTTGAACAACATGGAATTGCAATCCAAGGAAGCACAGTAATCCACATTTTGGTCAGGTTGTACTACCCAAATCAATTCCTTACATGGGTGATTAAAGTTTAGCTTAATCTTGTTGGAGGAAGATCCAACAGATTCATCGCCAGTAAATTGTAATTGTTCAATTAAGTATTCGTGAGGGTTCTGCGCCATTCTTCGTCGTTCATCTGTATCCAAGAAAATGTAATCTACGTAAAGTGATGCTGCTACAATAGACTGATTGTATGCGAAGGATGCCTTCATGTTTGCTCCAGACCCGGTTGTATCAGGACAAGACAAGGAGTTCACTGCCCAAAGACATTCATCAATTGGGCGAAGATCCAAATTGATCCGGACTTCGTGATACTGAAGAGCAATCAACGGAAGAGCTAGACCTGGATTACGGCAATACCAGAACTGGAATGGAACATATAAAGTTGTTTCAGGAAGAGCATTGCGTGGAGCACACACTTGTCGTGGGGCATCCGAATTACATGGACCATCTACACTAGCGAAAGAAGGATCCGTGATGTAGGTCAATTGTGTAGTATTACCAATCATCGCGTAATAACCACGCTCTTGTTCTTTAGAAAGGGTCAGTTGATTCCAAATATGCATCCAATCACCATATTGACGATCAATACGTTGACCACCAATTTCAACTTCTACTTGCGCAATCAACTGTTCGCCAGGAAAGTCCAACCACCGTGCAAAATTGGCTAATTGAGAATTAATTTCAGGAAGAGTTACCTGTAGATAAGTACGGTAAGCAAGATCGCCGTTACGAGCCAAAGTACACGTAACACGCCGACCAAAATCTGCTTGTCCATTAAAAGTTTGTTCAATAGATTCCATTGCGTAGTTCGTATGGCGTCTATAAGTTACTTTCCAAAAGGTAATTTGTGGATTACCAGTGAGATATACATCTTGGGCGCCATAAGCTACTAGTTGCATTAATCCGCCACCCATGTTATTATACTATTGCTAAAGAAAAAAATATTTCAAAATATGCCGAATAAAGTTTTTATCACTGTTTTAAGGAAAAATTATTTGAAATAAATGTCTTAAGATAATCGTCTGATAAAATCTCTTTTTTCCCTTCATGTTTTTTTTCAAAAACATAATAGTCAATTTTCTTAACTACACTCCATCCATCTTGAAGTGCGTTGTATATAAAGGTCATTTGCTTTTCCAGTTTATCATCTACATCACGAGGTTGAGATATATGTATACATACACTTTCTTCGTTCATATATACATTTAATTATGAAACAAATATATTTTACTTAACGTTATTTATTCTATGTAATATATATATTAAACAAATACCAAGTTATTAATAAAATGCCTATTTTTAAACCGAAAAATTCAAAGATTTTAGAGGTATCTATAAAAAATGCTACTACATTAGACACTAAACATAAAGCAATTATAGAAGAATTTCAATACGATGAAAATGAAATTTTGCCTAAACTAAAAGAATCAAAAAAACTATTAAAATCACAATATGTATCTACATCTTCTTTGGACGAAAAACTTGATATTAAAGAACAGATACAAGATATAAGACGTAAGATAAAAGATATAACAATAGCAAAAAAAAATTATTATCTAGACAATTCAAAATATGTATTTGATTATTATGAAACAAAAAAAACAACATCAGAAGGCAATAGTGAGGCTACCCTTTTGAATAAATTTTTTAATATAAATGATGGGAAAGTGCATGAGAATAAAACTATATCTACCGTAAAAAAATACCTAGCCAATGTAGATGATGCTTTTTTAGACATAACCAATTTTGTAGTACAGACAGATATATGCCAAGCCTGTCACGAAGGCGAACTTATCGCTATAGATCATGAAGGCATGTTGGTATGTAACCATTGTTCAGTAACAGTGCAATTTTTAATAGAAAACGATAAACAATCGTATAAAGAGCCACCAAAAGAATTGTGTTTTTATGCTTATAAGCGTATAAATCATTTTAGAGAAATTTTAGCACAATTTCAAGCAAAAGAAACTACACAAATACCAGAACAAGTATTGTTCAATATACAAAATCAAATTAAAAAAGAAAGAATTAAGCCTATTCAATTGACTAATAAACGGGCAAAAGAGATTCTAAAAAAACTAGGTTACAATAAATATTATGAACACATACCTTTTATTAAAGATAAACTTGGAATACGTCCTCCTGTAATGAGTCAATTGCTTGAAGAAAGATTGTGTAGTTTGTTTATGGATATTCAAGCACCTTATGCTAAATATTGTCCAGATGACAGAGTTAATTTTTTAAATTATTATTATACCGTATATAAATTATGCGAACTCCTTGAACAAAATGATTTTTTGCCATTTTTTCCAATGCTTAAAGATCGTGAAAAGAGAATTGAACAAGATGATATATGGAAAAAAATTTGTTATGAATTAGGATGGGAATTTATTCCGACCATTTAATATATGTGCATTTATCATTATTTAAATATGTAAATAATGATCTTTATTAATTGCTAAATATAGTTTACCTTGGGAAACCAACGAGGTTGGCGCCAATACCGAATCCAGCACCACTTCTAGCATTTACACCCATACTTGGGATATACGTATCAAGAATACTAAAGGTAGCTGCCGCAGTGAGCGCAATTAATGCTATTTCGTCTAATTGAAGAGATCGTTTAGGTATTGCGAATGCGGCAATAGCAACCATTAAGCCTTCTACTAAATATTTTATGGCACGTTTGAGTAGTTCTCCAAAATCAACACCTGTAACAATCATATCTATAGTTTAATATGAGAAAAAAATCTTTATAGTATAGTTACACTTAAAAAGATATCTTTTACATTACTCACGATGGAAATTCCTTCTAAAAGCCATACTACCCGCTTAAATTCGGATGGAACAATTAATGCTAATTATGTGGATGTTTTAGAAGAAGACAAACCGATTGCTGGTCAAAAATTTGCGTGTGTCTCGTTTATTTCACCTGAGAAAGTATTAAAAGACAAGCAAATTTATTTTTTTAACGAGTTTTTAAAACAATGGGAATTATCCAAATCTCTTGAAAAGTTTACACAATTTGTAAATTTTTTGTCCTACAAGTATAATTTTAACTTTGACGATGCTACAAAAGAACTGGAAGAATTTATTAAAACCGAAAAAGAAAAATTAGTATATACATCCTTATTTGACGAATACAAAACGTATATGGACAATCATGAAGAACGATTGCAACGTGAGTTTGATGAAACCCATGAATTTCAAACTAGCACTAGAGGAGTTAAAATCCGTGGATGCTTTCCTAGTCAAGGGGAAGCAGAAATGCGTGCGAAGTTGTTGAGAGAGTTAGACCCAAATCACGACGTATTTGTAGGACCAGTGGGGCTATGGATGCCATTTGATCCTGAAGCATATAAGACTGGTCGTGTAGAATATCTGGAAGAGCAACTAAATCAGCTAATGTATGAGAAAAACAAAAATGAGACGCATGCAAAACACGAGTTTGACGATCGTGTAAAGGATGCCAAAATAAAGGCTATAGAAGAAAACAAAGAAAAGGCTGTTGCTTCAGGCAACAAACTGTCACAAACTGTAGATGCCGATGGTAATTTATTGTCTGTAAAAGATAATACCACTCTTGGTTATAGAAATGAGGATACTGTAACATCGGAAGACATTCAGAAAACGCTGTTTGAAAATGAAAACGTGGTTACATCCTCGTCGTCAGATCATGGATTAAGCAGACTATCTCAACCTGTATCATAATTACCACTTGGATTTTTTTTTAACATTAATTTGCGGTCCTTTTAGACGTCGGTTTGTAGCTGGATCATATGTTTCTACATCTTCTTCGTCGCTATCTAATCCTTTTGACAAATCCCAAAATTCTTTTGAACCAAGTTTAAACGGACCATGTTGTTCTGCTTTATACCAAAAAATCTGATCTTGTAGACGATTGCTTTTAGCATTGTTATTGATCACAAGGCATTCATAATTTTCAGTACATTGATCCATAATTTGTGAAAAACTTTCAAAGGTAGGAAACATGCCTGCATAATTTTCGTGAATAATACGTCTGTTTTTAATATATGGTTCTCTTAAGATAAATACAAAATCAATATTTGTTCTAAGATTTGGTGGTATTCCCAATGGATACTGCATGGTTATAATTAACATGATCTTCCAATGTCGCCCATTCATAAATAATAAACGCATCATCTTGTCTCTAGTCCAAGACGCATCATACAAACAGTCATCTAATATGACAAATGCACGTGGATCAATAGAACTTTTTTTATACATTTCGGTTTCTTTCTTAATTTGTTTAAGAACCTGTTTTTGTCTTTTCAGAATATTTTCAATGATAGCAATATTGTATTCATCATGTATAAACAATTTAGGTACATGCTGTGTATAAAATCCGTTTCCTGCTTCTGTACCAGAAATAACTGTACCGATTGGTATATCTTGATGATGATACAATAAATCTCTTACCAAGTAACTTTTCCCAGTATCACGCCGTCCTATCAAGACAATCACAGGACCTTTGTTTTCATCTGGTCTGAAACTGATTTTATTCATATTAAATTTGCTTAGTTCCAATTCGGTTGACATTTGGAAGAGATATAGAAAATATTAAGAGATTTAATCCGCATGTTTATTAGTTCAACCAGTGATTAATTTGTATATTATCTCTTTAATGGATCCTGATATTAAAACCGCCAATATGGATTTTTTTTATAAAAAAAACGACAATACCTTGTTATTTAAAAGCGTACAAGACGTAAATATTGGTATGAACCTTAAAGATCCACAAAACTATATTCCAATATATGAATCCTTTTTTTCATTGACTTCTAAAAACTACAACGATATTAATTTAAATCATACACATACTTTGTTAGAGGTTAAAGATAAAAAATCGTATAACGTGTTTTCTTGTTGTTTATCAGATGGAACAGAAAAAAAAATAGCCGACGTGTTTTTTAAATATAGTCCTTTATTAGATCCTTCTAAATACTTAATAGGAAAATACGACATAACGGATACAGAGTTGCTTTGTTTACCATCATTTATACATACCAAGGGACATGCTAAAAACCAAGATCCAAATAATGCTGCATATGTAGACGGTTTCTTTACTTATCTAACTAGTCAATTGTTACATACACACAAATTTATACATGCTATTGATTTTTATGGTTCTTTTGTTGCAACAAAAGAACGTTTTGAATACAACATGATTGATGATGTTGAATATATTAATGAATCAGATTTTTTTCATAAACACAATAATATATTGTTTACATGTGAGAATGATATTGCCAACCATATATTTAATTTTAACACTAGACGAAACAAAGAAAGTTTGATCTATGAGTCACATGCCTATCCACTTCCTGATAACATTATAGACACATTAGAAGACGGATTACATTCTTTATTCTCCGAAAAAACTAATATCGGTGATCCACCTAATACTGAATTAGATTTGATATATCATACTGAATTATCTAAAAAAAACGGTTCCACTAGTAGCTCGGAATGTTCTTCTAATTCATGTACATCCACTGCAGGCGACGAAGATACGCAAAGTATGTCTAACTCAGAAGAGTCAAGTGAAGGGTATTCAACTGTATCTGATGATGTTATGAATGTAACCATAACAAATTTTCCAGTTAACGTCATAGCCCTTGAAAGATGTTGTGATACACTAGATGCGTATGTTAGCGAACATATAGATCATATAACAGACGAAGAATGGGGGTCTATCATACTACAAATAGTTATGATGCTATTCACTTATCAAAAAACATACGGATTAACACATAACGATTTACATACTAACAATATTATGTATACAGAGACGGATGTATCCCATATATATTATAAAGCAATGGGTCAAGAGTACAAGGTTCCGACGTTTGGAAAGATATACAAAATCATTGATTTTGGACGTGCCATATATAAATTTAGAGGCAATATTGTTTGTAGCGATAGTTACCATCCAAAAGGCGACGCAGCTAACTTGTATAACTTTGAACCATACTTTAATGATAAAAAACCTAGATTGGAGCCTAATTTTAGTTTTGATTTGTGCCGGTTAGGATGTTCACTAATTGATTTTTTTATACACGATCCAACTAGTAAAGACTCTCCTGCAAAGAAAATTATAATGGACTGGTGTTTAGATGATAAAGGACGCAATGTGTTGTACAAAACAAACGGAGAAGAAAGGTATCCTGATTTTAAATTATATAAAATGATCGCTCGTACAGTACATAATAGTACGCCAGAGTCGCAACTTAATCATAAGTATTTCAATTTGTTCAAAAATAAACATGATGAAACAAATATGGTTATTAACATTGACGATATTCCTTCCTATATTTGAAACTATATTTTTTGTTATAAAATAAAAAAATATAGTACCATAATTAATCGGTATTTGTTATCGTTTTATATTTGTAATTTAACGAGTGCATTAGGAGTGTAGGATGTACCTTATTTACATAATCTACCACACGGGTTAAATCAATGACCTTTGTTTTGTCCATACAAAACAACTCGTGTAATTTATACATATGTGTGCGATATTGTGGTGAGTACAATTTCAATGGTTTGTTTCTATAGATGTAACACGATACATACTGTTTGTATAAAGTATATGTAAAGGTGTGTATCCTATTTCGGTATCCTTGAAATAGATTTTTATGTTCTGGATAGTAACGCAAATACTCTGTTACTTTGTGTTCTTGTCTAAGCATCAAATATCTGTATTGCAGTTTTGGTTGATTTCCACGCAATTCCCTTACATGTTCGTACGTGGTGTTGCGAAGTTTGGCTCTCACTACATTACCTGTGTCTTTATGAATACCATACAACACTACACCAACCTGTGTATATGGAAGGGTCACATAACCTCTGTCCAGCATATTATTTATTTCTGTGTTAGAATACAGTACTTTGGTTGGATACTTTACCCATTTAGGCAAGTAAGAGGAAACGCTTTCCAAAGACACTTCCTTCACCACATCATCAGAGGATAATTTGTATGCTTTTACCAAGTAAAGATTAGGACGGTCAAATGGTGTGACAATTCTATTTTCAGGATGTTGTAAAATAAATGAGAAGCACATGTCGTGTGGAAGCATATCCACAGAAGTAAAGAAATCTTTATCTTCTGTATTCTGGTCCTCGTTACAAGCAACCGCTTCTACGAACATTTGACGAAATGTTTTGCGTGAACCATTCTCTTGATCTACAAAAAAGGATACATGTCCGCCCACACTGCTTCGTGTAGCCAATTCCCACTCTTTCCCTGTCCAAAACATATTCATCATTGTTCCTTCTACATATTCTTCCGCATAGGATAAATCTACATTTTCTTTGAAAGAAACATGGTTCATTGATTTAGGAGGAGAGAAACATACAATCTTTCCATTTTTACGAATAACAGACCGGAACAAGCCCACTGTATCATATGCATCTGACGTTAACCTCTCTTTGTTATAGCGAATAATGTTATATGTTTCTTCTTTATGTGAAAAACTTTTTTGTTTGAATGTATCAAAGTCTGTGTCAAGCACGTACATAATAGGCGTTAAATTATACATACAATTAGTAGATACTTCCATAAATTAGTTACAATGTATTCTTTAACCTTATTTCTTATCTTGTTTTTCAATAAAGAAGATAAATATCTATTATAAGTATAAGATATGTCATCCAATACAACAAATCAAATTATTAATCTTCAACTAGGGGATATTATTGAGTTTGTATCTCCAACAGATACGCAATTAGACCAAAAACAGTTTATCATTCAGTTTATAGATAAATCCAAAATACTTATAAGGAATGTATCAGGAGATACGTATACCATTCGTATAAGTGAAACGGGTAGTCTAGAAAATGAATCTATTGTCAGTATAATTCTTTTAAGCAGAGCGGAAACCCCGAGTTATGCAAAACAACATAATTTGGTGCCCCAACAATGGATTGATATATATTTTGAAGGAGATGTTCCAGTAGTTATGACGGGGCAAATTATAGAATTAGACGAGGATCAAATAGAAATAAAATTAATTTCAGGAGATGTAATTTATATTGATTTCGCATACAAAGGAATTCCTGAGGACATACCAATTCATAAATTTGTAACTCGTGAAAAACCAAATACTTTGGATGATCCAAACACAGAACCCAAAGAGATGGATCTCTCTATGGAAAATATATCTGAAGAATATAGCACGACTGAAGCTACTAAGACGCCTTTCCGTGAAAGAATCAAAGATATTATACTTGATGCCGACCAAATTCAATTTGGTGATACCTTAGGGAAAGTAGCTATGATGGTAGAAGTGCCAGAAGACGAACGGCGATATGGGATCGATCGTCAAACCAATGACTTGCTCAATGAGCTGTTGTCTTCTATACCCAATGCTCAAAGAACACAGCATGTGTTGAATAACATACATAAAATGATTGAACGCTTTAAACAAATGCGTGATATGTTTTCAAAATTTGATGAAAATGGGAACGCTTTTATGCCTGCTCCGCAGGGATCCGATTTTAAACCGCTAGTAGAAAGTCTTGAACAACTAAATCACAAATTATATTGGATTCTTCCAGTGGTTAGAAATGTTAAAAAAACGTATGACATAGAAGAAGAGTTAGCAGAGGTGTATGAAGATATCAGTAATTATACACTTGCCAGTAGCAGAATCATGGAAACCGAAGACGTACAGACGTTTAGACAAGGTTCCATCCCAAATGGACAAAATGGGTATGATTTCATTACAAAACGTGTCCATGAGGGTTGGACGCCGTTTAATCCACCAGTAAACCAAGACAATACTATTGCCACTATTGTGGTTAACACCAATATTGCCTCTGTAATAGATAATTTAGGAGATTTATACTCGTCTGTAGTAGAACAAGATGATATCAAACGAAAAAGATTTATAATTCAAGAGTATAATTTAGGATTAAATACCTTAGAATCATACCGAATAAAAGGGGGTGATAATGTAATCAAGCAAAAAAAAGTAACTTCAGCAGATGAGTTATACTTAAAATCTTTTATTACACTTCCCGAAAGTGCTGTAACCTTTTCCCGCATTAATCTTCCTTCTACGAATATATTGATTAAAAGTAATTTGGCAACCACTTGTTTATCGTATTGGCAAATGTTAACTACACGGACAAATCTTCATGTAGAGCCTATTACCGACAAACCTTATGTATTTAACGACACATATCTTAACCGTATTCGTGAATATCTTCCAAACGAAGAGAGAATGTATACATACAAAGAGTACCTAAACAAAATAATCCCAAAAACTAAAATTCTATTTTCCATTGTAAACAAACACATGAAAGGTCGTCTATCTATGTCTGCTGTACTAGATTATTTAGAACCATTCATGATTTATCAAAAAGATATTTCGTTTAAACAATATGAAGAAATGACATTGTTCATAAAAGACAAAATACAGGAATGGAAAAAAAACTACGTAACTAACAAAAAAGAGTTTCATGCTAAACTTCGCAAACCATCAACCAAAAAGAAGGTATCACCTCTACTTTCTCTTTTGAAAGGGAAACGAGAATACGAAACTGCTTTTATGGAAGGATATAAATTAGATCGTATACCAGTATCCTATTATAACGATAGCGAATTATTAAAACATATCAATGACATAGATTATGGTAGATATTTAAACAATACCGTTGCAATGACCTCGTCGTCATTATGGTTACCAGATAGTATCCCAGATTTATTAAATGATACTATTACCTACAATTATGATGACACACAATCTTCTACATGTGATAAAACAATTGCTAAAAAATACACACACAAGGAAGATCTAATGAAAGATAATGACCGCACCATTGCATTTGATAGCATATATGATAAAACATATTATGATGTTATAAAAGAATATTTATCTGATTTAGAGCTCCTTTCGGAAGATGAAAAAATTCCATATTTAAAGAAAACGATCCAAGACAAAATTGGTATGTCCCCCTCCAACGCAGAAAGAGAAGCGGAAGCATTAGTGCTTGGATATAAACCTGTTAAAAACGGAGATTATGCGGTATTTTATAATGAAATGGATGGGGACCACACCTATTATGTTAGAACAAACAATCAATGGGTGTTGGACGAGATCATTTCAGAAGGATTACGTACGGAGAACAATACTATATTTTGTAATCTAAAAGAAGGATGTATTTTTGTGAAGGATAAGTGTGATACAATAGATAACGCAAAGATTGTCATGGAGCAGAATAATGCACTACGTTCATTGAACGAAACTCTTGATCAGGATGCTTCTATAATGGATGCTAATATACAGAGACTATATGACAACGCACTCTCTAGAATAGCATCCTTAACTGTATTGAAAAATACCACATTTTTAAAATATGATAACAAACAGTTTGCTTACGGAAAGGATGCCAAAGAGGTAATGATTGAAAAATCACCGTATGCAGAAACCTTATCTCTAATTCTTTCACAAAGTGATTTTGTGAAAAGACAAAACGATATTTCTAAATTTGTCTCTTATTATACACGTCCTGCATTGACGGAAGAGGATCCGTGGTGGTTATATTGTAATATATCTAATGTAAAATTGTTGCCTATTTTTGTATCTAAATTATCCGAAGTGTTCGTAAAAGGAGAAGACTATTTTAGTTATTTACAAACGATCATGTCGGAACAAGGCGATTTAGGATCGGATGGTGAAGCAGTGATAGATAAATATTCAGGATGGGTCATTTCATATATAGATTTTAATACGGATGAAGGGTTTTCAGAAGAAGGATATGTGATACGTTCCAGAGAAGTAATGGCGGCAGATATAGGCAAATCGGGTGTAGTTGCCCCAACGAATACCTTGGATACCTTTGGCGATGAAGAAACCAATACCATAGCACGTGTGATGCGATCTTTGTCACGATACATGGGACTGGACACTTCGCATTTAGAAACGTTTGTATTAAGTGAAACTGCAAAATTGCTTTCCAAAAGTATGCCCACTAAAGAAGATTATGAAAAGGCAGCAGAGGCAAACGTAGCCAAAGGGAAAAAACCAAAAGAAAGTTTTGACATTGTGTATAATCAGACCTTAATAGTGATTACTGTTTCTTATTTGTTGATAGGCATTCAAACTAGCATTCCTTCTTTGCGTACCAAGAAAACATATCCTGGTTGTGTAAAGTCGTTTTCTGGATATCCTAGTCAAGGAAATAGTGACAAAAGTGGTGTAGAATATCTGGCATGTGTGGTAGAAGGCATTAAAAGCTCAATAAAACCTTGGAATGCATTAAAGAAATTAAATCAAAAAAAGTTCATCACAAAAATGGAAGGCATTATTAATAATTTTATATTGCCTACAGAGATGATGAGTGAAAGAATACGAGCGAAATTAGAGTATGATGCCACCAGTGTTGAGGAATATATACCAGAAATTCACGATATTACAAATTGGATAAATTTCTTACCACCACTTAAAATGTTAAACGTTCCACTGATTGAACCTCCAAGTGAAGAATTTCAGAAACAATTTATCAGCGATATTAAAAAAGGAAACCCTGAACAATTCAACAAAATAAATGCCATGCGATCTAAAATTATTTTCATATCTTTGTCTATTCAACAGGCTATACAAAAAGTGGTAACCAAAAATATTTCTGAAAAAGAGGCTATATTAACTAACAATGCAAGAGTTCCTTTTCTAGAAAATGCTTGTTGCAACGATTCGTTACAATCTACATACGATTATTTCAGAGAGAAAGAAAAATCTATTCAAATGAACAATAATATCGTACAAGATATCCGTACCGTGTTATATGACGTCATGCTAATGTCTAAACCACCTATATTATTTGATCCTACGGATACTAGAATATTGTATCCTGTTATTCCTGTACAATTTGACGAAATAACCATATACACTGCTTTTATCACGTACTGTAAATACAATACAAATATGCCTATTATGGATGATCTTAGAGCAATTTGTATGGATAAACCAGATGACTACGACAACAACGATACTATACAGAATAAAATTATGAATCTAAAACAAAACGGTATAAATTATGATAACACACTTCTTGCCCAGTTATTAACCATTGTAAATAAAAAAAATATTGTGAATCTTGATCTGGTTAAGATAATCTTTAACCATACTATTAAAATAAGAGACAGATTAATGCAATCCAATAACACTATTTTACCAAAATCATTTACGGAGCCGTTTGTAGCATTAATAGATGAATTTAATAATTCCACAGGTGAAAAAGGTATAACTATGAAAAGAGATATGAAAAATTATTTATCAAAAAACGTGGATGACATGAATCGCAAATTGTCTGAATTTATAAGAAAACATACTACTGCGAAACTACAAACCGATTTTGTAGATTGTATAAACAACATTACCTTTTTTAAAAACAATGACATGACATCTGATACAGATACAGATATATATCAAATGTCTTTGTTCATGAAAAACACCATGGAACTTTTGGTAAAGGTATATCCAAATATAATTATTCATACAGTTAAATATGAAAACGTGAAAATACCAGCCTCGTGGAATCTTTCAGAAATCCATCAAAGTGATTTGAAGAAACAAACTCAAGAACATTTTAAACCACTTAGACAATTTTATGATGACGAAATAATAAAACATATTTTGACAAGATTTCAATATGAATGTAATGTTATAGTGGAATTGGTAAAGGATACTTTGTATACTCAACCCAAACCCGATTCGGAAGATAACTATTTATATGACAAAACACTTATTATTTTATTATATAGGTTCTATATTTCCAAAATGCTTATCATATTAACCGAGTTAGCCGATACAGAGGACGTATCCTCAACCAGTGTAGCAAGACCTTCCAATCCTATGTTGGTGCCTCTTGCTCAATTGGATCAGTTGGCTAGTGAAGCATCCTTGCTTGAAATCATTAAAGGTGATAATAAAGTGATCTCTGAAAAGATAGCAAAACTCATTAGTGTATGGGTGTCTATGATTTGTAAAGATAAACTGTCTATTAATATAAATTATTCTGAACTAAAAGACAAAGTTACTAGAGGCAAAGAAAAAGAAAAAGATATGATAGTGGAATTTCTAACAGAAATGTCGGATGAGGAAAGAGAAGTGGAAAATATGTTTAAAAATTTCCGTATAGGAAGATGGTCTGTTGGCATGCAGAAAGGGTTCAGACAATATGAAGGAGACACTTATGACAAAGAAAGAAGTGATATTGAAACACGTACTATATTAGAATCAAGACTGAAAAAAATAGACGGTGTAACGGAAGGATTAATGGACATGTTTGCATTGGAAGCTATGATAGAGGAATCCAATGCCGATGAGATGGATCAGGAAGACAATGAAATGCCTGACTGGGCAGCAGAAGATGATAACCTTGAAGATGATGCTTACGAAGATGAATATTAAATATATAATTTACATAAATAATATTTTTACATAATAAGAATGAATATTCAATTTGTTAGAACAAATGTAACTATATTTGCCATGGTTCTATTTATCCTATTGTATAGTCTCCTTATATTTAGTAATACCTCTTTAATCTTCAATAAAGACGGTACATTCCGATCATTTGGTATTGGATATAATACACGAAGTGTATTACCTGTATGGTTAATGGCGATCCTTATTGCTATCGTTTCATATTTTATAGTATTATATTATGTTTCATACCCTAAAATACATTTTTAAAAACTTATTCGGTGGTAGTATAGATTCGTTTATCTTCACTCGCCTGAGCTTGAGCATCTAACAATTCTTGTTCATATTCTGATTGACGTTTTTGCATTTCTTTTACACTGACATTACATTTTGAACTTACGATATAATTATAACTCACTGAGGTGATTAACACTCCTGCAAAAATATACCATAAATATTTTGCTACCGTTTCTTTCAATACGACAAACGAATACAAGTCCATTTTAAGTTCTTCGTTATTCACTACACCAGCTTTAAATGTTCCGCTCATATTTTTCCAGAAAAAGTCAAAATTATCTTTCGTAATTTCATTGACAAGAAGACTTTTATCAGAATATATATGAGCAAGTGCTTCTTGGATGGCTCCATCGGTGGGAGTATTGGCATTGTTTTTTGGATTTGCCAGTAATATATCCTCTAGAGTAGAATTTATGCCAGCAAGTAGCGCCATAGCATAGCCAAAGGTATTGGAAAATGGCTGTAGCCATCCAGGAAACAAAAATAATAATAATTGTATAGAACCAAATATGAGTCCCCATGGAATGATAGTGACCATAGCAGCAGTTCCCCATTGACTGCTACCACATTTACTGGCAGTAAGAGCAACATTCAATATAAATTCGGTTATAAACACAGAGAACAGGTATATTCCAAACCATAATCCTCCACTGGTGTTATTTTTTTTTTTGGAGGTATTATAATCTACAAAAGCATATATAGTAGTAATCAATACAAACCATGTTATGGAAGAGGTTGGATTTGGTGTCTTACTCATATATAATAAGCACAATTTTTTTTGAAATTATAGCAGTATTAATTAATGAATATTCCTAATCTCACTGAACCAGGAGTTAAATATTGGTTAAGTCAGAACCTTAAAGATTGTAAACGGTTCAGAGACAAGCATATAGGATATGTTTACAATCTTGTCATGTTTGGAGTACTCATACTGCTAGTAGCAGGATTTTTAACCTATAAATATAAAGGACATATTTCACCTGAAGAGTTAGAATATAAAGATACACAACAAAAGGAATACATTCTATCCAAATTACAACAACTTGCCTTGTACAAAAAACAATCCAATACAAATATGATTACGGATTTGCCTATGTGGGACAAAGAAGCGGCTTTGGACGTTTACAATAGAAAAATATAGTACTATTTTATAATAGATGGATCAGAACACAAAGGAGGCTATTGGAGAATACTATAAATTAAAACATATATATGATGAAAAACGCCATCGTGCGAAACGTAAGGTGTTACATGATAATACTTTAGACAATAAAACAAAACGTGTTGCTTTATCCAGTTTGAAATCTGTATGTGTAAATTGTGGTAAATCGGGTGGGACATTATTTACAGAAACAAAGGATACATTGCGTGCAGTGTGTAATGCTACACCCCAATGTGAGTTAAATATGAATATTTATAGAGGTTCATATAAACCTTTTTTCCCTTTGTACAATAAGCTAAATAATCAGTCTGAAACGATACGTACAAATATTGTTAAAACAAAATTAGACTTATTGTTTGGGTATAGTACAGAAGAATCTGCCCTATCACAATTTGAAGAATTTCGCACAGATTTCAATGCATTGGAGGAAGATATAAATGAGTTACACATGATGTTAGTAACTATCATACATAATAATCGTAATAAACCCGATATTATGGAAGCAACAAACAATATGACCATCATAAAAAATCGTATTGCATTATTGTTGAGGGAATACAAAGATAGTGTGGGGGGATCCCAGATCCTTTCCAATATTGTAAAAGAATATATAGATGAACTTCTTCCAGAAGCTAAACGATTAAGAGAGAAAAAATATGCCATAAATGAGATAGAACAAGACGATGTGTACTATTTTTTACGACAAGAACCGTACTTATACACAGAAACCGAAGTTCAAATGACTGACGAATGAAATTATGTCATGTTATATTATATATATGTTGAAATATATCAACATCCCAGTATTTCTAATGTCTCTGGGTATAGGGTTTATCTTTGTATATTTGTCAAAGGTAGAAACAGAAACCGTATTAGTGTATCCAACTCCTGAAAATGCTGGAACCATTGAATATAAAGATCGTGCTGGCAATTGTTTTGTGTTCCAGTCACATAAGAAAAACTGTCCTAAATCGGGTATTAAAAATATCCCGATACAAGAATAAATATTGTATTATAATATAACATACTAATGTTTCTCAATATTAGTAATATTATACATACTCAAAACGGTAAAACCTTCATATCTATTATATTAGGTTTAGGCCTCGCCAGTTTATTTAGAAAAACCTGCTCTGAAAAAAATTGTTTTACATTCAAAGCACCACCATCACACGAAGTGGAAGACACCTTTTACCGACATGGGAGCGATTGTTATACTTTCACTACACAAACATTGCCTTGTACAAATAAAAACCACATATCATTTGCGTAATTGTATTTATTATAAAAAGATTGTTATATAATAAATGGAAATACAAACCACCAATATTGATGCTCTACCGTTACATTCTAGTGGTACTGAAGAACATGTTCAACTTACTGCTTCAGAGAAAGAACCACAAAAACCACCCGACAACAACTTGAATGAAAACGAATTTATAACTGGTTTACAAAAAGCAGCGAACAATGGTATGACCGGGCTTCCGTCCAGAGATATACCTCATATGGAATCCTCTGTTCAACAAGACATTCAGGCGACTGCTAATTACATACCTGCATCTCAAGGAGATTACATTACAAAACATCAAACTACTGAAGAAATTATCAAACAAAACATGGATAACGATTTAGAAAAAAATAAAATAGATCATTTATTTAATGAATTCGCAATTCCCATTTTAATTGTAATATTATATTTTCTATATCAATTGCCTGCTGTAAGGCAGTTTTTGTTAACCAGTTTCCCATTTTGCTATAATCACATTGGAGAAGTCAATTTATCAGGAAGGCTTGTAAATGCTTTTATCTTTGGAGCTATCGCATATGCGATAACTAAATTGGTGCATAACATTACAGTGTAAAATAATATGTTATAATAGCATATTATTTGTGTAGTTCCATTACATGGTCGCTCCAACCCAGTATCTTATAGAATATATAAAATCCGTTTGCAAAAATAGTTTAAACAACCCTTCCAACAAGGATCCGTTGAATATGAATGTCATTATAAGCGGTGGTGCGTTTAATTGTGGTTATGGATATGGAGCGATTTTGTATCTCAAGGAACTACAAAGTCAACAAAAAATAAATATCCATAAAGTGAGTGGGTCTATATTGACATTGACTGCTTTGTGCGATGAAATGATCGACCTTGATCTTTTATATATTCAGTTACAGGAACATTTTAGAGAATATGGAAATTTGAACAAAATTAGAGATATAGTCAAGACCATCGTATACAAATGCGTGAAAGACGATGTTCATGCCAAAACATTCAGTGACAAATTATATATCACTACTACGGACATGAGCACTTGTAAACAAATGGTGATTTCTAGATACACTTCTAGGAAACAGTTAGCAGAATGTATTATGTCCTCTTGTTATATTCCATATTTAATGAATCAACCCAACGTGAAATACATAGACGGTATAGTACCTTATTTATTTAAAAATGGCACAACTCCATCCCTGTACATTAATCTTATTCAACTACAAAAAACTAAAAACATAATATTTACAACAAGCGAAGTAAACCCACATTATCGTGTAATTGAAGGAGTGGTAGAAACGGCTAAATTGTTTAATGAAGGTAAATCTAGCATGTGTAGCTGGATCAACGATTGGAATGTATTTGATTTTTGTATGTTGAGGTTGTTTCAATTAATATTCATGTTGACGACTATAACCATAGATACACTATATCATTTTGAATTACCTAATATAATTAAAAATAATATAATATTTAAATGTATATCAAATTGTATGATCCCATTCATACACGACTGTATGTTTAGATGTTTTATCGTAGCATTATGAAGGAGATAATTTTATTTTGGTTTCTCTGGAAATTCCATTCCTTCTTTCCATACTGTTGGAAAATCACGTAGTTGCTGTCTGTAGGTTAACCATGACTCACGGTTTGGAAAATCCGGCAAAGCAGTATAATCACATTCTTTTAATAGTTTATCACGTTCTTCCCTCATTTCGTCTAAAAGCAAGTCGTCATATTTTAAATCAAATTCTTCTTCCGTTGGTTTAGCTAAGGTCTCATCATACCACTCTAAACTATCGTAGGTGTCGCCACAATTCCATTTTTTATCTAAATAATACTTCATCAATATTTTCATAATAATGGAGTCCATATATACTATAATAAGAAAATATTCTCAACATAATAAATATCCACCAAATTGACAAAATGGGTCTACTGGCAGATCGATAATACCATCGAATCTTCTCATATACATCGTTTGTCCCACATTAAGTGTGTAATGAAAAGAACCCGTAAATGAAGTATTACCGCCTGAACCCGAGCCCGGTCCTTCTCTACTAATTCTTTGAACTAATGTTGAACCAGTATAAAAATCCGCTCTAAATTTATTATCTCCTGAGGTAAATATTTGTGCGTAAAAATAGTATGTTCCTGTAATAGGGGCGGTAAATGTATATGTGCTATTGCTGTATCCACCGCCAACATTTTCTAATGTTTTGTTGAATGGTAATGTTCCATTAGAGTTTATAGTTGTGCCGTGAGTTCTTGATGCTCTAAATCTAACTTGATTAGGGGCGATAATAACTCCTCCAATAGTCGTATCTCCATCGGTTGTTATAGTGTTACAAGTTAAATCCGTTGTTGAAAGTATGGTATCTTGCTTACTGTCTAATGTGGTTTTAACATCTTCACCACCTACAGTTAACCGTTCACTAATCATAACATTTCCATTTAGTTGAATAGGAATATCTATAATAGCATCTTGTCTGCTATCATTTATAATTTGTGTCGTACTAGGCATGTTAGAAAATCCTCCAGTATATGTACCAATAGACTGGTAATCAAATCTATATACAGTAGATATTTGTGTTATGGTGTTTGTTTTCGCCAAAGGTATGCTACATGACGGATCTATATTTGTATTATGTAGTTCTATAATTAACCCTAATGCTGTATCTTTTCCGGTTGTAATACCACTGATAGATGTCGTGGTATTGTATAATACAATAGATTGGACATCTTTTATTGTGGTCAAAGGAACATGTTTTATTACCAAAGCATTGGCTCCACTGCTGCTTTCAGATCCTGTATCGGTTAAGATGTTATTATATAGATTAGATACTGGTGATATAGACGAAATAGCAGTATCTTTATCGTTCCAATTCGCAAAATAACCTGATAAATCACTGCTGTGGTCTGCTAGTATATTGGCATCATTTACCCAGCACTGAAGTTCAACAAACTCAAACGTAGTATTTTGTAAGTCAGGGCGTCTTAATACAATTGTATTAAAACTTTGTCCTTTGTAGATGATCTTGTCGTCCACATTAATAAAAGTACTATTAATGTTAACACTGGTTATATTATTGCTAGTTACAGAATCACTGGTTATATTATTGCTAGTTACAGAATCACTGGTTATATTATTGCTAGTTACAGAATCACTGGTTATATTATTGCTAGTTACAGAATCACTGGTTATATTATTGCTAGTTACAGAATCACTGGTTATATTATTGCTAGTTACAGAATCACTGGTTATATTATTGCTAGTTACAGAATCACTGGT